AAACGCTGAGCACTGACGCATGGAAGACAGTCGGCAAGCCGGGCAAGGTCCAGTACGCCGCGCCCGGCGACGTCACTATCCCGCAGACGTCCAATGCGGTCGAGATCTATCGCGAGTTCGCGCACACTCGCAAGCTGACGCGCGATGGCTTCGTGCCCGCGATCGGCATGCACGTGCGCGACGCCGAGGGTCATCAGCTCGTCATCACCCGCATCGCCCAGACGCACAGCGGCAACCCGTCGACGGTGTGGACGGTCGACGTCGATAACATCTGGGCCGACCCTGTCGGTCGCCAGCCGTCTCGCCTCTGGGTCGATCACGCCGCCGAGCTGGCGACCGCCGACGGCCAGCCGCTCCCGAAAGTCTCCTCGTTCTACATGAGCGCGAACGACAAGGGTGTCTCTCTTCCGTCTGGCGCGATCGTCTACAGCTACGAGGAATACGACTACGTCGGCAATCGCAACATGATCATGAAGAAGTACTTCATGTCAATGCCAGACGGCACTGCTCGCGCGATTCACTCGAATGGCATAGGCGAGGCGATCGCACCGGACAAGATGAATCAGATCTTGACCTCGAAGAAGCCACAGAAGATCGCATACGCAGACGAGCTGTCAGACACGATGATCACGTTCGAGTCCGTGCTGAAGAATAGCTACGGCAGCCAAGTGATCTCGGGACTCTGGATTCACTCGACGGCAGATGGCGCGCTCGAGCAACTGAAGGCCGAGGTCCATCAGAAGAAGCTCGACGCCGGCATCGTCGAACCGGAGAAGTTCTCTGGCTCGATCGCGCACCTGATCCGCTTGCCGAAGCCGTCGACAGCGCCGAAAACCGGTGACGTCGTCGCGCCTACGAACCCGCCGCCACTCATCGTTGCTGAGCCAGACAGGCTCCGCGGCGCGCCCGCGATCGGTGGCTCGTACTCGATCGAGTCCGGCATCACTCAGCTACGAGTGAAGAAGGCTGCGGGCGGACCTGGCTCGCACACTCTGTACTCGATGGGTGACAGCGACTACATCGAGGATATGAGCATCAGGGTGCAGGCATCGGTCGATCAGGACGGCGTCGAGTACAACGAAGTGCGGTTCCGTTTGCTCGAGGACAAAGTCGATGACCTGGCTGATCGGCTGATTATCTCCGACAACGGGAAGGTCGGCGACTGGAAGCAAGCTGAGATGCACAGCCCCGACGATCTCGTCGCCGGCGACTCGGTCAGCATTCGCATCAGCTCGACCGGCACGCTGAAGCCAGATGACGGCTACTACCCCAACGCGACAGTCGTCGGAATACCTGTGAAAGTTGGCGTCACCGATAACGGCTTCGATGCATATGAGGTTCAGGTCGCGATGGCTAGTGGCACGGTCGGCAGGATGATCCTCGAGAAGCGGCCTGTAGCCTCCGTCCGGACGTTCGAGTGGGATCCACTGAAGCCGATACCGAGCAAGAACTTCCAGGGCTCTGTCAATCCGGACGCCATTAACATGGGCTGGTCGATGTGGCAGTCCAACGCGGTCGGTTACGAAGCGCTGTCTGGCAGCAATACCATGGTCGACAAGGCCGGTAACAAGCTGTTTGACCTGAACAAGCCGGCTATGACGACGGTCGCGTCGCAGAATGGCGCGATGCGTCTGCGATTCGACGCCGGTGATGGCGGCTCAATGCTCGTTCAAGTGACTCATACGGCCGCTGAGAAGCGAGTCGATACCATCAATCATAACGGCGACAACAGATCGCGTCGCGCGACCGTGAACGGTGAAGTAATCATCCGCGTCCGTGCCGATGACCCCGAGGGACTGAGCAAGATCAGCCAGATGATGTCGGCTGCCGGCGTCCCGCCCGAGGCGCAGGGCCAGCCGACTGGAATCCAGCTGCGGAAGATGGCACTGAACAAAGTAGCCAAGCAGCTAGCGCCGTCGTACCAGCACATGAGGCGGCCGGATGTCACCGGTGAGGATGACGCAAGTGCGACAGCAGTTCTCTCTATGATCCAGAAGCGCGCGCCGGCTCTCGGTCGACCGGCGACGATGGACGACATCTTGATCCGTACAGGACCTGATGGCCGTGTTCAGGTCGTCTTCAGCGACGAGGTCGCTGAAGCAATGACAAAGAACTTCCCCTTCGACTACGCCTATCACTCGTTCTCGTTCAGGCCCGGCGGCTCGTTCACCTCGAACATCCTCAACAGCCCCGTGGCGACCGGACTGATGTCGACAGACGAGCGCTGGAGTCAGGGAATCCTGATCTCGGGTGGCAGCTCGAAGGATGACGTCAGTAACGACGCCGGCAACCGCATCTTCTTCCGCGTGGCAAAGGGCAAGAAGGAGAACCTGGTCGGTGACAACCTGCTGTTCATCAGCGGCGTGTCGATAGCGAAGCTCGTTGACACGTACTTCAATCCGGGCGATCGCTACGGGAAGCGCAGCTACAGCAACGGCTCGCAGTACGGCAGTGACAGCTACTTGACTAACAACGAGATCATGATCAAGAAGAAGGTCGATCCCGAGATGTTCGGATTCGTCATCGTGGGAAGTGAGTCCGTTCGGCAGAAGCGCATCAGCGAGCTGAAGGCATCTGGCGTGACAGAGATCGGTGGGCGTGCGATCGAGGACGTCATTGTCGTCAGCGGCACGAAGACGTCAGCGGACCTCGGCAGCATCGGCCAGGTCTGGGGCACTGAGGTCCCGATCACAAGCATTCCTGGCGCGCCAGTCAGCGCGACGACACCGACACCGACGGGCATCCTTCCGACCGTGCCTGTCACGGTGACACCGCCAGTCGCGGGACCGATCGTATGAGGCGCGTCATCAGCAGGCCTGCCACAGTCGTGATGTCGTACGACGACGGCGAAGACTACATGATCTACCTCGAGGCACGGATCACCGACGAGCATCAGTTCCCGACGACTGTGGAGCTCGACGACGGCTACAGCAACCGCATGGTCGACATCGGTCAGATCGACTTAGACATTCCCGGCATGCTCACGGGAGTGACCGCTCCGAGTGGATACGGCATCACCATCCGTCCAGTTGAGGACGACGACTGCGTCGGAATGATGGGCATGCCCGACTTCCCCTGCCCGGCGGTTGTCGTCGGTGCAATAATCGCCGGAGAGAACATGGACACTCACATCGAGGCAATGGTCGAGAGCGATGGCTTCGTCAGCACGCTGATGCTGGTCACCGACGTCGGCCTCTGGCTGCGGTACTCAAGCGGCTGGATCAAGCTCAACGACGTCTCACTGATTGACGGCCTCGGCGCAGTCAACGTCGAGGGTGGATCGGTAGACCTGTACGACGCAGCAGATCGCGCCGGCAAGCAGCTGCCGATCAGCTCGCTGCCAGGCTCGGGCGAGAACGCGTCCGGGCCGTACTACACAGACATCTATGTCGCCGCCAACGCGAGCATGACGTTCACGGAGCCGGTCACGGCATCAATGGCGACAGTCAGTGTCAAGATCGACACGGTCCGCGACTTGCCTGGCGCAGTCGAAGCAGCCGCGAGTGATGAGTCGATCCGCTGGTATGTCGAGCGACGCGCTCGCGCGCTTGACCCGGAGTATCCGCTGCCGTGGCGCGACGGCGAAGCAGTGCTTCCGCTCACTGACCCATCGCGCGCTAGCGAGCTGAATGGTGAGTGAGCGCACGTACCCGGTCCCGGCGCGAATCAGCTCGCCGCTGCTTGGCACCGCGGCGACGATGAGCGACATCGACTTGCTCGTCGAGGCCGGATACGGGTCAGCAGCTGAGCGGCAGTGGGCGATCGGCGTGCGAAGCAAGTTTGTCTCATCGCGTCTCGATCTCGTGTGCGAGAATGATGTGCTTCCGATGGGACTAGTCGCGGATGCTGGTGACGTAGACATCGTCGTCGCTCTGACTGACGGTCCGCGAGTGTGGCGCGGTGAGTGGATGGACGCTATGCCTGTTCACTACGACGACGTCATTCAGTTGACTGGTGAGGAGATCGCTTTCTCAGTCGAGGCGTTGAGCGCTGGCGCTGGCCTGGCCCTGCATGCTGCTTGTCCTTTGGGCTTCCTCAGCCGCGCAGTAACAGCCGCGGCGGAGCCGAGCAACATGAAGATCATTGCGGTCGTCGACAGAGTCGACCGGGATGCTGTGCTTGAGCTGCTCGCGATTGCGCCCGGTCCAATCGTGTTCCGTCGCAACGACGGCAAGTGGGAGCGCGACAACGACTGGCTGCGTCAGCTGAAGGGTGTCAAGCCGCCGCCGATCGTCGCGCTTGACGATAACGCGGCCGCAGGTATCATCGCCCAGGTCGATGCGTCGACGAAGGGCAAGGAGTTCAAGCCGCAGCAGGCGAGTGGGTTCGACTCACGCTTACACGAGATTAGTCTCGAGTGGTGGCTGCGCTCAGCGGCGCCGGCACCTATCACAGCGGCTATGCCGGCTAAGCTTGCTAAATACTGGTTGTTCGGCGCGGGCGCATCGAAAATCCGGTGGGGAACACCTGGCGCTTGGCGAAGGTGTCATCGACAGTTGTCGAAATACTTTGACCCGTACCGAGCTAAAGGCGCGTGTACGAACTTGGCATCCCGTATCGGCGGCCATGGAATTGCAACTCATGTGGGTGGGTGAATCCGCTTCACGTGACGGGAAAGCCAAGTGTGAGGAATCATTTCACTGCAGACCTCACACTGCACTCGTTTTGCTTTTGCGTTAGGAGTAATACACTTGTGCCGAGAGAAGTTTGTGACGGTCATTGTGCGGTCACACAGTGCGCAGTATCTGAGCTTGTGAGGTCGTGCTTTCGCAGCGACTGACATTCGAGCACGTGTCTCTGCTGACATCTTGTGACCCTTCCGTGTGCCACCGGTCCACGGTACGCCGGCGCCTCGCCGAAGTCGCTGCCAATGCTTTGCATTCTCAGACCTTGGCGCGAGTCTGAGGTGGGACGGTCGGACGCAGAGGTTACGCTCATGCCATCGCTCGCATAGATGCATCCAGACGTTGTGATGATCATTCTGCCCCAGCACATCGTGGAACCATCGATCGACGTCTGCTCGGTACTGCAAAGAGACCCAGCACTCCGTCTCGAACCCGCGGTTCATCACGATGTACGGGAATGGCGGGGTAGGATCTGCGGTCATCGGGCCTCCTTAACAGGTTCGATCTCGGCCGGGTGTGATCGCACGCGCCCGGCCGAACCAGCTTACTTCAGAGCAACAGAGTAATATCCGATCTTGTGATCGACACCTTAGACGGCCTGTACACCGCAGACGCGATGTGGACGGGGATGGTGCGCGAAGACGTCACCGCTCTTCTCGCGTCGACGTTCCCTGTCAAGCCACCGCGAGGCTGGTTCGAGAACCCCCAGTTCACGGCGGTGACGCCGATGACCGTGCAGTCAGACGGTCGCGTGATGGGGCACGTCGCTGGTTGGCGCGACAGTCACATCGGAATGGCCGGCGGTGTCAAGGCGCCGCGCAGCAAGAGCAACTACGCGTTCTTCAGTACCGGCGCGATCGAGTGCGATGACGGCAGTTATGTCAACGTCGGCCAGGTGACGCTGGCCGGCGGGCACGCGCCGCTGGAAGCGTCCGTGGCCGAGGCGGTCGCTCACTACGACAACACGAAGTCTGCAGTCATGGACGTCACAGCCGGCGAGGATGACTACGGCATCTGGGTCGCCGGCGCGCTCCGGCCTGAGGTCAACGAGATGCAGCTCCGCTCGATCCGAGCGTCAAGCGTGTCCGGCGACTGGCGGCCGATCAACGGGAACCTCGAGCTGGTTGCCGTCTGCGCGGTCAACGTCCCCGGATTCCCCATCCCGCGGGCCCGAGTGGCGTCCGGGCAGGTCGTGGCCCTGGTCGCAGCTGGGACCGAGGAACTGGTCTCTCAGGCCATCATGGACCGCGTCGGAGCAGACGTCATGGGCATTGTCACGGGCTCTGTCGGTGCGGTCAGCGAGCGCCTGGCGCTGGTCGAGGACGCGCTGCTCAACCGCGTGCGCGAGCGGCGCGAGCAGATCGCTGATGCGGTCGCGGCGGTCGTGGCCTCCGGTTCATCGGCCGCGGCCGCCGCGGATCTTCGCGCTCGAGTGCACGCGGTCACTGCCGCGGCAGGTGACACGTCGTGGGTCGACGGCGCACCGATCGAGAACAGCACGGCAGAGTGCCTTCAGGCGAGTCTCCGCGCTCGAGTGGCCAGCGCTGAGATCGTCGGGACCGCGTCATCTCACTGGAAGTCCGAGAAGCGCAAGACAGCGGCAGCTAAGGGACAGGCGCTGCCGGATGGCTCGTTCCCGGTCGCTGACAAGACTGACTGGTACAAGGCTCGTCAGGCGCTCGGGCGTGCGAAGAATCGCGCTCGCGTCGTCAGGCACTTACGCTCTCGCGGTCGCACGCTGGGGATTCCGAAGAAGGAACTCGACTCTTTGCACGCGACGGCCTGACACTGGTGGAGCCGCCGCAGGTGCGGCGGTGAGATGACGGTGGTGACAGATGCTCAAAGGACGCTCTGTCATTGAGACAATGATCATCGCCTTCACGGCGATCGTCGTGTTCGTGATGTTCGCGACGGCGACGACGATCGCCATCGTGGAGATCCTCTCTCACGGTGACGCCAACACCGATAACGCCGTGGATGGCCTGATGTCACTCATCAGTGCCATCCTCGGTGCGTTGCTCGGGTTGATCGCCGGCAAGTCGGACACAATCAACAAGCCGCCGCCTAAGCCGCCCGAGGAGCCGCCGTCGTGAGCAAGTTTCTGCCGCTCTACATCCTGGCCGGTGTGTCAATCAGCACGGGCGCCTCAACTGCAGCGGTGTTAGCGGCCACTGACGGCGCCGGTGGTGTGACACCAGTAACCACAGTCGTCAATGTCCCTACTGGCACTGTCTCGTTCGAGGTCATCCCCGGCCCGGCCGGTCCGGAGGGACCACAGGGCGAGCAAGGTGAGCAGGGAGTTCGTGGTCCATCCGGAAGCGACGGTGAAGATGGCGAGTCGATCGTTGGCCCGCCCGGCTCGCCCGGCAATGATGGTGAAAGCATCATTGGCCCAGCGGGACCACCCGGAAGCGACGGCGAGGACGGCAGTGATGGGATCGCTGGCGAATCGATCACCGGACCTGCTGGTCCTGCCGGACCGCAGGGTGAGCCGGGCCAGGACGGCAGCGACGGCAACGACGGCCAGTCGATCCAAGGCGAGCAAGGCGAGCGCGGACCAGCCGGCCCGCGGGGCTCGCCCGGCGAGAACACGCCGGTTCCCGGTCCTCGAGGTGAGCCGGGCCCACCAGGAAGCATTGGTCCGGCCGGGCCGCCTGGAAGCTCGGTGACGGGACCGGCCGGACCGGCCGGGCCTGCCGGCCCGCCGGGGGCTGACTCACAGATTCCAGGCCCCGCCGGTCCGCCCGGAAGCTCGGTCGTCGGTCCGGCGGGTCCAGCCGGGCCGCAGGGTGAGATCGGTCCGCAGGGCGAGCAAGGACCGCAGGGCGAGCAGGGCCCAGCCGGCGACTCTAGCGGATGGTGCCCCGGCTCGATCACGCAGATCGTCGTCCATCAGCGTGTCCCATTCGACGGCGATGTCGCGATAGTCGCGTGTGTTGTTGGCTGACGTGGTATACTTCCTCCTCAGCGAGCGACTCCGGAGTTCCGTGAGTACCTCACCTCTGACTGAGACGAGCACTTCAGCCGACCAGGTGAGGAGATCACGTTGAACGGCAACGACCAGTTCGATGATCGACTCTCACGTCTCACTGAGCTCAATGACGACGAACTGTCCAACCTCGAAGAGGAAATGGTAGCGGCCTTCGATGCCGCTGACTCCGCCGGAGACGTCGACCAGATGCAGCAGCTTGCTGATGCTCTGGACGGTGTTCGCGCAGAGAAGGCGAATCGCGAGAGCGCGGCCGGAACCGCCGAAGAGGCGACAGCACCTGCAGAGGAGGCGCCGATGGCGCCAGCCGTTGCAGCGTCCGCAGAGAGCGAAGACGAGAGTGGAGAGAACGACAAGCCCAATGGCGAGAGCGAAGCCACTCCGGAAGAACCCAGTGGAGACGAAGCACCAGGAGACGCGGAAGCCGCTCCCGAGGATGCGCCCGTCGAGCCACCGGACCCCGAGGCAGACGCCGTCGCATCCGATGACACGACTAACGAGGAGGAGACCGTGAAGGTCACCAACGCGGACGTTCCCGCCGACAACCAGCCGGTGACGGCTTCCGCGGGTCCGGCCTACACCATCACTGCTGGCGGGGACATTCCCACTATCACGGCCGGCAGCCCACTCAACGACATGGACGAAGTCGTCGATGCCATGGTCAAGAAGGTCAACGCCATGCGCGGCGTTGGCGGCGACGGCGAGCAGGTCATTGTCGCCTCACTTCGTCGAGATCTCGAAGACGAGTTCGGCGATGATCGTGTCCTGCGTCGCGGCGACACCGAGGGCAACTCTGCCAAGATCCGGAAGTTCAACCAGGAGAACCACACCGTCGAGTCGCTGACCGCGGCCGGCTGGTGCGCTCCCAAGACGCCGATGTACGACATTCCCGGCGTCGGCTCGACGGCAACGCCCGTCGCTGACAGCCTGGCGTCGTTCGGCGTCGACCGTGGCGGGATCATCTGGACCGAGCCGCCCTCCCTGGGCACGTTCTCGACTCAGCTGGCGACACTCGGCGTCTGGAAGAACACGGCGACCCCGCCGACTCAGACGTGGCAGTACGTCCCGGGCACGACCGGCGCCGGCACGCCGGCCAACACCAAGCCGTGCATCGACGTCCCGTGCGGCACAGAGCGCAGTGCCGAGCTGATCGCCATCCCGCTCTGCCTTTGCTTCGAGGTCCTCATGAGCCGGGTCAACCCCGAGCTCGTGAAGGCGTCGACCGATCTGGTCCTCGTCGGTCAGGCTCGGTTCAAGGAGCAGTGGCTGCTGGCTCAGATGTTCGGAGCCTCCGGCGTGGTCAACACGCCGGCGACGATCGGCACGCCTGACACGCCGCTTGGTATCGCCCGCGACTTCCTCGTCGGCGTACGACTCGTGGCAAGCCAGTTCCGCTGGCGAAACCGTCTCGACGCGGGCCAGCAAGTCGTGCTCTACGCTCCGGCGTGGCTGCGCGACGCGATTGCCAGCGACCTGGCGATCCAGATGCCCGGCGACGACACCCTCGACACCGGCTACTCCGAGGTCGACGGCTACCTGACCAGCGTCAACGTCAGCCCGGTGTGGTTCATCGACGACGTCCCGACGGGAGTCGGCACCGGCGCGACTGCGGCAACGTCGAACTTCGACTCGTACCTCGGGTACGGGACACCGGCAGAGTGGCTGATGACTCTTCCCGGCGTCTTCACTCGCCTCGACGGCGGGACGCTGGATCTCGGCGTGGTCCGCACCAAGGACGATGTCCTGGCCAACAAGTACTGCGAGTTCGCGGAGACGTTTGAGTCGGTTGCCTACATGGGACCGACCGTTGCCGCCAACGCGTGGGCAATCCGTGGCACGACGCCAGTCGCTCTCCGCGGTGGGTTCGCTCCCGCCGTGGCCAGCCTGACGAGTGTCTTCGCTGAATAAGCCGTCTGCGGGTGCACGGTGACGTGCACCCGCCTGATCCCTTGAAAGGAGGGACGTCATGACTGCAAGAGACAATGCAGCATCCGTACAGGGTGACGCGATTCGCATCACGCCACTCAACATCGACGGCACGATCAACGCGTCGAAGCCGATCCTGACGACGGACGGCTTCATCTCGGCGAGCTTCGGCACGGAGTTTGAAGATGGGGACGAAATTTCGGAGAAGGCAGCCAACGGCAAGGTCTGCATTCAATACAAAGCTGACGACTCGATGACGGGTATTACGTTCAATCTGTCACTGTGCTCGCCTGATCCCGAGGCCGCGGCTGTTCTCGCCGGCGGTGACGTGATCATGAGCTCGGCGTCTGGTCCCGTCGTTGGTTACTCGTCTCCGGGCGTCGGTGATCTCGTCGGTAACCCGGTGGCAATCGAGATCTGGTCGAAGGCGATCATCAACGGCAAGCCTGCTAGTGGTGACCCGTACTGGGCATGGGTATTCCCGTACGTCCGCGTCCGCTACGACGGTGATCGTGAGTTCACCAATGGCGCGCTCGCGAACGAGTTCTCGGGAACCGGAGTCGGCAACGACGCTCTCGTCGCGGCCGGCCTCAACCCGGTCCGCCCCACGGATACCTTCGTCGTCTACCGCGGTGCTCTCACCAACCCGTTCAGCTACGTCCGCGCGGCGTCACTGCCGACCTTGGGCTGGAGCACGGTGGCATGGAGCGGTGGTGGCATCGGCCCGAGCGGCACGACCATCGCGGCGACTCTGGCGACCGGCGCTACCGCCGGCACCCCTGGCTCCTTCACGGGAGGCGCCGTCCCGGCCAACCTCGCCGCCCTGACCGGTGCCGCGCCGGCCATCGTCGCCTCGCCGACCTCGGCGTGGACCGGAACACAGTACGTCGTGCTAGGTGACGGCAGCCACGCCTTCTGGAACGCGACAGCCTGGACGGCAGGGCACTGATGCCAGACGAGTTCCGGAGCAAGGAGAACTTCCAGTCCGGCGACGAGTGGCTGACTGGTGGCGGGGGCACGGGAGCGCAGGCTCCTCCCGCCATCACAACGCTCACTCCGAGCACGGTCGGGAACACGCCGACGACTGTCGCGGTCGCTGGCACGTTCCTCAGTGACGTCACCACGGTCAACCACAAGCTCGGTGCTTCCGGTGCGAGCGGTACCTTGCCGCCGAACATCAACAGCCCGACGTCGCTGACGTTCCTCGCGGACTTCGCGACCGACGGCGTCTACACGATCACGGTGACCAGCCCGGACGGGACATCGTCCGGGCTACCGCTCACGGTGTCCTAGCCAGCGCAGTCTTCCTCCCCCCTCGAAGGCTGCCTGGAGACGGAGCCGCGGCTTGACGGCCGCGGCTTCGTCGCGTTACACTGGCGTGCATGACACAGACGAGACAGTGGTCTGTCTACAGCTTGATCGATCCGCGAGACGACGTCGTACGATACGTAGGACTCACGACGAATCCAACGAAACGTCTAAGACAACATCTCTACGCCGCGACGCACGGAGCGCCAACTCACTTGTACAAGTGGATTCGCACACTCATTGCGGCTGGTCTCAAGCCGACGATGAGAATACTTGAGGCAGATGAGTGGACGCGTAGTCAGGCTGATCTTCGCGAGCGCTACTGGATCTCAGAGTTTCGACGCGCTGATCTGTCACTAACGAATTACACGCGTGGCGGCGAGGGCGGCTGGGGTAGTACTGCAGTGTTCGGCACACGGGAGTATCGTGATCGAGTCTCGGCTGGCGTCAAGGCACGGTTTGCGAAGTACCCAAAGACACCATCGGAGCGAGGCATGGATGAGGCATGGCGCGACGCAGTTCGACAAGGCAATCGTCGCGCGTGGGACAACCCAGTCAAGCGTGATCAGATGCTAGAGCGGTTTCGCGCATCGTACTCGGCAACTATTGCGGCAATGACTGAAGAGGAGCGGCAGGCGCGACATGAGCGTCACGTCATGGCCGGCAAGTCCATCACCCCCGAAGGACGTGAGCGCTGGAAGCGTCAGATGTTCACGAAGACATCTTGTCCTGACTGCGGCAGAGAGTTCAACCGTGTCTGGATGAAGCGACATAAGACGATTGGGCAGTGCACATGACTCTGCCACCTGACGACCCGGCGCATCAAGACTTCGAGGTTCAGTGGTGGGGCGACTGCGCAAACACGTTCTCCGAGGAGACGAAGCAGATCACCTACGCCTACCGGATGGGGCTGGTCCAGACGACGCTGGGTGAGAAGTGGCCGGTGTACGACGTCGGCCACAGAGTCATCGTCGACGTCGGCGGCGGCCCGTCGAGCATTCTCCTGAAGTGTCTCAACGTCGGCGCCGGCAGCATGGTCATCGATCCGGGCGCCTACCCGGAATGGACGCGAGCGCGATACGAGCACTGCGACATCACGGTGTTGCGCGCGCACGCAGAACGCGCGCTGGCGGCGATCAACGAAGAGTCGTTCGACGAGGCATGGTGCTACAACGTCCTTCAGCACGTCATCGACCCATACGAGATCCTGCGCGAGGCGCGTCGCGTGGCCGGCCGCATCCGCATCTTCGAGTGGGTCAACACGGAGCCGTCACTCGGGCACCCGCACAAGCTCCTGCCCGAGGCACTAGACGAGATACTGGCCGGAACCGGCCGTGTCGACGACATTCATGAGAACGGGTGTCACGGCCAGGCGTACTACGGCACGTTCCTGACGAGGCCTTTCGGGCCTGATAAGGTAGCTGGCTCGGTACAGACCACAGACAGGAGACAGTGACATGACGACGGATGTCGTCCTGAGCGACAGCATCATCGACTCGGCGCGTGAGCTACGCCGTATTCGTGACCAGCTCGGGAAGCTGAAGAGAAGTGAGACGCAGCTGCGTGACTCGATCATGAGCGCGCTCGACGGCGCGCCGCGCGGGCTGACTGCGAGCGGAATGCCGGTCGCACACGTCGAGACACAGCACCGCCGGGGTGTCTCGAGAGACAAGCTCGAGGCAATGTATCCGGAAGTGTTCGAGGCAGTGATGGAGGAGACAGAGGTGAAGGTCCTCAAGATCGACCTGATGAGCGAGGTGACGCTGTGACGAAGTTCGCGCGTGCTCCTCGTCTGACGACGATGGGTGAGAAGGTGATCAAGGACTATCACCCGGAACTGGACGGCATCCGCGTCGACTTCGTGCTCCGTGACACGACGATCATGGCCGGCAAGAAAGAGATCTGGGGGCGTGCCAAGAAGGTGACCGGTCTCACGGCGTTCTTGGCCGACAGTGACGAGACGGGCGACGAGTTCTTTCTCATTGAGATCTCGCAGGGCATCTGGGACAAGCTGAATGAAGCCGAGCGCACGGCACTGATCGACCACGAGCTGTGCCACTGCGTCGCCGAGCGAGCGGGTGAAGACCCGACCAGCCCCGCGACACTCAAGCTCCGAACGCATGATTTCGAAGAGTTCCACGAGATCATCAAGCGCCACGGCCTGTGGCGCCCCGACATGGAAGCGGCGGCCGCGACATTCGATGAGGTCCTTGAGACGTGAACCTCGAGGAGGCGATTCGTATCTCTACGAGCGCACTCCAGATCGAGAGCATGATGCAGAAGCTCGGCAAAGAGCTGGATGCAGTCGACGGCGTCACGGTGAATCATCACCGCATGCTCGACAACGCGCGTCAGGCGATGAGAATGCTGGCTGAGTCACTGAGGCCGCTGGTCAACGAAGAGTAAGCTGACGGCGTGGCTGTTGATGTAACATTCGTGGTCAATCCTGCGGGGTACCAATCAGCCTTCAAGAGCTGGAACGGCTCGCCGGTCGGCAGGTACATGAGGGAGAAGACCGCGCTGGTCAAGGCGGCGGCGATCCTCGAGGCGCCGGGACCGGGACACGCGCCCGTGAACACGACCGGAATCATCTACGGCACTGGCGCACTGAAAGCATCGATCATCTCAACAGAGAGTCATCACATGCCCGGGCGAGACCTCGAGGGTCACGTCATCGCTCTCGCGAAGCACGCGCTGTGGGTGCACAACGGGACACGCGGTCCGTACGTCATCAAGCCCAAAAGTCCAACTGGTCATCTCCGCTTCTTCGACCTCAAGCGCGGGCACATGGTCATCACCAAGCGAGTGATCCACCCCGGTGTTCGGATCAAACAACCGTTCTTGCTGAAGGCGCTCAAGCGAGCCATCTGACGATTCGAGCTCCAAGGTAGTATCGCTGCGTGGCAGCTCCACTGACGCCGTGGGTCTCTATCTATGATGTGCTCGGGCGATACGCACCCGAGCTGATTGATCCTGATACTGGCGAGATCATCGGTGATCCGATCGTTGTCGCCCAGTGGCAGAGCGCGATCGACTACGCGACATGGACGCTGTCAACGCTCTCACGCGGGGCAGTTCATCCTGAAGAGTGCTGGATCGATGAGTACTTGACCACGGCCAGCTGCAAGATCCAGCTGCGTCATCAGCCGCTTCTTACGGTCATCCGCGTTGACGCGGTCACGGTGTGCGGCAGCTCGATCAACGCGCCGAGCGAGATCGAGTACTGTCTGATCGACCCGCGCACGATCGACGTCTGTTGCTCTACCGGTGGAGTGACATCATCGCAGTGCGGCTGCTTCCAGACCGCTATCCGCGTCTACTACCGAACAGACTCGACGCTGCCACCGAGCACGGAATACCTCATCGCATGGCTCGCGAATCAGCTCATGCTCCAGCAAAGTGGCAGAGCGTGCGAGCTTCCTCAGCGCGTCACGTCGGTCTCGCGCCAGGGCGTCAGCTGGTCGTTCGTCGACCCGATGGACTTCCTTGACAAGGGTCTGACCGGCATCGGTCAGGTAGACACGTGGGTCTCACTCGTTAGATTGAACTATCCGTCGTCGCGCCTGATCGATCCACTTCGCTCGCAGTTGCGCACCACGCGACGTGTCAACTGCGACGGCGCTGAGTTCCAGTCTGTCGAGTATTCTCCCAGCTTCAACGTCACGACAGACATGGTGGGATGATGACGATCAGCGACAAGTGGCTCAAGTCCGGCTACCCAGCGACACTCGACGCCGGCGTCGAGTCAAGTATCGCGCCGTTCCAGGACAACACCGAGGAAGAGATCACGGCGCGAATCCTTCGTAACTTCGCGTACGAGATCGATCAGATCCTGACCGAGTGGATTGGCGAGGGGCATGGACCACCGGGAGCGACCGGAGCGACCGGGCCGCCCGGCGCCGGTTTCAACTACGTGGGCGTCACCGGAGACGACCCACACGTCGGCGTTAACTCACTAACTGTGGGTGAGATTCCGGCGGGCGGCTGGTCCACCGGCGATCTCGTCTTGGCGTTCTACTCGTACGAGGGCGGCGGCGGCGGCAGTGTGCCGACGATCGTGCCGCAGCTCTGGGTCTACAATGAAGAGCCGACGACAATCTGGACGTGGATTGGCGAGATAGCCAGTCCTATTCCCGGACCGATCGGTCAGACCGGCGCAACCGGACCAACTGGTGAGCGAGGCTCATCCGGGACGACAGGAGAGACAGGTCCGCGTGGCATTCAGGGCTACGTTGGCATGCCTGGTTCGACCGGACCGATCGGGCCGCCGGGGCCTAGCGGGCGGCCCGGACCGTCAGGCTCACCGGGACCCTCCGGTTCATCTGGAGCAGCCGGGCCCGCGGGTGGTCCAACAGGTCCATCGGGCGTGTCTGGCGCCGTCGGTCCTTCAGGTCCTCCCGGTGCGACAGGGCCGGCCGGGCCGTCTGGAGCATCTGGCCCTCCCGGCACCGGCGGCGGAGGTAGCGGTGATGGAGCGACTGGAGCGACTGGAGCGACAGGAGCGACAGGCGTCAAGGGAACAACGGGAGCTACCGGACCAACCGGGCCAACCGGTGCAGGGACGACCGGCGCGACCGGGCCAGTAGGCGCAGGAACAACTGGAGCGACCGGGCCAGCTGGCTCTGTCGGTGCGACAGGCTCGACCGGACCTGCTGGCACCGTCGGTGCGACAGGCGCGACTGGACCAGCCGGTGTCACGGGACCAACCGGCACCGGCGGACTGACAGGCGCAACGGGACCGACCGGCGCGACAGGAGCAGCCGGCTCTGGTGTCGCTATCAAGGGCACGCTGTCCGGCACCGGTACAGCGCTGCCGTCGTCACCGGTCGTCGGTGACATGTGGATTCTTGGCTCGCCGGTGCCGACTGCCGCGCCTGATCCACCTGCCGGGTCAAAGGCGCCTGGCGACGGTATCGTCTGGTCCGGCTCAGTATGGAACAACGTTGGCCCAATTCGTGGGCCGCAGGGTGACATCGGTCCTACCGGGCCCGCGGGAGTAACGGGAGTAACAGGAACAAGCGGCGCGACAGGAGTAACCGGACCCACCGGATTGACGGGTGTCACCGGACCGACTGGTGTCACCGGCACAGTCGGAACGACGGGAGCGACTGGACCCACCGGACCTGTGGGTACTACTGGTCCTACAGGCGTGACAGGAGCAGCCGGGGTAACTGGGGTCACCGGGGCAACAGGCGTCGGCGCTACCGGTGTCACAGGACCGACTGGTGTGACAGGAGCAACCGGTGCCGGCGTGACTGGCGCGACAGGGCCAACCGGTGTGACGGGAGCGACGGGTGCCGGAGTTACCGGGGCGACAGGACCGACTGGTCCTACCGGGCCGACCGGCGTGACAGGAACTGCGGGTGTCACGGGAGCCACCGGCGCAACCGCGACGGGTGCCGTCCTGACTACGCGCACGATTTCCACGACCGCGCCACTGACCGGCGGTGGTGACCTGTCTGCGGACCGTACTTTCGCGATCACCGACTTCACCGTGTCGACAAAGGGTACGGTCCCGACTCCTGGCGGCACGAGCAGTGGCCGGTTCCTGATGGACGACGGCACCTGGACCGTTCCACCGTCGACGTCCAGCTCGGCGTCCGGGGTGTTCCCGTTCATGTACTCGACGTCGACGACGGAGCCGCCGACCGGTTCCCAGATCCGCGGCAACAACGCCACGTTCACGTCGTCCACGAAGTTGTGGATCATGGAGACGACCACCGACGGCCTCGACGTCACCGTCGGTCTCGGCCGGATCAAGGCCGGGTTCCAGGTGTACGTGCAGGACTACTCGTCGTCGGCCCGCTACGCCCTGTTCAACGTCACCGCCGACGCCACCGACAAAGGCGTCTACTGGGAGGTGACCGTCGCGCTGGCGTCGTCGGCTGGCACCGTCCCGGCCGGCAAGATCGCCTTGCAGACGTTGTCGTCGGCGCAGGCATCGAAGGTGTTCTCGACGACGGCGACGATCCCAGGGATCGTCCCCGGCTCGAACGGTGCCACCACCTCGTTCCTGCGTGGCGACGCCACCTGGGCGACCCCGTCGACCACGCCGGCCGCGTCGACGATCACGCCGGCGATGATGGCCAACGGCGACTTCGGTGACTTCACCGTCGCCTCCAACGTCGCCACCATCGACGCCGCCGCCGTCACGTTGGCGAAGATGGCGAACCTCGCCCAAGACCAAGTGATCGGCCGCACTACCGCCTCGACCGGTGTACCGGAGACGTTCACCGTCACCGCCGCGGCACGCACCGTCCTCGACGACACCACTACCGCGGCGATGCTGACGACGTTGGGCGCCCAACCCGTCGACTCGGACCTGACGACGATCGCCGGCCTGACCGCCACGACCGACAACATCATCCAGTCGGTCGGCTCGGCGTGGGCGTCACGCACGCCGGCGCAGGCTCGCACCGCCCTCGCTGTACCCCAGGCTCTCAACGGACTGGTCGCCGTGTGGAAGGGCACCGCCGCTGAGTATGCCGCTATCGGCACTAAAGACGCCAACACCCTCTATGCCGTCACCGCCTAGGAGATGACAGAACCAATGCGTCACGGGGGAACAAGCTACAAGTTCGCTCACCATCGCACCGTCGATGGCGAGCGCTGTCTCATCTGGGGCAATGGGATCGGCGAGGTGCTCATCCCTGTCGCCTCTCCCGAATATAGCGAAGCTCTTCACGATCGGTCCTGGGACCACAACGCTCTCGTCAACAGTGGCGAGGATGACATCCTCAACGTGTACTTCCGCAACACGACCAGGCTGACGACGTTCTACGGGCGCCTCTACGGCGGCGGTTCTCCCGATGACACGGCCACCTTGACCACGGTGGGTACCGAGGTGACCACGCCAACTACGCAGGGCTATACCCCTGTGTCGTGGGCGACCGCTGACTTCGGTGCTCCTGCGAACATCACCACGTCGCAGACAACGACCTCATCGGTGAAGACGTTCGGGCCTGCTACGGCTACGTGGGCGGTGGCTAACCGTCTTGCGCTGTGTTCAGTGAACTCAGGCACCACGGGCACTCCTGGTCTGATCGCTTGGGTAGCTCTGTCGACTGCTCGCACGCTCGTCAACACCGACACGCTCGATGTGTCCATCGCCGTGGGGCTGGACTGAGTACCCTCTACGCCGTAACCGCCCTAGGAGAACAACATGGCCCTCATTGATGATTACGCCGCCATCTGGCAGAACGACACCGAGTTCAGGCAGCGGCTCACCGTCCAGTTCGCACAGACGATGACGTCGATCCTGGCCGGCACCCCATCCGTCGAACACGTCAATCTCGGCCGGCTGTACGCCCAGTCACCGGACACGGCAATCAACCAGGCGTTGCCGTTCTGCGGGGCGTTCATCCTCAACCGTGGCGACTCGGACCCGTCCGACGACACCCAGATGGTGGCCGCCGTCGAACAGTCGATCGGCATGCTCGTCACCCTCGGCGTCGGCATCCCGGCATGAGTTCCCTGAACCTCGTCTCGGTGACGGCGACGTCGTCGGGGTTGACGACGGCCACGACCGCCTACACGGCAGACGACACGCTCGGCGCCCTCATGTCGTGGAACGTGACGGCGGCGAAAGGGTTGATCCTCGGCGCCGTCATCACCGACGTGTCCGACATCATCGGTGCCGTCGACGTGTTCCTGTTCGACAGGTCCGTCACGTTCGGCACCGACAACGCCGCCCCGTCGATCTCCGACGCCGACATCCTGTTCGACATCGGCGTCATCAACTTCCCGTACCCGTACGACCTGGGCGGCGCCCGAGCCGCGTCGGTCGACTCGATCGCCCTGCCGTACACCGCCAACGCCTCGACCACCATCTACGGCGGGCTGGTCACCCGGTCGGGGCACACTTTCTTCGGTGCCGCCTCGGCGCTGCAAGTGAGGCTGCTCGTCTCGACGGACTCGTAACGATGGCACGGGCGTTCAGTTCCTCGTACATCCAGTACGCCGCCGGGCCGTTGGAGACGCAGGCGACGACGACGATCACACTTGCCGCCGCCTTCGTGCCGCCCGCTATCAACGGGGCATGGCAGGCGATGCTCGGGGTCAACACCTCGGGGGCCGCCGACGGAATCGAACTGAGCCTCGACAACTTCGGCTGCCAACCGTTCATCTACGACAGTAGTGGCCAGATTTTTTCCGGGTTCCAAGCGTTCGTCGCCGACGGCTGGACTGTGTTGGCGGCGACGTTGACGGCATCGCAGACAACGTTTCATTACTACGTGTTCGGCACCAACACCTGGACGCACACCACCGCGGCCGGCAGCGCGAACCCTGACCCGGCCGGTACGGGCGGCGCGTACATTGTCGGAAGGTCACGCGGCACCGACGCTATGGCCGCGTCGACGTGGGCGGCGGGGGCGATCTGGTTCCGTGAACTGAAACAGGGTGAGATCGAACGGCTGCCTCGCGGCAACTGGTGGACGACGACCCCCGCCTTCCACGTCGAGTTCCCGTCCGGAGTCGACAATCCGGCGCTGACGAAGGACGTCAGCCGCTACCACCTGACTCAGTCGACGGTGTCCGGCACCACCCGCGCCGCCCTCGCCGACCCGCCCGGCTTCCGTTTCTCACCGCTCAATCGGAGGCGCTGATGGCTCACGGGCCGGCCGGGCACCTCCTGCTGCCGATCCGCGGCCGGTCCGGACCGGCCGCCCCGACCGTCGTGCAGGAGGGGTTCCGTTGGCGTAACGACGACGGGTCAGAGACGACAGCAACCTGGGCGGCGGCACAGGACACGAACGCGTCGTTGGCGTTGGCGACGAACACCCGGCTGCGTGTCGTGCTCGACGCAACCGGCGATCCGGCCCCGACCGCCTACACCCTGTACTACAAGAAGTCGACGGACTCGACGTGGCTGCCGGTCGCGGTCGGATCAGGTGGCGGCGACCCCGTGTACGTCGCCACGTCATCGAACATCACTGCTTCGGGTGAGGCGACGACCGCTCAACTGACTGCACCGTCCGGTAAGACGACGGCCGATTTCTCGGTGGGCCGGATGTGGGACGACGAGAACGGCACCGACCTGATCGACCTCTAGGAGCACCGATGGCAACAACGAAACACAAGGCCTACTCAGCGGCGATCGCGAACGTCCACACGACGTCGCTCAACTCGTTGGCGAACAACGCCAACAGTGCGGCGTCGTCGGCGATCGACAACGGGACGCTCCTCGACCTGTACGACGACCTCACCTTGACCGTCGCCACGCAGGGTTCGGCCCGTTCGGCCGGGGCCGTCGTCACCGTCTATCTGATCCCGGCGTTGGACGGCACCAACTACGACGCCGTCAGCGAAGCCACCGCAGAGGTGGCCGCCGTGTTCTCGCTGGATGCGGCGACGACGGCCCGCCAGTCGACGCGGCGTGACATCCCGATCCCGCCCGGCCTGTTCGAGTACTTCGTCCGCAACTCGACCGGGCAGGCATTCGCCTCGTCCGGCAACATCCTCGAACGTCGCCCGCATTCGTTGGAGACTGCCTGATGTCGGCCCCGGCGATCGCCGTACGTCCAAGGTGGCGGCCCGCTGCTTCGGCCTCCGTCGACTGGTCACATCCGTTGTCGAACATGTTGATGTCGGCGATCGTCGTGGAGGCGGGCAGCTTCGTGGATCTGGCCGGCGGTGTGCAGCTTCCCGTCAACGTGGCGCCGCCCCACACCGTGAACGGCTGGGGTCGGGGGATGGGGAACACCGCTGCCGGTGAGGGCGCCTTCCTGACGATCGGCACCTCGCACCGGTTATGTCTTCAGCCGCCGTTGTCGCTGATGTGGGTCGGCAGCCGGGACGGCACCCCCGACGACTTCGCCGACCTGTTCGGGGTGATCCTCGACGCCAACCCGTACTTCTGTTACGGACTCGGCTTCGAGACTTCACCGTCGACCAGGATGAAGTTCGCCTACAACGACTCCGGGTCCAGCTACTACAACGCCCAAACGACGGCCGCGTTGCCAGCCGGACCGCAGGTGGCGGTCGGTGTCCTACCTCGGGGTAACGGGTCCGCCCTGTACGCCAACGGCACCGTGGCGACTGGCAATACGTGCAATGTGATCGGGTATACGTCGACGGCAATATTCATCATTGCAGGAAGCAACCTGCTCGGCCGTGCCACCCGAGCCACAACGAATTTCGGGGCCGTCTGGAACCGTGAACTATCGGCTGGCGAGATCGTCCAGCTGTCCGCCGACCCGTTTACTTTTCTGAGGAGGTGACCCGATGATCGCTGCGGGCCGCGTCGCACTCCTCGCAACGCCTGCATCGGCGTCGACCAGCAAGTACACCGAACTCGAATGGTCACTGAAGACTCAATCGCCGGCCGTCAACACTGACGTCTACGAGTTCCGGGTCTTCGCCGGGTCGACACCGCTCAACTCGTACGCCGTAACCCCGCAGCTCACCATCAGCGTTGCTGTCAGCACCTACGACGAGACCGGTCGCAGTGTCACCATCGCCGCCACGGTCAACAGCACCAGCGTGCAGTACATCGGGATCCTCACCCAAGAGGGATTCCGCTGGCGCAACGACGACGGCAGTGAGACAACGGCGACGGGACTGGCGGCTCAGGACACCAATGCATCGCTCGTTCTCGCCACAGCGGCTCGCCTTCGAGTGCTGGTCGACACCGCCGGCAGCCAGGCTCCAACGAAGTACAAGCTCTACTACAAGAAGACGACCGACTCAGTGTGGGCGCCCGTCCCGGTGGGATCTGGTGGTGGTTCTCCGGTCTATGTCGCTACATCGTCCAATATCACCGCCTCCGGTCAGGACACGACGGCGCTCCTCGCAGCGCCTTCGGGCAAGACCACCGCTGACTTCCTGACCGGCCGCATGTGGGACGACGAGAACGGCGTTGATGCCGTTGACTTAACTGGTGTTCCCTCGTTCGCCCCGTTCGTGCTCGCCGACATCACCGGCCCCGGCATGGGCACTCCGTCCGTCACTGCCGGCGTGCTGTCGACATCGAACGGCGGCTACGGGCGCCTGATCTTCCTACCGGCTACACGCACTGCCCATAACTGCCTCTTCGAGGTCGAAGTAGATCGCTCCGAAATCGATGGTGAGTCCTGGTGGGCACTGCTGGTCAACACCGACTCCAGTGCTAACGGCGGAATCAAGACGATGATTCATTGGGGGAGCCACAACACCTCCGACGCTTCGGGAGTGTCTGCTGGTCTGTCCAGTGACTGGATGTACGCAAGCGGCACGATGGCTCGGATCGCTTCTGACCCGTCTGGATGGACGAACTCGGGGGTTCACACGGTCGGCCTTCGTGTCGTCGGTTCACAGGTCACCGTTGTCCTGGATGGCATAGATGTGTTCCAAGTAACTGACTCGGCCTTTGCCACGATGACAGCCGGAGGTTACGTCGGCGTCGGCGGTGACACAGGTGGTGCCACGCGCTCCTGGAACACCTGGCGTCTGACGGAGTTGTAGCGATGGCCAAGTACACCGAGTTCGAGTGGAACCTGAAGCTCCAGTCCCCGGCGACTGGCAGTGAGGTCTACGAGTTCCGCGTCTATGCCGAGGACGACCCGTTCGGCACCTACGCCGTCACCCCGCAGCTGACGGTCAGTGGTGGCGGAACAACCGGCTCATTCGTCGGCGTCAACGCCGTCACTGCCGCTTACATTGGCACTACCGCTGTCACTAAACTGTACGTTGGAACCACTCAGGTGTGGCCGCCCGTCTAGGAAGTGAAGTATGAGCAGCACCCAAGATTTCCCGCCAGCAATCGGCCAGAGCCCGTGGGGTGAGGACCTCAACACGTATCTGGCGTGGCTCGACACCCGGCTCGCCCGCATCGAGGACGGCACGATCGGCCCGCAACTGCCGTTCGCGCTGTCACCGTTCGGCGCCGTGCACGCTCTCGTCTCTGATCTCGTGACGTTGGCAACCACCCCGCCGCTCGGCACGCTCGGCGTCAACAACTCCGTGCACGTCATGACGTCGGACACGCCGACGCTGACGGTGCCGCCGCCCACTGTCTGGACGCTCGCCCCGGCCAACGCCGCCCACGTCATGACGTCGAACACCCCGGCGCTGCTACCGGACGGGCCGGTCGAGTTGACGATGGAGGCGGGGGCGACGACCTTCCAGCCGTGGGTCCAGCTGCAGGTCGGGTCGACGGCGACGATCACGTGGAAGGACACGGCCGGGGCGACGATCGGCACCGGTTCGCAGCCGACGATCACGGTGCCCACCGACCGCATCGTCCGCATGTACGTCACCCAGAGCGGGCTGCCGGCGATGAACCAGGTCGACTACTTCAACATCGGTTTCGACGACAACCAGGACCAGGGCCGCGAAAGCATCGGTCACGCCTACGACTGGCCCGGTCAACGCGTCGTTCAGATGGCCGGCACCCAGCTGCTGACCGGGATGCGCTATTTCATGGCGGCCAACACGCCGCTGTCGACAGCGTTCAACTTCACCGGCATGTCGAACCTGCAGTTCATCGAATGTTTCGGGGCGAAGATCACGACCGCCGTGCTGACCGGCTGCACATCACTGATCAGGTTCTGTGTCGAGGGATGCAATATCAGCTACATGGACTTCTCCCCGGTCAAGAACTGCCTAAGGGATCTGCGCTGCGCCGCCAACCACGGCGGGCCAGTGACACTCTTCACAGACGGTCCCATGACGCAGCTATTTCACTACTGCGTCCAGGGTCAGACCGTGGCTGTACACCTACCGGGCGCCATGTTGCCAGCGATCTCCGAATTCTGGGTGTACGGCACCGACATCACGGCGATAGACCCGATCATCTCGCCCGCCGCCGCAAGCATTCTGATGCAGCACAACCCGCTGAACCAGGCCACGGTGGACGGCATGCTGATCCAGGCGAACGCGATGGGCCTCAGCGGTAGCGGTATCAACTACAACCTGACTGACGGGCACCCGCCGACGTCGGCGGGGCAGGCGGCGCGGGTCGCCCTGGAGAACAGGGGATGCCGTATCGAGTGTCCGAATGCCGGTACCGACAGCGGCTTGAACGGCACACTCGGCACCTATACCGCGCCGACGCATCAGCCGTGGGTTCTCGCCAACACGCACACCACGGCGGGCGCCTTCGGTACCGTCAACATGATTACGAGCGTCACCTCAGGTGTGCTGGCGGCGGCGTGGGACGCATGGCAGATGTGCCTGTTCAACCCGACCGGCCACTCCACTTGGGAGGACTGCTACTTCGAGGTCGTGATCGACTGGGCCGAGATCAACAACTCATACGACTGGATGTTAGTAGTCAACAGCGACACCAAAGGCCGCAACGGCGCCCGTCTCAAGGTCAACTGGTCGGTGGTCAATAGCGGTCAGGATTGGGGTGTCAGTGCGGGCAAGTCCGACTCATATGACTACAACACCCCCGTCGAATGTGTCCGCATCGCTCCCAACCCGGCCGGCTGGTCCAACGCCGGGGCACACAAGTTCGGCATCTACCACGGCGGCGACACCTTGTACCTCACACAGGACAGCGTGAAGACACACCGCTGCCGCACGCCGTGGATCGACTGGCTCGGCGGCGGACCGTACGCCGGGATCGGCGGCTACGGCATCGGCGGCAAGACCTATCACTTCGCGTCATGGGGCTATGCCCCCGTGACGATTCCCTGACCAAGGAGAAACAGTTATGGCCAAGCGAGTAGACAGCACGGTCCTCGACACCGGACTCAACGTGATCAAGACCGGGGCGATCCGTATGACGGTGTGCTCGGCCGAGCCGACGAACATGGCCGCCGTCGCCGGGGTCACCCTCGCCGAGGTGACGATGGCGTCGACCGACATGACCGTCGGGGCCGGCACCGGGCAGGGCCGCAAGCTGACGACGACGGCGAAGAACTCGGTGCCGATCCTCACGACCGGCAACGCCACCCACATCGCCCTGCACAACAACTCGACGGTCCTCTACTACGTCACCACCTGCGCCCTGCAGTCGTTGACGGCGGCGGGCACGGTGAACATCCCGGCGTGGACGATCGAGATCCAGGCGCCGACCTGATGGCCTAAGATGAGCTGATGGACACTGATGCTCTGACAAGAGACGACCTGATCAAGCTGATGCAGCGAAGCAACTTTGTGCGTGACCAGCAGAGCCAGCGGATCGGTCAGCTGCTCAGTGAAAACTTAGAACTGGCGGCCATCCTTAACGAGCTTCAGCAGGAGAACACGGCACTCCGCGAGACGATCGCGAGCGCGAATGGCGACGGCGGCGCGACGCTCGACGCGCCCGATGACGCGCTCACGTGACCATCCACGTCATCGGCTTCGTCCACACGCGCTTCGACGACGTCACCTTCAGCCACTGCGCGTTCACGTCCAAGGTTGTCCGCTGGGTAGAAATGATGGCTGCCGCCGGCGAGCGAATCATCGTCTACTGGGGCGGCGATTCGCCGCCAGGCGGCGACTACGGCATGGTCGACTACGTCAGCATGATGAGCGACGCCGAGCAGAACGAGCGCTTCGGCGCCGAGCTTCCGAATACGATCCTAGACCTCGACTGGAATCCAAACGCGAGTCACTGGCGCATGCTCAACCATCGAGCAGCCGCGGCCCTGTACACTCACTGGCGTGAGGGCGACGTGATAGCGGTGCTCTCAGGGTCCAATCATGACACCCTGATGACGGAGTTCAGCCACACTTGGTTTGTCGAGCCGTGGGTCGGCTACGCCGGCATCAGTAAGCTGTCACGGGCTCGATGCTTCGAGTCGTCGGCATGGCGTCACTACATGTACGGTCAGCATCAGATAGCCGACGGCCTGCCGCTCGACACGGTGATTCCGAACTACTACCGTCCCAATGACTTCCGCACGGGCGACGATGACGGCTACCTGCTGTACGTCGGCCGGATGATCCAGCGGAAGGGGATCATGGACATCATCGAGGTGGCGCGGCGCTCCAAGCGAAAGTTATACATGGTCGGCCAGGGAGCGCGAGTTGATGAGGAGAACGACACGCTCGTCTGCGACGACGGCACGGTCATGAACACGCTGGGCGTCGACGTCACGTACTTCGGCATCGTCCAGCCCGGCCCCCGCGCGGATCTGTACGCTCGAGCATCGGCGACGATCGCGGCAACGACGTACATCGAGCCGTTCGGCGGCGTGTTCGCGGAGGCGATGCTCTCGGGTGTTCAGCCGGTATGCCGGAACTGGGGCGCGTTCGTCGAGTACGTCGACGGCAGATACAGGTTCGACGACGTCGACCAGGCCGTTGACGCGGTCGACCGAGCGGTCATAGCTCGCGGGCCGGAACTTCGCGAGCGAGCGATCGAGACGTTCAGCGTCGAGACGGCGACGGGCGCGTACGCCGAGTGGCTCGGACGCATCCGCGATACGATGGCTCGGTGAGCCTGTACACCGACGCGCAGTCGCTGCTCGCACTGCTGGAGCTCACGGTGACGGTCGATCAGCCGTCCGTTCGCTGGGCGCAACTCGGCTCGCCGGTCGTCACGTGCGAGTCGATGGTCGTCGGCATCGTGACCGCTCGAGAGGAACCACTGTTCGCAGGCGGCGGCAGAGACTGCCAGATCCTCGAGGTGATCGACGTCGTCGCGGCGATCGCGCGCGACTGCGCATTCGGGAGCGACGCCGACGGCAACACCGACCCGGAGAAGGTAGCCGCGATCAGTGTCGCGCAGGACGCCGATGTCACCGCGCTGAAGGCGTGGGTGGAGGCTCTGCCGCGACCCGCGGACACACTGACCAATCACACGTTCTCATCGGAGGGCGGCCTCGCGATCGTGACGACGTCGACGTCCGTGTACGTCGGCTGGCTCGGCACCGGTGTCACGCCATGACCGCGCGACGCTTCGAGCTGCATCGAGACGTCGACGTCACCGGCATCTCGGGTACCGGCGTCGTCGCCGAGGGAGTTCTCTTCTCCGATGACGTCGCCGTGCTTCACTGGGTCAGCCAGTGGCCGTCGTCGGTCGTTCACTACGAGCGCGGCATGGAGAGCGTTGAGCATGTCCACGGGCACGGCGGGCAGACGCGCATCGTCTGGCTGGACGAGTCGTGACCAACGTCCTCGGCGAGCTCGACGACATGAGCCTGATGGAGCGCATCGCGCTTCTGCCACGAGACGAGCGCGACCGTGTGATCACCGGCCTGACCGACGCAGAGCTGAGTGATCCGCGGGTGTGGCTGAGGCCGAAGCAGCAGAAGGTGATGGACGACCCGTCACCGATTGTCGTTGTCGCGTCAGGTCGCGGATCAGGAAAGACTCGCATTGGCTCAAGCTGGACGATCGAGAAGGCACGCCGTCCGGGCACACGCATACACTTAGTGGGGCGCACCGTCGCAGACGTCCGGGATGTCATGGTACAAGGCGACAGCGGGATTCTGAGTATCAGTCCGCCCGACTTCAAACCGGAGTACGTGCCGTCAGTCAGGCGCTTGATGTGGCCGAACGGATCGATGGCGATCACGCACAGCTCGGAAACGGCTGACAGCCTTCGCGGTCCGCAGGCAGACGCGACGTGGGCCGATGAAGCCGGGACGTTTAAGACGAAGCCAGACAGCTCCGGCGCGACGACTTGGGACAACATTCTCCTGTCTACTCGTCTTGGGTCTCACCCGCAGATCCTCGTGACGACAACGCCTCGTCGCACCCGCATTATCAAAGAGCTGTTCGCTGACGCAAAGAGCGCGCCCGATCGTGTGTCGCTGCACATTGGTAGTACACTCGACAATCGCGCCAACCTCGCGCCGGAGTACCTCGCCAACATCATCGCGATGTACGACGGCACGCCGCTGGCAGCGCAGGAGATCTACGGCGAGCTGCTCGACGAGGTCGCCGGCGCGATGTGGCGGGACACGGACTTCGTCTACGAGCCGGCGGACCGTGATCTGCTGCCGGAGCTCGTGACCGTGATCGGCGTCGACCCGGGCCTGACGACGGGCGGCGACAGCACAGGCATCGTCACGGTTCGCGGGACGACGGATCGATTGCTCACGGACAGGCGCGCGTGGGTGGCGCGCGACGACACCGAGAGCGGGGGCGGTGTGAGCCCTGACCGGTGGGCGGCGCGCGTCGTCGCCGTCTGGCGAGAAGAGACGGCGCTGTGTCGCCGGCCGGCGATCGTGGTAGCCGAGAAGAACGCCGGCGGCGAGCTGGTGTCGACCGTGATTCGCCAGACCGAGGGCGGGACGGAGATACCGATCGCGCTGGTGCACGCGAAGGGGAGCAAGATGGCGCGCGCCGAGCCGGTCTTGCTCGCGTACAGGCGCGGGCGCGTGCTTCATGAAGACGTGCTGCCGGAACTGGAAGACGAGATGACGTCGTATGAAGAGAGCTCGGGCTGGTCGCCGAACCGGCTCGACGCTGCCGTGCATGCTCTTCGGGCGCTGCTGGTGAACGACGAGGCGCTGCGGCGGTTCGGGTCGCTGTTCGCGGTGCGGCCCAGCGTCGAGTTCGGGACGAGCGCGTTCAGGGGCGGGGACCGGGCGCGCGGCGGGATGCGCGCGCCGCACCGGGAAGAGCGCGGGCCCGTGGCTCAGCCGATCGACGCGGGCAGTCGGTTCGACCTGCCCGTGACAGACTGGCAGCCTCGCCGGGAGACGTGACGCTGGTCATGACCGACTCAGACTGGACCGACAGCCAGCTGCCGACCGACGTCGTGAAGGCGATCCGGGCGTCTCTGAGCGAGGTGTCGGTGTTCAGCGCGCGGGACTACGCGCACATCGAGGACTTCGTCTACGACGGCGTCGCATCGATCCTGGGAAGTCGCATCCGCGAGGTGAGTCAGGCGGCGCTGACCGCGGGCATCCGCGAGGCGATTCGCGCTCGGGCCGAGCGGTAGGTGGTGGTGAGCGTGATCCCGTCGGCTGTCACGTACGTGGCCAGCCTGACGGAAGATGACGGCTCGGTCACGGTCGTCGTGCCGACGCCGACCAACCCGCGCTACATCGGCATCCGCATGACGCCGGGGACGCCGGGGCTGACGGCGGTGTACGGCGGCGACGACCCTCGGGAGGTCGGCGAGGACTCGCAGCGCCTGTACGAGCGCGTCGGTTCTGCCGTGCGCGTGCGTGAGGCGGACGGCGAGCCCGCGACACATGCTGGGACGCTGTACGTGCGTGTATGGTAGAGGTCAGTGGCGGCTGACAACTTCAAGGACTCGCAGCACGCACTGCGCACCGGTCTGCTGATCGGTGCGCTTCGCGCTGCCGGCTTCGACGCGGTCATGACGACCGATCATGACGGCGACTGGACGCCCGTGATCCGGATCGTGGGCTCTGAGCAGTTCGACGTCGAGCTCCTGGCGGAGAAGTAGGGCGGGGACCGGTGACGTGAACGACTGATGCCAGCCCGCCGGCTCACCCTCGTCAGCGTCGTCATCGTGCCGGCGCCGACCGCGGCTGGTCGGACACCCGTCGCTCCTCTGTGCTCGGGCCTGACCGAGATCTTCTACTCTGAGCGTCTGAGCGACAAGCGCTGGGCGATGAAGCTGTGTCGCAGTTGCCCGTATCAAGTGCCGTGCCTCGACGCGGCTCTGCACCGGCGCGAGCAGTACGGCGTCTGGGGCGGGCGGGCGTTCAGGTCCAAGCGACGCGGCCGTCAGCTGCCGTTCGATGACTCGTGCTAGGATTTGGGCGAAACAGGAGGTCAATTCATGACCGTACTTCTCGCAGAGATCATGACCAGTCCGAGCTTCGGGGAGGTGATGTTCCTCGTCGCCGTGATCCTCTTCGTGATCGCGCTCGTCGGCGAGCTCATGTCCGTCCTCACTCATCCGCCGGCGACGTGGGCGTACGGCCGGCTCATCGCGTTTGCGGGGCTAGCATGCGTCGCCATGGGCTGGCTGGCGCTCGTGACGGGGGACTAGCGTGGTCACTCTCGCGGCGCTGATCGCCGACGGCATCTACATCGGCGGCGGCTTCATCCTGCTCGTGCTCGTCATTATCCTCATCGTCCTGCTTCTGCGGCGGTGAGCGAGGGCTGATCGTGTCGTCGCGCGCCGCCCGGGGGCTGGCGCTGGACGCGCTGTTGATCGCGGCAGTGGTCGGGATGCTGATCTTTGGATGTTGCGCGTACGTGGGCTGGGTGGCACTGTAATACCTGCTGGTGTATGTTGGTCAGTCCCAGACCCAGACGAGTGAGGGAGATCGAATGAGGTACCGCAGGAGGGCTCTTGAAGTCGACGCGGCGCGTGTGCCAGACGGCGACCCGGACGCGTGGCGAGTGTTCGGCGAGTGGCTCGGCATCGACGCTGTCCCGTTCGTCGGCATCGACGACGGCATCACTATTCACCGAACAAGCAGTGACGACGACCTGCGTGCCGAGATCGGCGACTGGGTCGTGCGCGACGGGTGGGGCATGTCCGTGTGCCCGGGCGACAGGTTCGACGACCTGTACGAGGAGCTGTGAGTGGGTCGGGTGTGGCTCCGGGATGAAGACGGAGCCGTGCCGTTGAGCGAGATCGACGACGACGACGTCGGGGCGCGGCGGGAGCCTGTCACGCGGGAGCTGTTCGTCTGCGCCCGTCTCGAGTACGACATCCTCGCGCATCTGCCGTGTCCGGACTGCGGGCACCGGGCGGACGCGCATACCGCCGAGCTCTCGTGTGACGTCTGCGCCGTGATCCGGGCTGTCGGGTAATAGCAACTGTCCTGCGGGCGGGCGCGTGCGAGCGCGTGACGTGGCACGCGTCGCGGCCAGGAGGTGGTTCTGGCAGTGATGATAAGGTTCACGCTCTGCGCCCGCCGGTGCACTGACCGAGACGAGAAGACATGATCGAAGACGCAACGCCGGCAGCATGCTGCATGCTGAGTACCAGCTGCGCCGCGATATCTGGAGGGGGACCTTTGACGTGGGATCTGAAGCGTGGAGCGAGCTGCCGCCGCCTCCGTCCTCGGGGACGCCGCTCGTGGAAGTCGTCAGGTACTACACAGAGACAGCGCGGGGTGCGCTGGGTCCGGGCTGGGACCTCGAGCTGATACCGGTCGCGGGCAAGAACCCGCGGGTGAACGGGAGCGGCTGGCAGCTGCTCGCGTCGTCTGACCCGGTCGCGGTGCTCGAGCAGCTGAAGAGACTGGGTGGGCGTGCCGACGGGATCGGTGCGCTGATGAACCGACACATCGCGTTCGACGTCGACAACCGGGCGGCCGTGCCGTCGGGTCTGATGTCGATCTTCGAGGAGGGCCTGACCAACGAGACGCGGCCCGGGCGATCGCACCACATCTTCCGCGTGCCCGAGGGAGTGAAGTACGGCGGGAGCAAGGCGAAGCTCGACGAGGTGTACAGCGTGACCTCTAAGTGGGGCGAGGTGAAGGCCTGGAACAGTCAGGTACGGATCTGGTCACCGAACGACGACGGGTCGCACGTGGCGCTGAGGCCAGCGCTCGTGCCAGAGCTACCGCCCGTGCTGACCGGCGGGCTGCTGCTGCCGCCGCTGGCACCCGGTGAGTCTGTCACGGACGCCGAGCTCGAGGACTTCCTCGCGGAGCACACTGAAGAGTGGCACCCGGAGTGGCTCGCCGAGGACATCGATCGGTTCGTTCGGGATCTGCAGTCGAAGTACGAGGCGATGAACTCGCGGATCTTCCACCTCGCGAACAACGTCGCGAAGGGAAGATACTCAGGGCAGCGTGCATATGACACCCTGCTCGCGGCGTATCGCGCGGCGTGCGAGGCGAGCAGCGACTGGAACGCCGAGCGCGAGCCGAAGTACCGAACCTCCTGGCGCGGAGCCGTGGCAAAGGTGACCCGCGACCCGGCGATCATTGCGTCGATCGCCGAGGCGAGGCGACATGGCAGCGCGAGTGTGCCGTGGGACCCGGAGCATGATGAGAGTGATGCCGCACTCGATGCGTGGTTCGAGCAGTGGGCAGAGTCAATGGGCGTCGAATACTCCGGCGGAAGCGCACGTGACTCGTCCGCAGACGCGACCGATCCAACCGTGCTGCTTCATGCCGCAGCTACCGATGAGGCTTCTAGTGAGGCAGAGAGCGAGGCAGAGAGCGAGGCAGAGCCATCGTCGGCTGACCCGTCGGTCAGTGGAGAGAGTGACTACGAACGACAGAAGCGACTCCGACTTGCTGACCCAGAGCGCATCGACTATTACCGCAACAAGCTGAATGAGCGGGTCGACGAGGAGATCCTCAAGGACGCATTCCGCGAGATGGTAACCGGCAAGGTGGCGGCGAAGACGATCGACCTGACCGCGGTGCACGCCGAGAAGGCGCCGACAATGATGGTAGTCCGCCCTGAGACAGACGGCTTCGGACTGATGTATGACGACGCCGTGGCTAACCTGATCGGCGACAAAGCAACAGGTAAGAGCTGGATGCTGATGCAGGTAGCAATCGACGAGATGAATCGTGGTCGACCTGTTGTCTGGCTCGACTGGGAGATGACAGAGAACCGCGTCGGTCTGCGACTCGTTCAAATGCGAGCTGATCCAACTGTCGTAATGAGTCGGTTCAGATACCTCGAGATGGGCGGCAAGACACTCGCCGCAGCAGTGGGTGCAGCCGAGAGCTCGTTCGGTCGGGGGAGCGGCGCGCTGGTCATTCTTGACTCAGTCAGCCGCGCGCTCGGCAGCGAAGCCGGCGCCGGCGACGAGCGAGACGAGAACTCCGCGGGCCTGTATGCCGCGTTTATCGAGCGCGTGTCGCGTCTTCGCCAGGTAGTCGGCGGGCCCGTGGCGATGGTGGAGCATACCGGCCACAGCTCGAAATGGCGAGCTCGCGGGACGTCGGCGAAGGGACAGCAGGTCGACACAGAGCTGTCAGTCACGGTCGTCAAGAGGTGGTCGCGATCAGAGTCAGGCTGGGCTGCTCTGACTGCTCGGAAGGATCGCGGTGGCTGGCTCGAGGAAGATCAGCCGCTGTGGGGTGCGTTCTTTCAGCCGCTTGGCGGGGCCGGCGAGCTGTCCGTGAAGTTCCGCGAGCTGGATGACTGGGAGCGCGGTGAAGCCGGCATCGCCGGCCTCGACGAGTCAGAGCGATCACGGCACGAGCGGGACAGCGCGCGTGAGCGACGGACCGTCGAGAAAGAAGAGGAGAACGTTGAGCGAATCATGAAGGTGCTCGCCGACGACAAGGAGCACTCGAACAGCGAGCTTGAGCGGATCACGAAGATCCCACGGAAGACCGTTGGAGAGATCGTCGATCAGCTCCTCGCGGACGGCGAGGTCGTCTGGAACGGCAAGTCTGGGCGGTTCAACGGAGTCCGGCTCGCGGGTGCCGAGGGATCTGATCCCATTGAGTCTTGACCAATGGTATCAGATGAGCCAATGGAGCCATATGCTGACGAAATCCCATCGGAAACCGGCCATCGTGGAGTATACATTGAAGTGTACCCCCATTGGCCCCACTGATCACCGCCCGGAGGGCGGTGCCTGGCCTCAGGTGCCTGGCCCAGGTGCCAGTGACCAGTGGGATCAGTGGGACAATTCGCCGACCACGAACCCGGACTTCCCACTGAATTTTGAACTGACGAGACGAGAGGACAGACCGTGACCACAGATGATGACCTGACAACGCTCGGCAAGGAGCTGACCGTGACGACAATTGCCGGATTCAGACTCGGCGGCCAGCTAATCGAGTGGGGACGTTGGGTGTGACCGTCCGCACCAGCGGTCCAGACCGCGATCGAACGTTCATTCCGTGGACGAGTGTGTCGCACGTCAACCGTCCGTGGCATCCGCGCGATGCAGAGCTGATCATGAATCAGGCCGTGGCTAACGCGCTGAAAGAGCCTGACTATGACCGCCCACACTGACGGCATGAGGGCCTGTGGTCACGCCTGCGGTGAGAGACGGTGAGAGCTGAAGGGATATCCATCAGGGCAGCTGAGGGCCTGAGAGGGACACAGGGAGCGAGCCAGAAGCCCGGCCGGACCACAGGTAAGCCAACCGATGTTGGCTTTAGAGATCCTGTCCCGCGACGACGCACGTGCGCGTGCGTCTGAGATCCATGCCCATATCACATTCCCGTCGGCGAGGCGCCGCTGACAGGGACGTCAGCGCGCTGACTGCGACCGCGACCGCATCGCTGCCGGAGATGCCTGCCCATATGCTTTTTGAAGTATAAGCACGCGACGTTCGGCGCTGATCGCTGACAGCTCGCTCTCGCAGAAAAGTGCTGCCCATATGCTTTTCAGACCGGCCTGGGACATCGACGACGACGCGCAGGTTATTCGCTGACAGCTGACAGCTCTGCACAGGTGTCATTCTCGTGAAAGTGCCGACCATATCATATTTCTCGGGTCCCCTGATTGTCACGCGCTTTCGGCGTGCATGAGTAGATTCTTAGATGCGCGCAGGGTGCACACACATTCTAGATAATGCTGCCCATATCATTTTCTAATAATCGGCGAGTCTTTGACGCGTGCATTCTCTTCCCGAGATTCCCGCCGGCGAATGCCGGCGCGCGGGCACGCGAGCGTGCCGGTGCACCGCAACCACAGCCATGTCACTTTGGCACGTGTCGCTCGGCGCGCTCTCTCGCGCACAGGTGAATGCACGCGCGTGCACGCACGCATGCGCGTGTATGCGCACGCGAGAGAGCGAGCAGTCGTCTCGTCGCTCAGCGCTCAGCGCGCATGAGCGAGAGCGCAGGCACGGGCAGCGGCAGGGGGGCACGTGCAGGCACGTGCAGGCGCGCGAGTCTCTTGACTCGTCGGCGCTCGGCCCGGCGACGTTGCTCCGGCGTCGGCGCCCGGGGGCGAGAGCTCGAGCTCGTGCTTGTGGCCATGGGCCGGCTCCCGCAGAGCACCGAGCTACGCGGAGTGGAGTTGTGCGTGCACTACGCGCCCTTCACCTCCAGATCCCCCCGTGTTAGGCACAAACATGTATACGCCCTCAGCATGAGCGAGAGCTCAGGGCTGTTTCACCGCCCTCACCACGGGGAACTATGACCGCGAGTCAGCACACTCAAAGGAGACAACAATGGCCCAGTCACAGAAGTCAGCGCCCAAGTCCAAGGCAGACGACCTGTCCGCCGAGGAGCAGAACTGGATGAACGAGCCGGACAAGCCCGGCTACGACCCCACGCTCCCCCAGAACACCCCCAAGGCCGGCGCTCGCCCGACGTCCCCCGACGAGACGGTCGCCCTCGAGGTCGACGACAAGGAGAAGTAGATAAGGTGTCTCTTGCTCGCCGCGTGACGCGGCAGGCCGGGAGGGATCGCACGTAAACGACCGTCCCGAGGCCCGGACGGCTGCCGGCGCCCACATCCCGCCGGCGGCCCCGGGTACCGGGCACGAACGCTGATAGCGTAGCAGTCGATGGCGACGTCGAACAGTCCCTGGGTCATCAGCGGCGCGCTCGTAACGGCGACCTGCGCCTGGAACTGGCCGGCAGACGAGAGGGACCCGGACCCGGACCCGGACGCGGACGCGGACGCGGACGAACCCGTCTACCCGCCGGACCCGATGTACGACGACCCGCCCCCGACGCCGACCCCGCCCGCTCCCCCGCCTCAGTCCCAGGTGCCCCTGATGCACGAGTGTCGTCTGACCCCCGGGCACGCTGACAGCCACTACTGCGCCTGCGGCGTCGTCGGACCGGAGTCTTCGACGCCGAGCCCTCCGGCCTGACACGAGAGCGCCCGGCCACAAGCCGGCCGGGTGGTCATTTACAACACATTGGTGTATAATGACGCCATGACACAGACAGAGAAGCCCGATCCCTACCCGATGGAGATCAGCCCCGAGCTCAAGGCCTTCCTCTACGGCGACGTGCTCGTCCGACGCGAGCTGGACGCCGACGGCGACCCGGCTCCCGACGACGAGCCCGAGCTCAAGGCCGGCGAGCTGTACGACGACGACGCCCTCCACGACCGCTTCAACGCCTACCGCCCCTACGAGCGCGACGACTGGAACGAGCGTGACTGACAAGACCCAGACCCAGACCCGCGAGCCGATCCGCCCGCCGGCCACTCCCACCGCGACGCGGTACGCTAGCAACCACAACTGGTCGCGCCGCGGTGACAACACCAAGTACAAGACCAAGAAGTGAAGTAAGGACCCGACATGACGACCAACGCATCCCACTCAGCATGCGGCGCACACCCGAACCATCACCACCCCTGGAAGCTCGCCCAGTACGTCTCGCCCGGCGACGTCGTCAGCGACGAAGATCACCTGTACTGGACGGTGACGGCGACCGCCCATGCGCACTACCCGTCGTCCGGCATCGTCCTCGAGCTCGCGGGCGCCGAGGACGGCGTCAACGCCGACCGCCGAACCTCCGTCTTCTACGGCGCCCACGAGCGAGTGACGCTGGTCGCCGACCTCGACCCCGGCACCCCCGAGGCGACGCCGTGAGCGGCTCTCACATCGGCACCCGCGGTATGTGCGTATGGGAGGAGGACACGCCCATCCCAGACGTGGTGGCCGTGTTGGCCCGGTATCGGGAGGCGAGGAAGTGATGGACGCCGTAGACGTACTCAACGGGATCATCGCCACGAAGGACGCCGAGATCAAACAGCTACGGGACGACCTGGCCCGCATGTACCGGCTGCGCCGCGAGCAGCCACCAATCACCCCGGAACAGCGGGCCGTCCTCGACGCCGCGATCGGACTGCACGAATGCTCCGGGGCGGACGACACCGACGAGGCCGACGATCCGCGTCTCGCCGAATGGACCGACCGTCTCTACGCAGCTATCGACGCCCTCCGGGCCGCCACCCCGAAACACGACGACCGATGAGCCTGTTCTTCGGGGACTTCCCCACCGAGGACACGCTTGCGCCGACCGTGAGTGGCAGCAGTGCCGGGATGAACTCGGCGATGTTCTTCACCTGCCCCGCCTGCGGAGCGTGCGTCGTGGACACGCACTACGAGACCACGAACCGCCACCTACACGACCAGTGGCACGCCGCCGGAGAGCTCTGACACCGCCCGCACCACGACCCTGTATAATCGACTCAGACACAGACAAGAAAGGTAGGTCGACATCATGACCGACGGCCCATCCGACCTCGTCACCGAGGGTCCGGACGCGTGGTGGCGCTTCCACGACAACGTCGTCCAGCTCGCGCACCACCTCGCCGACACCGGCTGGGAGGCGAAGAACGTCGCCCACGCGGTGGAGAAGCCGTGGAAGTTCGAGGACGAGTACCGCGAGGCGCTGATCGCTCAAGCCGAGAGCGAGGCCAGCGAGGCCGGCGAGGCCGGCGATGCCGACTAAGCGAGCATCCCGCTCCCGCCTCCCGCCCTGCGACGTGCTCATGGAGAACTTCAGTAGCGAGGGCGTGTTCATCTGGGAGGAAGACACTCCTCTGCCAGATGTGGTGGCGTTGGCCCGTTGGCGAGAAGTGAGGAAGTGATGGATGCCGTGGACGTGCTCAACGGCGTCATCGCCGTCAAGGACGCCGAGATCCAGCGGCTGGGCGACGACCTAGAGAACGCCTACCGGCTGATACGAGAGCGCCACGACATCATCGGTTACGAGAGGGCGCTGGCCGACGACTTGGCCGCTGTGCTCTCCACGGTCCTCGATCAGTACGGCACCTTCCACGCCGAAGACGAGGTTGAACGGGTGCTGGACCGCTGGCGGGAGGCGAGGAAGTGACTGTCGCCAGGTGGATCTCGGTGGTGGTGATGGCCGTCCTGCTCGGCCTCACCGTGTTGCTGATCATCGACGTGCAACGGAGGAAACGATGAACGAGCGCCCGAAGTGGGTCAGGGCGGTCAGTGACTTCGTCACTGACGAGGTGATCGATGAGAAGTACGACTACCCCGAGGACGGCAGCGACGACTGGCTGCACAGCCTGGTCGAGGACGCTGTCAACGCCATCTTCTGCAACCACTACGGCCATGAGATCGTGGACGACCAGTGCATGATCCCCGCCCACAGGTACTGCGTATGGTGCGGAAGGAGCGCCAGTGCCATCGCCGGATGACAAGCACTACGTCGTGCGAGTGACGGACATGCCGCCGACCGAACTGGAGTGCAAGTGCGGGATGCGTACCGAGGGACCGGATTGTCTCGACCGAATGGTCGTTCACGTCAGGGAGGGCAATCGTGAGTGAAGAGAAGCTGACACCGGAGCGGGCCGTCAGGCTGTTGAGGGCCAAGGGCGCCGAGTTGGAGAACAAGGCCGCCGTGCTGTTCGAGGACGACACCGACGTACTCAACGACGAGTTCGGCTTCATCGCCGCCGACATCGCTCTCGTCGCCCAACTGCTGGCCGACCACATCGAGCGCACCGCCTACACGCTCACCACGTCGGCGTCGAGCGGCTCGTTCACCGCCACGACCCATCAGCGGGTGAGCCGTGGCTACCTCAAGTCGATCCTGAACGTGACCGAGTTCGAGGTCGGCTCCAAGGAGGAGGCCGACTACGTGGCGGCGTTGAAGGCCGAGTGTGACGCCTACCTCGGCCGTCGCTGGGGGCCGGATCACCACGACTACGACGAGATGGGCCAGTGATGAGCGACGGCTTCGCCTGGACGATCGTGGTCGAGTTGGCCGTCATCATCGGCCTGCTCGTCGGCCTCGTGTTCGGACCGCGGAAGTGAGTGAAGAGCGCATCGCTCGCCTGGAGACGGCGATGACCGAGATGGCCGAGGCGATGACCGAGACTCGCGTGGACATCCGTCGCCTGTACGAGGCGTGGCCGGGCCAGTTCAAGCAGGTCACCGCAGCGGCCGATCACGTCCGTCAGCGGATCTCCACGGCCGAGGTCGCCGTCGTCAGTGAGATACGGCGCATTCATGACCGACTCGATGCACTGGAGAAGAAGTTGTGATCGACAACAGAGGGGGAACCTATGAAGAGACTGATCATGGCGTTTGCGGCAGCGATCTGCCTGACCTTGACAGTGGCCAGTCCGGCCGAGGCGATACTGCCGACGTGCGACATCTGGTTCACGATGTCATCGACACCGAAGGCGTACAGCCCGTGCAACAACACGGTGATCGGGCCGTGGACGAGTCCAGCGGGCGGCTGCCTGCAATGGGTGTCGTGGCATCGGACCCAGCGCCGGGTGCAGAGAGGGGCGGTGACCCGCTGGCAGTACCGGGAGCTTCTGGAGAACGAGGTACGGGCCAAGTTCACGGTGACGGTGGGGCCGGTCGTCTACCACAAGACGCAGACGATGCCGGGGTCGCACACGACGACGACATTGCGATCGTGGCTGGTATGGCCGGGTCCGGGCGGTTGCGTACCGCTGCACATATGAACCGCTGGACGGTGCTCACTGTGGTGGCCATGTTGTGGCTGATCGCCGCCGCCGTCAACGCCATCTGGTTCCCGTCATGGGGCGCCCTGGCCGGAATGCTCCTGGTCATCCTGGCGGCGTGGTGGGTAGTCGGCGGCTGCGCCCGCCGCGGTGACCCACTGGCTCGACGCCTGACACACATCCACTCGTCGTGATCATCATCGCTCTCGCCGCCCTCGCCTTGATCGGCCTGCTCGCCGTTGCGGCGACGATGCTGAGCAGCATCATCAGCCGGGAGGAAGAGTGACCACCAAGCACCACGTCATGCTCTGGCTGGCGATGATCACGATCATCTTCGACGTCACGCTTCTCGCCGGTCACTATCACTAACAACACAGACATGAAGGAGACACAGTCATGAGTAGGAAGGACAAGCGCGCTGCCGAGCGTGCCGCGTACCTCGCGTACTACCAGGCACAGGTCGCGCCGACGCAGTTCGTGCCGCCGGTCATAGCGCAGGCTCAGCTCGCGCCGCCGCGGTCGAAGAAGATCAAGGTCAAGCGCGGCCAGCGACTCTGCGCGGTCTGCGGCGACATCAACAAGCCCAAGGTCAAGACCGAGACGTTCCGCGGCCGGCCGCGCAAGAAGGTCAGCGGCTGGGGCGCGCTGGCGACCGGCGGGCTGTCGGTGATCGGCGACCTGGCTGCCCCGCGACGTCAGGGCCCGGTCACCGGCAGGCAGCGCACCGCCTACTGCCGCAGCTGCGGGGCGGCGAGCCCCGGCTGACAGACCCGCGCCATTTACAGCGGAGTGGACAAACACAACACAATGCTGTATAATGGCGCTATGACAACAGACTTGACAATCCGATGAGCGCCGCCATGCCGGGAATCCTCGCGATGCTGTTCATCACCGCCGCGTTCGTGTGGCTGGTGCGGCGATGACCGGTATCAGCCAGAATTGCGTCATATGCGGCCAGAACGGCGATGTCGCCGAGCTGGTCTGGCACGAGACCTTTCCGCACGGCGAGCCGAAGCTGGCCCATCCGGGCTGCGTCGGAGCGCTCGGCTACGAAGTCGGGGCCGAGCAAGCCCGCAGAGAACAGCGTTGACCGGCATCACCAGCGCCGAGGCGATGGTCGAGCTCGCGGCCCGCGCGCTGGACGACATGTACCGATCGTACGAGGAGGACGGCGGCGTCTCGCCCGACACGTACGACGAGCACCTCGCCGTCGCTGACACTCTCGGCGCGCCGCCGTTCGACCGCGACAACGAGCTCGAGCGCCTGCTTCTCGACGCCATCTACGATCAGGCCCAGGGCGGCATCGCCATCGACGAGATCGCGCGCCTCCACGTCGAGGCGCTCGGCGACTGGCTCGACTATGACGCCAGCTGAACACCAAGTACAGCCAGGTGGACAATTACAACATGATGTTGTATAATAAACGCAGACCTCAGACACAGACCACAGACCCAGGGAGAGAGAAATCATGACGATCAACGCCAACACCGAAGGCGACGACTGATGGCCGCCGTCGATCACGTGCCGGACGAGAGCTTGCTCGAGCCTGACCCACGGAAGATGCTGCACATCTCGGTCACCAAGCTGGTCATCGACAGCGAGCCTCAGCGGGCCATGAACATGGACGTCGTAGAGCGCATCGCCAACGAGTGGGACTGGCTGCGGGCAGAAGCCGCAACCGTCGTCCCCATCGGCGGCGGGAAGTTCCGGGTGGTCGAAGGCCAGCACCGAGTCCGGGCCTTGCAGCTCCTCGACCTCACGGTCTCGATGTGGTGCCTGGTGCTCCCGAACGAGGAGCTGGGCGTGACCAACGAGGCCAAGCTCGGACGGCAGATCGCCACCGGACGTCGTGGCTACTCGACGCTCGCCAAGTGGGTGAGCTGCGCGGCCAGCAATGAGCCTCATGAGGTCCAGGCCAACAAGGTGCTCGCCAAGCACGGCCTCCGGGTCGGGCAGGCGCAGTCCACCCGCACCATTGCCGCGGTCGGGGCGGTCTCTAAGATCGTCCACGGGCAGAAGAACACTCCGGCCTCGGGAGCTGATCAGCTCGACAAGGTGATCATGATCATTCTGAACACCTGGCCGGATCATGACCCCAGCTCCAGCACATCGCGATTCGACGGCCGCCTCATCGAGGCTCTCGGCCTGATCGTGGCTCGCAACCCCGACCTGGACGTCAAGCGCATGGTCACCAAGCTCGCCTCCAAGCGAGCGATGCGCTGGATCGACGACGTGCTCAACACCACCTCGGGGAGGTCCATCCGCGACCTGGTCGCCGGCTCGATCATCACGAGCTACAACGCACAGCTCCGCACGGGATCGAGACTAAAGTTGTGAGCGGCGAGAAGAGGTTCGACAGCACAGGGCGCCCGCAGTATGTTCGCAAGTCCACGCAGGCCGAGATCGACCGGCGCACGGGGCTGATTGCCAAGCTCTACCGGCGCGGACACAACACGCAGGAGATTGCGACGGGAATGAACGTCAGCGAGGACGTGGTGCGAAAGACTCTGCGGGCCATCTCATCAAACAGAGGGAAGCGGTACAGGGGGCGGGGCCCGGTGACCGAGGCGTGCCCCTGGCGCGACGAGGACCTGCCTGTCGTGGAGCGCCACGTCACGACCGAGGTCGAGGAGTCTCGGTGGCGGCGGTCCAAGATCATCGGGATGGCTCAGATGCTCAACGACGAGTATCGAGAATCCAACTTCACCAATATCCTCGCCAACCAGGTGACCGATGCCGAGGCAGCCGGCGACAAGGACTGGCTGATCGAGGCGCTGGCGCATGTCACGTCGGCCATCGAGAAGTTGGAGCGGGCCCGACGCGTCCTTGTCGACGACCACTACCGAGTGCTCTGCCGAGACACCCTCGAAGGCGTCGAGCAGATGCGGCACAAGGTCAGCGTGCCACTCCTGCGGGTGATCTCGTCCGGCTCCCCCGAGAGGAGCGCGCGTTGTGAAGAGTCATGACGAGGAGATCGCCGTGATCTGCCTTACCACCGACACCCACTCCTCCAACGTGCCCGGCTCGACGCGAGAGTACTGCTCGATCTGCGCCGCCGAGGTGTGGTGTTCGCCCGCCAGCAGGCTTCTGGCCGACGTCATCATCTGCATGGACTGCGCCCCCGGAGCGATGGAGGCGACCGGCGGCGAGCTGAGCAAGCCAACGCCCGAGCAGCTGCGCGAGGTCATGGAGAACTGGCCGTGACCAACCCCGGAGTCTGGATGCTCTGGCCACAGCGTCTTACGGCCAGAGACCCCGGCTCCCGCATCGTTCGGGCATTTGATGATCACATCCCCGAGTCCGGGATCATCCTCGCCGCGGCTCCGAACAACGACCTCCGACCGCGCGTCCCGCTGGCCGAGGCCGACGTCAAGACGACGATCGGCCAAGGCCAGGCCATAAGTCGCGACCGCCGTCGGCCGGACCATCGCCCGGACTACCTCCTGTCACTGTGCTGGTGCGGCGCCACCAGAGTCTGGGTGTCCTCGGCAGAGGTCAGGGCCGGTCGCACGCGGCCGTGCCGCAATCTGAGGTGCGGCCCGACGAACCAGCTGACGAGGGTCAGAAGCAACAGCTCATGGTAGAGTCGCGGCGTGCCCGTGTCATCGCTGCAGCCTGTCTACCCGCCGCCGGCCGGCCGCGCCGTCGAGGCTCCGTGGGGCGTCGCCGTCGCCGAGAGCGTCGTCCAGCACTTCGCCAGCACGACTACTCGTGATACAAACTGGACGACGCCGCCTGTCGGCGCGCTCTGCGCGACTCAGAGCGACAAGTTTCTGTGGTACTTCGCCGGCGGCACCGTCCCGACCGGCTGGAAGAAGATCGCGCAGGTAGCTCTCGACGTTACCCCGGTCGCAGCCGCCGCGGTACAGACCATCGGCGACACCATGACCGGCCCGCTGATCATTAATGCTACACCGGGTCTCAAGATACGCCGCAGCAACAACTTGCCGTACTTGCAGTTCGAAGACGTCACTGGCGTTACTCGATACGGCTACGTCCAGGGCACGGCAGCGGACATGGTCTATTACGTCGATGCGGCGACAGCCGATCACAGTTTCTGGGTCAATAACGCGCGGAAGCTGGAGATCAACAGCACTAACACTGACGTCTGGACAACGCTCACCGCACACCAGAGTATCGACGTTACGAGTGGTATTGATGTGAACGGCGGCGGCGTGCGCATCGGCGGCAACGGCGCCCAGCTCAAACTGATTGACACGTCGACGTCCGCGTCTGACTTCCACGACACCTACATCGAGTTCTTCGGCGACGGCGTGTCGATGGCGTCGCCTGGCACCCGGTCCGGCTACGTCGGGTTCCCCGGTAGCACGACGATGTACATGAACAACGAAGTCCTCAACGGAGGGATACGACTTCAAGGCAATGGGTCGGGCACGGTCACCCTCGCGACCGGCACCAGCGGCGACATCAACATGTTGTGTGGGTCGGCCGGCAACATCTTGCTGAACGCGGCCACCTGGGGCGTGATGTCTTCGGGAGGTGCCGAGCGCGGCCGTTGGGGTTCGACGTTCATGTGGGGCAAGACGAGCAGTGGTCACGGCAACGTTGGTTGCGAGTTGTTCGAGTCCGGGGTGATCTACGCGACGACGGCGACCGCATCGTCGTGTCTGGTGCTGCGTCACAACACTGACACCGATGGCGGCTCATTCATCCTGTTCCTCAACTCGGCCGGCGGTTCCCTGTCGACGCTCAGTCAAGATGACGTCGCCCCCACCGGCATCAAGATCAACAACTGCACGACGACCACCCCATCCGACTACCGGTTGAAGGACGACCTCGGCCCGATGGTCGGCGCCCTCGACCGGGTCCTCCAGCTGCAACCAAAGCATCTGGCGTGGAAGGAGACCGGCGTCGAGTTCGACGGGTTCATCGCCCACGAACTGGCGACGGTGGTGCCGGACGCCGTAGACGGCGACAAGGACGCCGTCTACGACGAAACCGAAGCCGAAATGATGGGCGTCCAACCGGGCGACATCAAAGCGCAGCAGCTCGACCAGACGCCGCTGATCCCGTTGCTGGTCGCCGCCGTTCAGGAACTCGCCGAGCGCCTCGCCGCGCTCGAAGATGCATGACATCGGAGGAACAGATGACCACGACCATCGAGCCGCCGCCTCCGGGCACCGTCTTCACGAGAGACCCGGTGCAGATCACGACAGGCATCTTCACGCTGCTGCTCGGAGTCACCGCCGTGCTGACGATGACCGGTGTGCTCGAGGAGGTGATCAGCGGCGTCATTACCGGAGTGCTCACGGCCGCCTGGGCCGCCGTCAACCAGCTGCTCGTGCGCCCGGCCACGGTGCCCCGTCAGCCGCTGGCTGAGCTCGCATACGAAATGGCTCAGCCGGCGAGCACAGTCGCTCCGGCGTCCACTCTCGTGGTCGAGGTCGAGTCGGATCAGAAGAAGTCACCGCCGAAGAAGTAATGGCTGATACCTCTAACGGCATCGTCTACACGACGAAAGAGTGGGCCTACGTTTGCGCCCACGTCGGCTGGCGGCAGCCTGATCTGTCACGGTTCGTCGCCACCTGCATCGGTGAGTCACAGCTTCACTCGGCCGCGTACCGGCCGGCGACGCAGAACCCGGGCATCCCCACCACCGTGCCGAAGAACCGGGCAGGCCATGACTGGTCGATCTGCATGATCAACGACTACTTCTTCCCGGTCGATGACCCGTTCACCCGGCTCGATCCGATGACAGCTGCTCGTGATGCCCTGGAGATCTACAAGGCGAATGGGTTGAAGCCGTGGGGCTGGTACGACAAGCGCAACGACGTCAACATGCACGTTGCTGCGATCACCGAGGAGATCGGGCCCAACCCGTACGACATCCACCATTCGCCGTACTGGCGGATGAAGAGTGCGCTGATTAACACGTGGGACTTGCCGGTCCCGCCGGCGGATGACTACGTGCCGATCCTGCCGCCGGCGCCGCTGCGGTACAACACCGGCGGCTATCCGCCCGATCCGACTGGCGTCAGCGTCAACAAGCTCCAGCGGATTCTACAGTCGATGGGTCGCTTCACCGGCGCGCTCGACTACTGGTACGGCAGTCGGGTGCGAGATGGCGTGGCGTCGATCCAGCGCGATCTCACGGCGGCAATGCTGTGGACCGGACCGAGCGACGGTAAGCTGTTCAGCGTCGAACTCGCGCAGGTATGGGAGGGTGTGCTCGAGGCTCAGTTCGCATTCAACAGAGGGACACTGACATGAGTGATGAACCAGAAGTAGTCGAAGATGACTCCGAAGAGGTCGACTTCGAGATCGACTTGGACGCCGTGCCCGAGATGACGGGAGGGCGCTTTCCCGAGGAACTCGAGGAGCATCTCTCCGATCCCGTCGAGGAAGGCGAAGTGCCCGAGGTCGATGGGTCAGAAGAAGATGAGGTCGACTGATGGCGATCCTGTATCCATTCGGCTACGGCGACTGGGCGGCTCGGGTCACACTCGACACGCTGTTCGAGAAGGAGACGGTCCGCAAGCTGCACCCCGAGTACCGGCGACGACTCAAGTCCTTGCTCGTCAAGGGTGGCGGTCGCTTCGGCATCGGCACCGGATGGCGCTCGTCGGACGTGCAGAAGTCGATCTTCCTCGCTCGTCACTACAAGGTCGCCTCGGGCGGGTGCTGCCGCTACGGCAACGCCCGCTACCAACTCAAGAAGGGCGTCGCCCACGCAGCTCCGCCTGGATCGAGCTTCCACGAAGCGGTCGTGCACGGCTGGGCCAGTGCCATTGATGCGATCGGTGACATCAACTGGTTGGCGCAGAACTGCGAGGCGTACGGCCTTGAGCAGGCGACGTGGGGGAACGAGGACTGGCACTACCAGTTCACCGAGTTCCCGCACTCGGTAACGCAGTGGCGTGCAGCTGGTCAGCCCGCTCCGAAGACGTGGTCAATCCCGGGCGTGCAGCCGCCGGTCGGCCCGCCGACTACCGGCTGGGCTGCCGCGGGAGCGAAGATGAGCACGCCGCCGGGCACGCCGACGCTGCGTCGCACGGTCCAGCACAGCAACGTGCCGTGGCTTCAGGCGGTGATGTGCTCGATGCCGAAGCCGCCGGCAGACGGTGGCAAGCCGATCTATCCGCCGACCCGCGTCACGTCCGACCGGATCGGCGCTGGTCCCGTCGACGGCGACTTGTTCGGTGATCTGACGTACGAGGCCGTGCGCTACTGGCAGTCGAAGAACGCGCTCACCGCGGATGGCATCTACGGGCCGCAAACGGCGGCGAAGCTGACCACAGTTCGCGGCAAGTAATGTTCACACGACCGCCGCAGCAGACAATCAAGGTAGCGGCCGCCGTCTATGGCCAGCTGACCGTGAACATCCGTGAGGGTGACGCACTCCACGGTGAGAACTACAGGCAGGCGAGAATCTGGATCGTCATCGACGAAGATGAAGACGGCAGCGACGAGCCAGTGGGGCATCTCATCTACGCGTTCAACGACTCGAGCAGAGGCGGGCAGCCGACGTGGGTCGAGGCTGGTTCAGTGCAGCGCGCGATGGTGCGCGCGGTCGGCGGCACACAGTCGTGGGACGTCGTCCTCGTCGACCCGATCGACGATGGCCCAATGTCATTGAGGATAGTCGCAGCTCCGTGCGTCTGCGGCGCTGGCGCAGTCGGCAGCGCCGGTCCGTCCGGCGAAGCACACTACGTCGACTACGTCCGCGCCGACCAGTACGCGTTCATTCAGCGCTCGTGAGCTGTACGGTCTACTCTGGAGCAGGAGAGGATCGCCGCCGAGTTTCTCTCTTGCTCCATAGCGGTCGCGAGTATAGTTCAGTTTCATGAACCTCGCGGTCGTGGTCATGGGCGTCTGCGTCACCTTCTGTTTCGCCGCGGCCGTGGCATTGTTCTTCATTGATCAGTCGGCTGCAGCGTGGGCAACTCTCGTCATCGCGCTGCTGTCTACGCTCTCGCTTCTCGCCATGGTCGTGTCGACCGGTCGCGCTGAGACGAGCGTCGCTGACATCAACTCGAGGCGGCGGCTGTGAATACTCTCACCGCGGCCGTCGCGTACGACGTCACCGATTCCGCGGTCAAGGCGGTCGAGAGCGCGTCACGCGTCGCCGACGAGAAGACCGCGAGCACTGCCGCGCTAGCGCTGGCGATCGCGATGGACTCCGAGAACGAAGAGTCTGCGAGAGTGGCGGTCCTTAAAGATCCGCGCATCGCTCGCCTCAGTCTCGAGGCGGCGCAGGCGATCAACGACGCCGCCGAGCTCGCGGCCTGGCATCCGTCGCCGGATACGGATGCCGCGGTCAGCGGCAGTGTCAAAGATGCACTGCGAACACGTCGAACCGATGCCGAGCTCGCTGACACGATCCGGAGCACGGTCGCTGACGCAGCAGCGGCTAGACGCTCGACGGTTGAGACCGATGATGAGACGCCCGACGCCGAGTCACGCCGTCACTGGAGTGATGCCGCCGGGCGCACTGCCGCGACACGGCTGGCAGCTGAGCGAGTCGTTGAGTCCATGCCGGTCGTGGAAGAAGCCGCCGGTGTCTCGCTTCACAAGCTCTGGCTGACTCAGGCAGACAGCCGCGTCCGGTCAAGTCATCGTCATCTCCAGGGTAAGACCGTCGAAGCTGACAAGCCGTTCTGGCGCGAGCTCGGCACCGACAAGCAGCTGCGCTTCCCGGGCGACCCAGAGGCGCCGCTGGATCAGACCGTGAACTGCCGGTGCTTCTTGTGGCTCGTCCCCGCGGACCAGGCGGCGGCCGCCGAGGAAACGTTCCAGATCAGTGACGATGACTACGCACTCGCTGCGTCTGTTAGTCGCCATCCGTCATGCGGGCTGCTACACGGAAATGCCGCGCTGATGACAGTCGATGAATTCGACGGTGCGGCCGACATCCTGTACGGTCTGACAGCAGCGACCGAGCGCAAGTACGACGAGAGCAAGCACAAGCGCGACAAGGGCGGCAAGTTCTCGAAGCATGCCGGCCAGCAGGGCGGCACAGTTCACGAGCACAAGCGCTTCGATCGCAAGAAGTGGCTCGCCGAGGGTGGCTGGGACAGGGTCAGAGCCAAGTACGGTCTCGGCAAGGGCAAGGGCAAGGGCAAGGGCTCTGGCTCCGGCTCTGGCTCCGGCTCCGGCGGCGGAGACAGCGGCAGTGGAGACGACGTCGACGCGGGCAAGGCCTTTGACGACGCCGCCGAGCGTGCTCGCAAGCGCTTCGAGACAATACAGAAGGCTCTTCAAGATCGCAGAGATGAGATCGAGAACACTCGAGCATCGAACGAGGCTGATAGAAGGCAGCTTCAGGCGCAGGCCGACCTCGAGCAGATCACGCGGCGCGAGGGCGAGGACGCCGCGATGAGGAAGCGGGAGCAGATGGTCCGAGACGTTGAGCAAGATCTGCGCAAGCACCAGAGTGACGTCGAGCGGTCGCAGAACTTGATCCTCGGCATGCGCCTCCGCGGCGAGCTGCCGGACGTGATCGAGGCCGAGCGTCAGAAGCTCCTCCGGCTCAAGGGTGAGACGACCGAGCTGGTCAATCTCAGTCGCTCGCTCGGCACTCCCGACCAGGTGCGCGACCTGCGCGATCGCGTCCGCTCGAGTCGCCGCATTCAGGACGTCGGCACGCGGAACAATCGCGCGGACCTGGATCGTCGGATCAGACTCGCGCAGCGCCGGCAAGATCAGGGCCTGCGAAACACTGAGCGCTCCGCGTCGCAGGACTACCAGAATCAGGTACGTGACTTGCGCGCTCGAGCGAACGAGGCGAGGAAGCAGGCGGCGGAGGCGAAGAGGGGTCGCCGCGCCTCGCTGGTTGGCGGCGGACACGCGGACTCACCGCAGTCATGTGTCATCGCGCTCATTCCGAAGGGCCACAAGGAGATCGAGTACGAGTCCGGCGAGAAGGCTCCGGCACATCTGACGCTGGCATACCTCAGTGACGGCAGCGACAACATCGAGGATGACTTTGACGCGATCGACGCGGCCGTTGCGCGCTTCGCTGCGAGTCGTCAGCCGTTCACCGTGACTGTCGCCGGTCGAGCTAACCTTGGCGAAGATGGAGATGACGTCATCATCGTTGAGGCGTCGGAGCTCGCTGAGGCGCGGGCCTGGGCGGAAAGTGAGCCGGGCATCAGCGAACGCTGCGCTGCCAGTGATCACCCGCACTGGATTCCGCACATGACTGGCGTCGACGGTGACTACGGCGACGAGGTCGAGTTCGATCGCATCGGCGCGTGGTACGGCGACGACAAGCGAGAGTACCCGCTCGGCGGCGGGTAAGATCGAAGCATGAGCGCCGTCGAGAGCGAGCAGACCACGCCGCCGGCAGAAGACAAGCGAGTCAGCGCCGACGGCGACGACCGCCGTGATCGCGCCGTCAGCTCGTCCGGCTTCTACGCGTGGCTCGCCAAGTACGCCGACGATCGGTACAGCCCCCTGAAGGAGAAGCTCGACCGCAAGGCGCAGAGAGCTGTGCTCGGTGCGACGTTCAGTCGCGAGAAGATCGCCGCCTATCTCGAGTACGACGAAGACCTCATGACTCTGCTGACCAACGCGGAGATGGAGTGGCGCGCCGACATGGTCGCGAAGGACGGCCTCAAGGCGCACATGGAGGTCGACACCAGTCCACGCTATGACTTCCGCGATCCGACGATGAGACGCGCCCAGACATGTCGGTATCGCGGTGCGAGTGGCGTGTGCGGGAAGGGCGCCGTTCCGGGCACGGTTCGATGCGGCGAGCACGGCGGCGAGCTGGTCGATGAGGTGACGCGGCGAGCGATCCTCATGACGAGTTACTTGCAGATTGTCGAGGCCAGCGGTGTCGCCGTCGAGGCGCTGGTCGATGTCGCGCAGCACAGTCGCAACGACATCGCTCGAGTTGCCGCCGCGAAGGAGATTCTCGACCGCGCCGGCCTCACGGCAGATCTTCAGGTCACGGTGCACATCGAGGGAGACGAGCGCAACGAGCGCATCTCGCGACTGCGGGACCGGCTCGACTCGATGCAGAAGGGACTTCAGAGCCGAGCGATCGACGCTGTCGCTCGCGAGGAGAACATCGTCGACGCGGAGGTCGTCGCCGCGGGGTAAGATAGGCAAGTCACATCAGACTCAGACAGGAGACAAGTCATGGCACTCGCAGAGGTTCCACCTCCTCACGACGACAAGTACATCACGTTCAAGCTCGACGACTTTATGACATGGGTGAGTCACGGCGTCGCAGACGACGAGGAAAAGTTCAAGCTCGCGTTCAACGACGCGGTCTTGCTCTCGCTTGATGACGCTGTCGTCATCCGCCGCCAGGACTACTTCGCCTCGCCGGCGCTGGCGACGTACGCGGCGATGATCGCGATCACGATCAAGCTGATCGACGACCCGGATCGCCGCGCTCAGCTTCTCGCGATCGCCGACTACTTTACAAGACAATCAGAGCTCGCGGCGGATGAGGGATGGAAGTACCCCGACCTGTAGTAGCTTGGATGTCGTGTTCGACATCCTGATTGTCATCGTCATCGCGGCGCTAATCGGGTTCCGTCTCGCTCGAGCTATCGCTATGGATGATGTTGGCAGGCCGATTCGTGACTGGACTGTCAAGTTCAAGGGTCGAAAGCCGCGCAGCCGGCCGCGGACGTGGCTCGTCGGCCTGATGCAGTGTCCGCACTGCATAGGTGTCTACGTAACGATCGTGGTCGGGCTCGCCGTTAGCGCGATCTTGCTCGATGTTGACTGGATCGTCGACCTGATCATCGCCGCCGCGGCGGTTGGTGCTCAGAGCCTGATGGCGACGTACGCTCAGGAGGAACAGGTCCACGTAGACCTTGAGTGATACGGTTGGCCGGTGGCAGCACGACGGTTCTTCGATGACTCGACTAATCTCGCGAGACAACCGTACGCGACACCGCGTCCGATCGTTGGCTCCGTCGAGCGACTGAATCTGAGCAAGGGCAGCGAGCGAGTCGAGAAGCGTGCCGTCAGCGCATGGCAGACGAGCGCGTGGCAGATGTTCGACGCCATCGGCGAAGTCCACTTCGCCTTCAGTCTGATCGCTCAGATCCTCAGTCGGGTCCGGATCTTCGCCGCGATCGTGCAGCATCAGGACGAGGCACCTGTCGACGTCAACGACTTTGTCAAGTCTCTTCAGGGCGACGCAGAAGTCGACGCTCCGAACACGCGCGAGGCCTGCGAAGAGGCGACCAAGATCCTTAACCAGCTCGTCCTCAACGCGCACGGCGGCATCAGCACGCTGCTCAGACTGATGGGGTTGAACCTCTGCGTTCCCGGCGAGATGTACCTTCTCTACTTCAAGGATGAGTGGCACATCGCCAGCGTTGACGAGCTGACGCAGAGCGGCCAGACGCTGTACTACCGGACGATGCGGACCTCTCCTAACACCGGCACCAAGGCAACAGCTGGTCGCGGCGAACCGCTGCCGAAGGACGCGTTCGTCGCGCGCATCTGGCGACCGCACCCACGGTACTCCGGCGAGCCGGACAGCTCGATGCTCGGAGTCCTTGATGACTGCGAACTGCTCGTCCTGCTCGAGCAGTCGATGAGGACGATCACGCGGAGCCGGATGAACGCCGGCGTGATGTTCATCCCCGAGGGACTCGCGTCGTTCGTTGCCGGCGACGAGGCAATGAGTGTCGAGGATGCGATCAGTCGAGCTAGCATCGAGAGTGTTGAGAACGAGACGGCTCAGGCGACCGTGGTGCCGCAGATTCTGAAGGGCCCGCCCGAGCTCGGCGACAAGATCAAGTGGATCCCGTATGGTCGGCAGATCGACCAGCAGTTCGTCGAACTCGTCGACAGGACGTTGCAACGCGTCCTTCAAGGGATCGACATTCCGAAGGAAGTCGTCTCCGGCCTCGCTGACGCGAAGTTCGCTAACGCGATCGTGATCACAGATGAGCTGTTCAAGGCGCATGTCGAGCCGCTCGTGCTCTTGTGTGTCGATGCACTGACGCAGGTCTATCTGAGGCCGCTGCTCAAGCGAGCACTCGGGATTGCTCCGGGCTCGGACGCGGACAGTGATGGCTCGAACATCGCTAACCGGATCATCATCTGGGCCGACACCGCCGGTATCGCTACGCGACCCGACAAGAGCCAGGCGGCGAACGACGGCTTCGACCGGAAGGTCCTCAGCGCCAAGGCGTGGCGTGACACGCGAGGGTTCACGGACTCCGACGCGCCAGAAGAAGAGGAGCTGCTGTTCCGCGTGGCGCTTCAGAGCGCGGTCATCCCGCCGGAGATCGTCGAGGCGGTGCTCAAGCGGATCGACCCGGCGTTCTTCGCAGCAGCTCGCGCGGCTAACTCGGAGATCCCACCGGAGATCGAGCAACTGCTCGAGCCGGTGCTCGGGCCACCACCCGGCGAGGCACCATCAGCCGCCGGCGGGGCGGGCACTCGGCCGTCGTCTGGCACCACGGCGCCGCCGGTGAATCCAGCGCCGCCGGGGGCCGCGCCGCCGTCCGCGCTGACGACGCAGCTGAATGGCGCGGACATCAACACGAATGGCTCGAAGCCACCGCGAGCCGGCGAAGCGGCACTCCGCTAGCCGACCGGCCACGAGGCCCGAGTGGCATTTCTATACATCACGTGGTATAATGGCCACATGACACAGACTTCAGACAAGGCGCTGGCGCCAGACCAGGTGGTCACGATCGCCGGCACCGTCGGATTCTTCAAGGTCAAGGAGATCCCGGACCACGGCCGGTTCGTCGTACTGTACGGTGGCAACGTCCAGAGGCGCGGCGGTATCAAGGCGTCGAGTCGTACGGTGCCGCCGGCGAAGGTCGAGCCGATCACTAGCTCGGCGACTCTGAAGCGAGCGAACGCCACACTGCATGCCATCGCCGAGGCGATGGAAGCCGCACCGCACCCGCACTACAAGAAGGCCGGCGCCAAGTAGCTCGGCCGCAACCCGAGAGGCAAGACGAGACATGAACGACCTGCGCAAGAGCAAGTTCGAGACCAAGGTAGCAGCGGCTGAGGCCGCCGTTGCCGCCGGCGCCAAGCTGTACGTCGGTGGACGACGTACCGTCGCCACTGCAGAGGAAGAAGGCGAGACACGGGTGTATAACCTCGGCGGCGGTGAGGGCGCCTACCAGTGGCGCTGGCTGACCGCGCTGGATGATCCGAGTGGCATTCGGTAACATCACAATGTATAATGACATCAGCCAGCCGGCGAACCCGGCTGGCACCAGGACTTCAGACACAGACAAAGGAACCAACCCAATGCACGCAACAGCCCCAGTGCCGAACCGATCGACGTCATCGTTTGTCGTCTCCTTCGGCCTGATCAACATCCCGGTCAGCGTCTACACGACGGTGGCCGAGACCAAGGTCGCCCGCAAGGAGTTCACCGCGGACGGCCACGCCGTCGGCCGTAAGCCGTACGACAAGGAAACGGGCGCTGACGTCAACTTCGGTGACGTCGTCAAGATGGTCGAGGTCGGCGGCGCCACAGTGCCGCTGTCCGACGAGGAGATCGCTGGCGCGACCGGCCACGTCGCCGGTGTCGCGCCGATCGTCGGCCGCGTCTCGATGACCGAGCTCAACTCGGACTTCATTGCCGAGCGCGTCTACCAGCTTCGCCCGAAGAGCGACAAGAAGGTTCAGAAGGCGAGTGATCGCGCATTTGCGCTGCTGATCGCCACGCTGAAGGAGACAGACGAGGCCGCGCTGGTGCGAGTCAGCATCCGCGGCACTGTCGCCAAGTGGGGCGCGATCACACCGGACGGGTACCTCCGCATCATCCACAGCGCAGACCAGGTGAAGGCGGCGCTGCCAATGCCCGACGCGGTCGTCACCGAGAAGGAGACGGAGCTCGCCAAGGCACTCCTTGGCGCGATCCCGACACTGGCCGTGGAGGACCTCCGTGACGATTCCAGTGAGCGGATTGCCGCATACGTCGACGAGAAGCTGGCTGCTCTGGCTGGCACTGGCACACTGCTGACCGAGCCGATGGCTCTGACGCCGGCCGCGGTCGATGACATGTTCGCAGCGCTTCAGGCAAGCATGGACGCCCTCGTGGCGAAAGGATGAAATGAAATGATCACACCACAACAGCGGCTGGCTGCCAGCAACAAAGCGAACGCCAAGCGTCGAGCACTGTCAGCCGAGACGAAGGGTCTGGCCGACTGCGGTCGGGCCTCGTCTGGTCGGTATAGCACTGGCTGCCGATGTGACGCGTGTCGCACGGCAAAGCGCGAGTACGACGCAGCGAGAATTGCCACCGCGTGATAGTGTCCCGTGTCATGAGGGCACGGGTGGCGGCACTGTTGGTGGCGAGTGCGGCGGTGATCGGGATACCGGCTGTTGCTCTCACGGAATCGGGTGGTGTGGTGCAGGGCGGCGGGTCCTACACCACGACCTCCCATCCGTCGTACACAACGACGACGACGACGATCACTCCACCCACCAGCACCTCCTCCCCGTCCACCACGACTACGACGGCGGGTTCGACCACTACGTCCTCTACTCCGACCTCTACTTCGACTACGAGCGTGGTGACTTCTACGAGTACGACGACTACGACCTTGACAACTACGTCCACGACCGCAGCGTCGACCACCACGACGACTGAGGTCATCAAGAAGGTCTTTGTCTGTAAGTTCGTGGGGACGCCGGGAGTTGATGAGAGACTTCAGACTGGTCAGAACCCGATCTCGGTCAGCGTCAACGCCATCCCCAACTGGGACGGCGTGATCGGCTCCTTCTTCGCTGACGCCCAGGGCCGCAGTCGGGTGATCGCCTTCGACGTCGGCCAGCCCGAACCTGACGTGTCTCAATGCCTCCCTGGTGGTGGTACAACAACTACATCGTCAAGCACCACGACAAGTTCGACCACCGCGCCAAGCACGACGACCTCCACCGTCGTGCCTACGAGCACGTCTACGACGACTTCCACCCCATCTTCTACGACGACGACTTCCTCGACTTCTACTTCCCTCCCCCAGATCACACCGTTCGCGATCGAGGTCGCCCCGCTGTGCCCGGACGGGACGACACCGCAGATCGAGATCACGTTCGGGGTACGCCCTGATCTGAACGGTCAGACCGGCACCCTGAGCTTCTCCACCGGAGGGTCGGTCCCGTTGGTGTTCAACTCGGGTGGGACGACCGACATCGCGTATCCGGCGTCGGCCGGGACCGGGCCGGTGACGATGACCTACACGTTGGGGGCCGAAAGTGTGGAGCGCTCGACGACCTTCCCCGAAGCTTGTGAGGTGACGACATCAACGACCACGACGACCTTGATTGGCACGACGACGTCTACAGCGGCTCCGACGACGACGACCGCTCCGTCGACATCTACAACGAGCACCAGCAGCACGTCCGTGCCATCCTCGACGACTACTTCGTCGACCACCTCAACGACCCTGCCTGACACGTTCACGTTCGGCGCGGCCGGCACGGTGTGCGTGCGTGAGGTGCCGACGATCCGCATCACCTTCCAGAACCTGTTCCCGTCCCTCGCCGGGCAGACGGGCACTCTGACCATGACGGCGGCGGCAACGGGCGAAGTCGTTGGCGTCCAGTCCCTCGTCTATGAACCCGGGACGACAGTCGACATCCTCTACCCGGGGACGCATGTCAATCCCGACGGCTCCGTGGCCGACGTCCCCGGGTGGATTCTCAACGAGGACGGCTTCTGGATTCAGGACCCGTCCGATGCCTTCCTCCGCGACGGCATTTTCCTCACTTACGAGGTGAACCCGACGGCAGGCCCGGTGCTGGTGCTTTACCCACCCGAGTCGAGCGCCTGCGCCAACCCGGACGGCCCGTTCCCGCCGTTGAATCCGAACCAGCTGCCGCCTACCGCGTAGGCTGATACCGCGAGCCGGCCCTCTCAACTGTGGGGGGAGGGGGCGGCTCGCTTGACCGCAGACACAGACAGGAACACAGATGACACTGAGTATGGATGAACACGCACGGCTGGATGAGACGCGAGGAGGAGCATGGCTGACACCGTCAGAGGCGAGGCGTCATGACTTTCTGACGACGACGAGCGGCGGCCTGATCGACAAGGTCGACGCTGCCGCAGTGTTCGGCGCTGGCGGTGGCGGCGTCGCCGCGTACCTCCGGCACGTCAGTCATGTCGCGAGCTTGACGCTCGTCGAGGATGACGCGTCCGGACTGATCGCGCTGCGGAACACGTACACCGGCGCTCGCGGCGTGACGATCGTCGAGGCCGATCCGGTCGAGGCACTGGACGATGTCATCCGGCAGCGCCAGCCGTCCGTGGTGATCCTTGACCTACGTGGCCGCGAGGTGGAGCCGCCCGTGGTCCGGGTATTGGCACAGCCGCTTGATCGCGTCGAGGTCCTGTGGGTCATCTACGGGCCTGAGACGGACTCCGAGCGGGCCGCGGGCCTCGACGAGATGATCCGGACCTGGCACTCGGACGAGCTGCGTTGGTACCTGCAGTCGGTGAAGCACAACGACGAGATCGGCTCGCTGCTCGTGTATGCCAGAGAGTGACCGCGAAGTTCATAGTATAGTATAGTAAGTGACACAGACAGGAAGGATGACGGATGACGTTGCGACTAGAGGACATGACGACGGTCGACCACGAGACGTTGGTGGGCGCGCTGCGATGCGCCACGATCGGTCACGCGTGGTTCGACGTCGACTCGACGTGGAAGCCGAACATGGGTGTGCCACTGACAGTCCGCTGCGAGCGCTGCGGCCGCGAGCGGCGTGACACACTGGACGTTCACGGTGAGGTGCTCAACCGGGACTACTGGCCGCGCAAGTCGTGGCTCCGCTACCCGAAGCATCAGCGACCATCTCGCGCTGAGTTTCGTCAGCTGCTGCTGAAGCAGCGGATGCTCGAGGCTCGTGAGGCTCGGAAGATGGCGGTGAGCGCATGACTCGTGAGAAGGTGCCGTGCCCGGAGTGCGGCGTCGAGTACTACCGCGGTCCCGGCATCACGATGCATCGCAAGAGCGCGCACGGCGTTCAGCCGGCCGGCAACGCGGCCTTGCGGAAGCGTGATCGTGAGCGAAAGCGTCGCTCTCGCGCGAAGGCAAAGTCTTTGACGCCGACGACGGCGCAAGTCGACGCTGGCTCGGAGTTGACGGCCGACGACATTCTCGTCTCATTCGTCTCCATGCGATGGCCGGAGCGAATGCCGACATCCGTGATGGCACCACTGCTTGACTGGCGTGAGGCGACCAGTCGGATGCTCGAGCGAACTCAGTGACCTACTCGTACTCGTCTCGTGTCGTCCTCGGGCAGTGTCCCGGCGAGGGTGGCCCGCTGCCGTTCTTCGGCGACGTGCCATCGGACTCCGCCGGGCGCATGGACAAGTTGATGGCGAACTGGCGCGATCATGCGCGGGGCGTGAACCTCTGGTGGAACGCGCACGACTGGCAGTGGGGCAATCCGCATCACCTCGACGACATCGTCGCGGAGACTCAGTGTGAGCTGATCGTTGGCCTTGGCACGTTCGTCTGCACAGAGCTCGGCATGAACAAGCGCGGTGACATCTTCGAAGCTGAGGTCGTGCCATTGCTCACTCGCGAAGTTCTCGCAGTTCGCTTTCCACACCCGTCCGGGCGCAATCACTTCTGGAACATGGAGCGCAACCGTGAGTGGGCGGCACACGCGCTCCAGTACTCTCTGACAGCGCCGATCAGCGAGATCCGTGAACTGACGAAGCATGACAGGCGCTGGGTAGCAGCACGATGAGTGAAGCCATAAGAGTCAGTCACAGCGACATCGCGTCGTTCCTTCGCTGCCGGCGCCAGTTCGCGTGGTCATACATCGACGATTTCCGCGAGCCGGAGCGACTCTGGGGGCCGATGGCCACGGGCAGCCGCGTCCACAGCGCGATCGAGCAGGCGCGCAAGACGGCGACGCCGATTGTGGAGACCCACAAGGCACTGGCCGCTCGTGATGAAGAAGTCTTGATCGCGACTCGCGCTCCCGGCTGGGCCCTGGACGATTTCTACGAGAACGTGATCATGGGCCGCAACTGCTGCATCGCCTATGAGCGCTGGGTCGAGACCGAGGGACCGTACGATGGCTACGACGTCGAGTCAGAGGTGCTCCTCGAGGCACCGATCCTGGACGGCCGCGCGATTCTCATCGGCAAGGCCGACCTGCTGCTGACTCGGCGCGACGACGGCTGGATCTTCACGGACGACATCAAGACGTCGTCGACGCACGTCCGGACGACGCTGCCGGTGATCCTCGAGAAGAGTTATCAGCATATCTGCTATCAGGGCCTCGCTCAGCGGATGAACCCGGAGGCGCACATCGGCGAGGCGTGGTACACGATCCTGTTCAAGGCGAAGAATCCGGCGAGGATGACTCACCCGATGGTGGAACGGTTCCGGGTGCCCGGCCATATCAGCGCGCTGCCGAATCGCATGCGACAGGTCGAGACGATCGTCGCCGACATGCTGGCGCTGATGGAGCGCCGCGAGAGTGAGGGTGCACACGTCGCCTACCCGACTCCCGGAGACAGCTGCCGGTGGTGTCCCATGAGATTACCGTGTGGGTTGGTAGATGAAAATCCTTTGGGCGCTCGAGCACTGCTCGATGTTGAGTTCGTGCGCGGCGGCCGCCATGCACGGTACGACAATGAAGGAAACAGGAGATGACATGACGAACACTATGACTACTGACACGACCGTAGAGCTGATGTCGCCATCGCCGGACGTAGCGAAGATGCGTGATCAGCTCGACATAATCGGCATGCTCGCGCTGCTGCCGTATCCGTTCACGCCAGATCAGGCGATGAAGGTATTCCGCCTCATCGACCACATCGTGCTTGACTTGAGCGCTCCGCTGATCGACATCTGGCCGCGTGAGGAATCGAAGAATCGCTACATCGCGCTGAAGTTCAAGGGCTTCTCCAAGGCGATGTACGTGCACTCGAACACGCGCACCGATAGCTACGTCGACATGCCGGACGGTCGGCGAGTGACTCTTTGATCATGATCAACGACAGGAGAATGACATGACCACGAAGATGCCCAAGCTGATGGGCACGCAGGAGATGGTGGCGCGCATCCGCGTGCACTCGCTCGACGAGGCCGATGACTTCCTCGAGGCGTTCGCGCCAGGCGCTCGCAAGAAGGGAACGGTTCAGATCCTTCGAGCGACGCGCACGAAGGGCGTGGACTCGTATCTGCTGACGATCAAGTTCACGCACACCGCCCAGAACATGACGCAGACGGTCGACGGCTACCCGTCGGGCAACGGCGACGGCGACTACAACACGCGTCGCTTTATCCAGGAGGCGTCTGACCGCAGCAAGATCGATCCGATGAAGGTCGAGATCGAGCTCGGGCGCTGGGTGCGTGCGTGAGCGACCGCCCGTACGACTTCAGCGTGCCGATCGACGAGGCTCACCGGATCTCGCTCGAGCTCACGGGTCTCATCAACGAGGCGTACGAGCAAGCACGCAGGCGGGCGGCTGCATGGCAGCCCGCGCCCTGTCCACCGCGCTGTACTCGCAGCTGAGTACACGGTAGTGTAGACGATATCGACACAGACAGGAAGATGATGAAGTGAATCGGTCACTGACGATCCTCGTTCACGGGGCTAGTAAGAGTGGCAAGAGCTCGTTCAGTGTCACGTGTCCGACGCCGCGTCTGTATCTCGATGTCGAGTCGGCCGGCCGATTCCTCGCGATCAAGGCAGTTTCATGGGACCCTGCCCGTGAAGCACCGCCAGTAGAGGATGGCACGTGGGACACGGCCGTGGTCGCGACGCGTGACTGGGGTACGGTTGAGCGAGCGTATCAGTGGCTTGCCTCAGGTCAGCATCCGTTCAAGAGCGTCATCATCGACTCTGTCAGCGAGCTCCAGCAGCGCTTCATCGAGAGCAAGTCAGGCCGCAATCAGCCGACGATGCAGGATTGGGGCGCGGTGTTCCGCGTGGTCTCCGGTCTCGTCCGCGACATTCGCGACTTGACGATGCATCAGACCAAGCCGCTCGAGTGCGTCGTCATGACGGCGATGACTCGACAGCAGGAGGGGATGTGGCGCCCGTGGGTCAGTGGGCAGCTCCAGACCGTCTTGCCGTACCTGCTCGACGTAGTGGCGTACTTGTGGACCGAGCAGGCGGTCGACGAGACGACCGGAGAAGTGAAGGAGGTTCGTAAGATCCTGACGCGCCGGACGACACAGTTCGAGGCCGGCGAACGCGTCGACGGCAAGATCCCGATCGTGGTGGAGGTGACGGCACGCGCTCCTGGTGAGCCGGGCACAGACATCGACCGCCTGATCGACATGGTCTTTCCGCCGACGGCGACAACTGAGACTGAGACAACACCAATCACCACAACAACGGAGACTACAGATGACCATTGACTGGGGCGCGGAACTCGACCGCGTCGAACAGGCCACCAAGCCCATGGCTGAGGGGCCGCACACCTTCCGGATCGTCGACGCGAAGCCCGTGACAGCGAGCACCGGCAACAAGATGATCAAGCTCACGTGCAAGGTCGAGGGCGGCCCTGACGACGGCAAGCTCGGCTACAACAACATCGTGTTCACGTTCGACAACCCGCGGGCACTGAAGATGACACTGCGGCGCCTGCGTGCCCTCGGCATCGACGCTGACTTGCTGCGCGGCGAGAAGCCGTCGATCGAGCAGATCGCCGGCAAGCTGATGGGTCGCAGCGCGGAAGGCAACGTGACGCATCGCCAGTGGAACGGCGAGACGCAGGACGACATCGACTTCGGCGCGGCCGGCTCTGGCACGCCGGTCATCCCGGCGGCGCCCGTCGTCGGTGGCCCCGCTCCAGTTGTCGCTCCCGCGCCGACCAAGGAGGCGGCGGCCCCGCCGGCGCCGGTCATCCCGACCGAGCCGACGACGCCGGTCGCGCAGAGCGAGGAATCGTTCTGACATGACCGATCGCCTCGACGAGATCTTCGCCCGGCAGCAGCAGCTCCAGCTGGAGTCGTTCCACATCGACGTCACCGCCCTCGAGGGCCTGCCTCGCGAGAGGTACGTCGTCCAGAACGCGTTCGCTGTCGTCGCGGAGCTCGTCGAGGCGCTCGACAACATCGACTGGAAGATGTGGACGACCGGCAGCCCGGCGCGGTTTAAGGACCGGGACAGCTTCGTCCGCGAGATGGTCGACGTCCTGCATTTCATGGTGAACCTCCTTCTGATCGCCGACTGCGATGCCACAGAGCTGTATAGTCGTTATCTCAGGAAGGCCGAAGTCAACGCGCAGCGTCAGCTGGACGGGTACGACGGCGTCAGCACAAAGAAGGATGGGCGAGCGATGGACGAGCCCGAGTGGCGTCGAGAGGAGGTGGAACCATGAACGTGCTTGACGAGCTGAGGCAGACGACGAAGGCGCTCGAGGACGCGGAGTTCGTCGTCTTCAGGCTCAAGCAGCAGCGCGACGCGCAGGTGTCTGCGGCTCGCGACGAGCGCATCGGCTACGCCGAGATCAAGGACGCGACCGGCATGTCGATCAGCTGGATCAACGCGTCGCTCGTGCGCACCGACGGCTATCGGCCGCGCGCCGGCCGGCCGCGGAGGCGCGAGGTCGCGTAGGTAGCGGCGGCCACCTATGCCAGCGACCAGCCGGCGCCGTGATCACAGAGCCACGACGCCGCTGGTCGCTTCTGCGTTCTGCCCGCGTGCGGCCCGTGTGGCTTTTGCTTACATCGCGTTGTATAATGGTTCCAGACACAGACCCAGACCAACTTCGAGGAGACCATGTCCACCACAGTCAAGTTCGACCCGACGGCGCCTGACGCCGGACGGGCCATTCTGGCGGCGGCCTTGGACCGGACCAGCGCGATGCGGGACCTCAGCCGCATCAAGTCGATGCCGTCCACGACGACCGCCTCAACCTCTACACCGGCCGAGCCCGCCAAGATGCGGACCGTGTTCGACGGCATCGAGGTCAGCTCCAGCTACGTCAGGCCGAACGGCTCGGAGTACAAGCCCCGCGCCATGACGGTCGACGGCGTCGTCGTCCACGACGTCACCTTCGTCCGGTCGGCCGCCAAGGTCAACAAGCCCGTACTGCTGTACGGCCCGCCAGGAACCGGCAAGACCTCGCTGATCGAGGCCGCCTTCCCCGACGTCGTCACCGTCCAGGGCACCATCGAGACCGAGATGACCGACTTCGTCGGCAGCTGGGTCCAGGACAGTGACGGCACGTACCGCTGGATCGACGGCCCCTTGCTGGTCGCCGCCGATGAGGGCAAGAAACTGCTGATCGACGAGATCGCTCTTATCGACCCGCGGAGCCTGGCCGGCGTCTACGGCGTCATGGACGGTCGCGACGAAATCGTCGTGACTCAGAACCCGAAGCGTGGCGTTGTCAAGGTGCAGCCCGGGTTCATGGTGCTCGGAGCGTTCAACCCGAACGTCCCCGGCGCCGTGACATCGGACGCGCTGATGAGTCGCTTCCCGGTTCAGATCGAGGTCGGCACCGACTGGTCACTCGCCTCGGCGCTCAAAGTGCCGGCAAAGATCATCCAGGTCGTTCGCAACCTCAACCACAAGGCCGAGACCGGAGAGATCACCGCGGCCCCCCAGCTTCGCGAGCTGCTCGGCTTTCGCGACCTCACCGAGGTCTACGGCGAGGAGTTCGCCCTCAGGAACTTCATCAGCCAGATCCGTCCGGAGAACCGGGCGGTCGCGCTGGCAGCTATCAAGGCGGTCATGGGCGCAGAGCCCACCGCACTCACCATCTGACACAGACAGGACACATCATGACCACCACAGCAGCGAGCTTCCTCGGCTCCAACCCCCACGTCGCGCCGTCACCCCATGGCGTGGACGCCTATGGCCTCTACATCGAGACCGTCGAGGTTAACAGCCTCAACCAGGTCCAGTGGTACAACCGGATCTTCCTGGCCGGCAACGCAATCAGCTTCTATCACCGAGCAGCTCACGCCTCTCGAACCACGTGGAAACTGTACCGCTACGCTGACACCGCCACCGCCGAGAAGGCGCTGACCAAGTTCACCACGGGCGGCCGCGGCACGATGCTCCTCCGCGGGGCGCCGATTCTCGTCCAGTTGGACGCGGTCGACGTCACCGCGATTGATGAGATGAAGATGCCGATCGCTCGGTATCGCGGCAACAACCGCCACGAGAGCTTGTTCGGCAAGTTCAACCTAGACGACACGCCCCAGATCGCACCGCAAGCGCTCAACGCCAAGGGCTTCGACTCCGCGAATGCCGCGATCGTCGCGGCCGCAGCCTCGGCCGCAGCCGCCGCCAAGGTGGCGACCGACTTGACGTCAACCATGACCCCACCCTTGCCGACAGTTGGCGGGATGACGAGTGGCACGACGACGAGTGGCACGACGACTGCCACGATCATCACCACCAGCTCGGGCACCGAGCCGTACTGACCGACAGCGCCCGGTCCGGGAGTCAGACGGGTTCCCGGCCGGTGGCCATTGTGTTCACAATGGTGTATAATGAGGACATGACAGACATGAAGACGACAAGGACGGTGAACCCGCAGCGTGACGCTCTGCAGGTCGCCCTGAACGCGGAGATCCGGTACTCCCCGCTGCGGGTGCCCAGCGCGGTCGTCCACATCGAGGACGACGAGTCGCAGCCGAACCCGCCGGCGGTGGCGTGGTACGAGCCGAAGACCGGGGACATCCACATCCACATCGACCGCGCCAAGATCAACCCCACCGACGCCAACTCGCGCGGCCGCAAGGACTACGCCGTCACCCGCGGCCTACTGGTCCACGAGGCCTCGCACGCCAAGAACAGCGCCTGGCTGACCACCCTCTGGCACACCGGCATCAAGCCGTCGGTGATGCGGACTCTGACGATGTTCGAGGAGATGCGGGTCGAGGCACGGGCGGTCAACGCCGACCCGGACGAGTCCCGCATCAACCTCCGGGCGTCGCTGCCGCTGGCGATGGGTGACATCCGCGACAACCCGCCGGTGACCCGCTACGACGCGGCCAACAGCTGGGGCCTCATCTACGGCCGCTCGCTGACGACGGTCGTCAGCCACATCGAGCTCCAGTGGCTCGATGACGCGGCTCGCACCATCCTCGGCGACGACGACGTCGATCAGCTCGGCGACATCCTTCAGGAGGCGATCGGCGCGAGCCACCGCGACGCTGCCCGACTCATCCAGCTCGCCGAGGAGTGGATCGACTTGGTCGGCGCTCCGCCGGAGGGCGAGGGTGGCGGCGGCTGCGGTCATGGCGAGCCGACCGAGACCGAGCCGGAGGGCGAGAAGATCGAGAAGGGTGAGCCCTCCAAGGATGCCGCGAAGGGTGAAGAGGACGAGGACGACGGTGACGCCAAGGCGACAGCCGACGGCGCGGCCGCCGAGGACGAGTCCGACGGCAAGCCATCGCGTGGCAAGTTCAACAGCGAGGACGATGATGAGGACGAAGAGTCCGCGGAATCCGAGAGCGCGCCGATCAGCAAGGACGCCGGCGAGCTGATCAAGGAGATGCTCGACCAGCTCCTCGATGACGTCGAGATCAACTGGTCGAAGGTCAGGGTCGACATGGCCGACCCGATGGACATGGCCAAGCGCGTGTTCGGCATCCACCGCAGCGACAAGGACATCACGAAGTCGGCACCGACCGCGGTCCACCACGCCGCAGTTGCCAAGACGGCGAAGGCGCTGGAGGAGCTGGTCGTCCCCGCGATCAGCAAGGTCAGCGTCGCCGCTGAGCTTCCGCCGGGACGGCTGCGGACCCGCGAGGCGGTCCGTGCTTCTGCTGAGCGTGCGCAGGGTCGGATGGTGACGGCTCGTCCCTGGGAGGCGACGAAGCGCCGCCACACGACCTCACGCCCGATCGTGGTCGGCATCGCCACCGACGTCAGCGGCTCGATGGGATGGGCCGAGCAGATGGTCGCGGACTTCGCCTACACCTGGACCAACGCCGGTCGCCGGATCGGAGCCCGGACCGCGGCAGTCACGTTCGGTGATACCGCTCAGGCGATCGCCGGTCCCGGTGAGGTCCTGTCCGAGGTCCCGCGCCGCAGCGCCAACGGTGGCAAGGAGCGGGCCGACCACGCGCTGGCCGCCTTGGACGGGGTGCTCAAGCTGAGCCACAATAACGGCGCCGCCAAGTTGCTCGTCATCGTCAGTGATGGTGTCCTCGTGATCTCCAACGAGATGGACCGAGTCCGCCAGCGGCTAGCCGACTTCAAGCTCGGTGGGACGACCGTCATCTGGGTGACGCCGGAGCGGTCGTACGTCAAGGGTCTCGTCAAGCTCGGCCTCGTCGAGATCGTTGAGGTCTCGATGGGACGCGGCTCCTTCGACCAGGTCCAGGAGGAGGTGCTGAAGAAGATCAGCCAGCTCAGCCACTGAGCAACCACACAGACCAAGACCCCCTCAGACACAGACAACAAGGAGGATCCCATGTGGATCATCAGCAAGACCGGCTTTGTGTCGGTCGTCCAGCATCAGCAAGACCCCAGCCTCATGCGAGCGAGGGCTCGCCGACGCGACCATCTCGTCAATACGTTCGGCCTCGGCGACGAGGAGGTAATCGACCTCGGCCCCGGCGCCAACGACTACCGCTGGCATGCTGACGTCACTCGCGAGCACGTCAAGCTCGCGCTGGCCTCAGCCGTCAACGACGTCGACTACGACAGCCACGTCAAAGAGGCGGTCACCGGCGGTGACGAGGTGTTCTACACCGCGATGATCAAGAGCTGGGGCGCTCTGCGGAAGCTGCAGTCATGATCGGCGAGGTCGATCACAGCGGCGCCGTTCCACTGCTGGAGTTCTTGGTCGTCGTCGCGTCTGGCCTCCTGATCCTCGACGTCGTGGCGGAGGTATACCGCTGGAACATCCGTCGGCGTGAAGAGCGTGACCAGGAGAGGCCATGGCGTGGCATCGAGTGACTGGTCTGACAGCCGAGGACATGGTCAAGGCCGCGTCCAAGCGACGCTTCGTCGTCCTCGCTGACGGCCGCCCGGTGGAGCTCGTTCGCTGGCCGGCCACCGGCACGGGCCGCGCCCGCGTCCAGACACCGCGGGGCAAGCCGTTCAGCGTCGCCGTCGCAGCGGTAGTCGAGATCGATCTCCCGCCAGGTGGCAATGTCATACAACACGATGTATAATGACGCCATGACAGAGACACAGACCACCACGCCGGCGGCGGCGAACCCTCTGACCGCCGCGCAGGCCGACTTCATCGGCGGCCTCCTCGACGAGCGCGAGGGCTTCACCCCCGGATTCGAAGTTCGAGTCCGCGAGGGCATCGCCACCTGGGCGATCGACAAGACCAAGGCGAGCGAGATCATCGGCTGGCTGCTCGAGCGCCCAAAGAGGGCGAAGGCGACCGGCCCCACCTACACCGCGATCCTCGCCGATGACAAGCTCGACATCCCCGCCGGCCACTACGCCGCGACCGTTCCCGGCTCGCACGAGCCGCTCTCGTTCTTCCGGGTCGACCGGCCGACCGAGGGCAAGTGGGCGGGCGCGACGTTTGTCAAGCACATCGTCGGTGGACACCCGGACTACCCCGTCAAGGGCGCGGCTGCGCAGGAGGCGTTGAAGGCGATCAACGACGCCGGCATCGTCGCCAGCGCCGTCAGGTACGCCGCTGAGTTCCGTCGCTGCCTTCACTGTAACTTGCAACTGACCGACCCGATCAGCCGCGCGATCGGTATCGGCCCTCACTGCCGCAAGGCTTACGCCGGCACCGCACTGATCGCCGCCGTCCTGGCGGTCGGTCGGTGAGCGTCGACATCGTCTGGGCGGCGCTGGAGAACCGGCGCCGCTCGGTCAACCTCCTTCGTGCCGTCGACTGCCTGCAGCCGGCGGCACTCGAGCGCGCGGCCACTGTCGCCCTCACCGGTGCCGCGGTCAGCGTGCTTGACGCAGTCGGCGACGGCATGCCCGACGACACCGTCGTCTGGCCGATCGTCGAGTCGGCATGGCCGTACGAGCACGTCCCCGCGCTGTTCGTGGCGACCGACCCGATCACAACCGAGTACATCATCACGTCCAACGACTACGGCATCCTAGATGAGCCGTACGTCGACGTCAAGGAGCTGACGGCGCAGCTGATCGTTCCGCCCGGGTTCTACAGCCGCCAGCCGATGCCGGTCTACATGCGCGTCGAGGACGGTCACCTCGAGAAGATCAACATCGATGCCGCGGACTACAGCCTCGCCGTGGACATCCATCCGGACGGCGACTCCACCATGAGCTGGATCCCGTGGGGCGAGAAGATGCGGACGCGCGGCACTGACTGGCGGATCAGCAAGTCGACGCGGCGACAGCGAGCACTGGTCCATGCGATCGCGACCGGCAAGATCATGCTCGCTGATCCCGACGGTATGACCAAGACTCAGCGACGGCGGCTGGAGCAGGCGAAGACGACACTGAAGATCCTTCGACCGGTCCGCATCGGTGACGCGCTTAACAGTCCAACCGCACCTGTCATCCACCACCGCTCGCACTGGACGGCAGACGGCCTCGAGAAGCGAGCGATGTCGCTGTCATGGGCGAAGCAAATATGTGACCGTGACCCGGTGATGACTTCATACAAGTGCCACGTCTGTGGCAAGATCCACGTCGGTCACACCGTTGAGACGATCGACCTCTAGGGAGATGACATGAAGATACTCTGCACTGCGTTCAACAGCGCGGCGCTGACCGAGGCGACGCACCGGTGGCATATTCGTAATGCCGTCGGCGCCTACGTCGCCGCGCTGAGAGACCTCGGGCACGACGTCGACTGGCGACGCTCGACGATGGATGACGCCGATCTCGTGCAGACACGCCGTGATCAGTACGACGTCATTATCGCTAACGTCGTTCCGCCGCTCAGTCTCGTCGCGATCGACTGGATTCCAGTCGTCAGACTGATGAACGCGGCGACCGAGCGTGGCATCCCCGTGATCATGTCCATCGACGACTGGAATACAGACAACGTGACCCGCCGCGTCGAGCGCAACGGCGAGAATCCGAGTCTCGTTCTCGGCAAGGACTTCCACGCGAAGCGCGCCGGCTACGAGTGGGCGATGGCCGATCACGACCGGTACGTCAGGATGTGCTTCGACTTCGCCGCGACCAAGTTCCCGACGCTCGTCTGCGCCTACGAGTTCGGTACTGCCGAGGGCTTCGCAAGGCTCGCGAGCCGGCTGCCGGGACGAGTGTACCAGTTGGACCCGACGCCGTACGTTCACCACAACTACTACCCGCAGATGCCCGCGAAGCGTGACCGCGTGTGGGTCATGTCATCGCTCGCGTGTCATAACAAGTGGCTATCTGAGCACGAGTGGAAGTGGCCGGGCGAGTATTACCTGACGGTTGGAGAGAAATGGCCGCCGCCACCCGGCTGGGAGATCCATCCGCCGATCAAGCAGCACGACATTATCGAGCGCTACGGCCAGGTCTGGGGCGTGCTCCTTCAGCCGTACAAGAGAATGCTCAGCTCGGGCTGGTGGCGTGACCGGTGGGTGACTGCGACGAGATCAGGCACGGTACTGTATGTCGATCCGGCCGACGCCGGCCGATTGACTGACCACAACTTCAGACGTGAGATTGGTGACATCGAGAACATGTCGACAGAGGACCTAGCGCGGCTGGCGAATCGTCAGCGTGAGGAGATCGAAGACTGGCTCTGGACTAAGGAGCGACTCCAGCGCGAGCTGTCACTCGTGCTCGAGCTGGAGTGCCGATGACCGATCCGACGCCACCGTGGGAGTACGACGAAGTTGATCGTGGCTACGAGACGGCATGTTGGATCGTTCGCGCGAAGAACAAGACTGGGATTCATCCTCGTGCTGGACTCACGAACTGGTTCTCGCGATTCCTTCTTCGTGGTGAGAAGGGTGTCTTCCAGCATCTCTGTGAGCAGTGGGGTGAGGTCAATTGCTGCGCTCGCTTGTCCCACATCGTGGTTGGCACGCAGTCATCGAATGCTAAGCACTGGCATCAGCTTCGTCGCGAAGCCGGTGTTGGCTTCTATCACATGCGCGGGCAGCGAAGAGTTCTCAAGACACGTCAATGCGAGGTCTGTAAAAGAGTCATTAGCCTCGTCAACTTTGAAAGGCACAAGTGTAAGTAATGACTTTCTCGGTCGTGGATGTCAACGGGCTCAATGGAAGTCTCAGCTGGGGAATGAACCAAGCTGGTGGTCGTCTGTTGTACCGAACGGGATACCTCGATCTCGGTCGAGCGATTGTCAGAGCGAACGCGCCACTGTGGGGCAATGATTGGCACGACTACATCGAACCGGGTGTCAAGGACTGGGAGGCGTGGTACCTAGGTGACCAGATGGCTGATGTCGTCGTAGCAGTCCCACCATGTAGTGGATTCTCCTTGCTAACTGGCAAGGGCTTGTCGCGCGGGACTGGGAACGCAGTTAACGCTGGTGCAGCTCATCCAATGAACTCGTGCATGTGGGAGTCTGCACGCTACGCCGCTCGTCACGCGCCGCAAGTGTACGTCTTCGAGTCGGTCACGGGCGCGTACCGTCGCGGCCATGACGTCATGCTCGGTCTCAGATCCGAGATCGAGCGGATCACCGGCAGGCACTACACGCTCACGCACTGGCTCCACGACTGCGCCGTGCTTGGATCGCCGACGTCTCGTCAGCGGTACATGTTCGTTGCCGTCCAGGGCGACACGCCGTTCTGCGTGACGCCGGTCGAAGAGTACGCGGTGAAGGAGCTGACTACGACGCGTGACGCGATCGGCGACCTCAGCAGCATGGACACAGGCGTTGGCTTGCGCCCCATCCCGTATCCGACGCTCGCCGGCGTGTTTGGTCGTCGTCTTCATCGCAAAGACAAGATGGTCGACGGTCACTACAACAACACCGACCTTCGTCGTGATCGCGGGCTGGCGCCGCCGAAGTGGCATCACCAGGTCGATCAGATCGCCAAGACGCTGCAGGCTCACGGTAGCAATTGGCGTCAGGGCCAGAGCGAGCCGGACGCGCTGCGATGTCTCTACCAGGCGGCTGGCCTCGACCCGCTGGTCGCGATCGAGGGCGAGAAGCGCGCCGGCAAGTTTGTGCAGAACGACTTCAACCTCGGTGCGTACTTCGCGTGTCGTCTGATCTGGGACGCGCCGTGCGGCGTCATCTCCGGCTCCGGCGGCGACAGCTTTGTGCACCCGGAGCATGACCGCCTGCTGACACACCGCGAGTGCGCCCGAATCCAGGGCTGGCCGGACGAGCTCGTGATCGAGTTCGACTCGAAGAAGTTCGGCAAGGAGCACCTCGGCGCGGTCTGGGGCAAGGCTGTGACACCGGTCGTGGCACGTCATGCTGCGCAGGAGATCGCAGCATGGCTCGAGCAGCCGGCCATGATCGGCAAGAACGCGGGCACGCTGATCGGTGATCGCGAGTACTTGATCGATGACCTCGAGCCGTCGCGCTTTCTGCGACGGATGTCGTCAGACCTGCGACGCAGGACTCTCGCTGCCTGACGAGGTATAGTCTCGGCAGACAGCCAGACGCTAGACGCAGACGAGGACGACAGACCGACCATCTACTGATCGCACAGGTCGTCCATGTCCAATCATGACGAGAAAGAGAGTCAGACGCGATGCCACGCACCTTTAAGGGATATGTTCCCATCGAGGCTCCGAGTTTCGAGCTCGAGTCTCCCGACGGCGCCCGCAAGATCACAGTCAACTGCATCGGCATGCTACCAGGATCAAGATTCCTTGACTTCCTCGCCAAGACCGGCGAGGACGACCCCAAGGCAATGGTTGGCGCGGTGGACGAGCTGCTCCGAGCAGCCGTCCGACCCGAGTCGTGGGACGAGTTTAAGGCCTTCATCGATCTACCCGATAACGGAATCGGCATGGACATGCTCGGCGAGATCACCGGGTACATCGGCGAGCTGTACGCGCGACGCCCTACGGCGCCCTCGGAGCCGTCCTTGGCTACCTGAGGGAGAACTGGTCGCCCCTAGCGGGCGAGTACTTCTGGCAGACCGGGCAGGATCTTCGCGACGAGCCGCTGCACTTGATCTTCGACTTCGGCTATGCCGCGCTACGACGGCACGTTCTTCGCACGGAGGAAGAGGACAAGCAACTGGGCAAGCTCGACAGGCTGCTGCGCGACTCCGGCCCCCTGGACGTCGAAGTGATACCCGACTGGATGAGCCAGTACGAGATCAAGAAGAGCGTGCCGCGCTGAGGGTGGTGACATAGCATGGCTGCCGAGGCTATCGGCACGGCATTTATTGTCATCAGAGCAGTCACGACTCGTCTCGCCAAGGACATCCAGGACGGCATCGAGAAGGGCGCCAAGGACGCTGACGTCGAGAGCTCCGGTCGCGACATGGGCGACCGGATGGGCACGGCCGGCGGTGAGTCGTTCGGGGACTCGTTCGACGAGACGTCATCCAAGAGAGTAGAAGAATCCGCTGACTCTCCTGAGATGAAGAAGTCTCAGAAGAAGTTCAGCGACAGGTTCTTCGGCCGCTGGGGCGCGCACTTCAGTCAGGGCGCTGATGATGTAAGTGACACGTTCCGTGAGCGACTCAGTGTTGGTATGGAGCGGTCGGCCACGGACATCGACGTCGATCGCGCTGCCGGCACGTTCGGTAGTGACCTCGGCGACGAGGTGGGCAACGACTTTGACGCGTCGTTCTCCCGCAACATGCAGCACAACTTCAAGAACCGGTCGAACGATGACACGTTCGGCACGGGCTTCAGTGGGTTCGCGCAACGTGCTGGCAAGAGCTTGGCCGACGGCGTGGGCACCACGTTCCTCGACAGCTTCGTTGGCTTTGGTGACACGGTCGCCGGCGCACTGAACAGCATCAAGATTCCGGGCGGCTCGATTGCCATTCTGGCTCAGCTCGCGATTCCTGCTCTTGGCGGGGCACTGCAGTCGATCGGTGCGCTCGCTGGCTCGGCCACGGCCGCGCTTGGCTTCCTCGGCACGGCGGCGGCAGGAGCAGGCATTGGGTTCCTTGGCCTGGGAGCGGCGATCGCGCCAGCGTTCCTTCTGATCAAGGGAGCGTTCGGCGTTGAGTCGGACGAGCTCGACGCGTTCAACGGGCAGCTTGATGACTTCAAGGAGAAGTGGGAGTCAGTAGGCCTAGCAACGCAGGAGACTCTGCTTCCAGCGCTGTCAGCGTCACTCGAGATGTTCGAGGCGCTCATCCCGACCTTTGAAAGCTATGGCTCGGTGATCGGCCAGGTCGTCGGCGACATCGCCTTCGGCGCCGCAGGTATTCTGACGAGCACAGAGAGTCAGCTGAAGCTCAGCAGTATCCTCGCCAATGGTTCGCAAGTCATACGGACACTTGGTGACGCCGGGGTCGACTTGATCGCGCCAGTGCTGACGATCCTCGAGGCGGCGATGCCGATCGCTCAGCAGCTCGCGGATGCGATTCACCGCGTCGTTCAGAGCTTCGCCGAGTGGATCGACATGAAGTCGAAGTCGGGCGAGCTTACGGCTTTGTTCCAGAAGTGGTACGACCGCTTCAAGCTGATCATGTCGATCCTCGGCAACCTCGGCAGCGCGCTGGCTGATGTCTTCGGAATCGGCGCTGACTCTGCCGACGGCATGTTCAAGACTCTTGATGCAATCACCGAGAAGTGGGCTGAGTGGACGAACTCCGACGAGGGTCAAGCGAAGCTGACGACCTTCTTCGAGAACGCGAGAAAGATCTCGGGTGAGATCTTCGGAATTATTGGCGACATCGGCAAGCGCTTGTTTGGTGGGATGTTTGACCCAAAGGGCACGGATGGTCTTTTGGGCTTCTTCAAGACCATCCGCGAGGTATGGATTCCCGCACTGTTCGATTTCGGCGGCATGATCAAAGACCAGCTCGGTCCAGTTGTCGGTCAGGTCTTTGGCGTCATCACTGATCTGGTCAAGACTCTCACGGAAAACCCCGAGCTCGCAGGCGGCATTATAGGAGTCCTCGCCTCGAATTTCGTCTTGCTCGTCGCTGCGCTCAAGGGTCTCAACGCCGTGCTTAACACGGAGTTCGTCAAGAAGTGGGGCCCTCTGATCCTGAAGATCCTCCTGTTCGCGAAGATCGGCGCGACGCTCTGGCCTATCGTCAAGAAGATCATTAAGGTGTTCCAGGGCCTCGAAGCGGTTCTGGGTGCGATCTTCTCGCCGATCGGCCTGGTCGTCGCCGCGGTTGCTGCGCTCATCGCCGGCATCGTTCTTCTGTACTTCCACTTCCAGCCGTTCAGAGACTTCGTCGACCGCAACATCATCGACCCACTGCAGCGACTATGGGACAGAATCGGTGGGTTCAGAGGGATCATTGACTTCTTCAAGGAGTTGCGTGAAGCCTTCAAGACAGGTGGGTTCGGTGGGGCGGTAGACTTCCTCAGCGAGCAGCTAGGAAATCTGCTCGATGACATCAAGGAGTTCTTCGCCGGCCTTCACATCGACTGGGGTGGGGTCTGGGACACTCTCTTCGAGGGCGCTGGAGACATCGGTGAGCAGCTCAGTGAGTGGCTGCAGACTGGTATTGACTGGCTCTCCAAGAACTTCCCCAAGATCGCCAGGACGATTGGGAAGATCGCCGGCAAGGTGCTTCTCGCTATCGTGGGGGTACTCACCCTGATCGTGCGAGCGATCGGGCCAGCGATGCTGACACTTCTCAAGAGTCTGCCGAGGATTCTCCAGACTTTGGTCGAGGGAGCATTCCAGTTCCTGATTGGGATCCTGGAGGGTCTGGGTCTTCCCGAGGGAATTGTCAACTTCTTCGAGGGAGCCTTCGGCTTCATCACCGATGCGTTCCAGATCATCACGGACTACGTCACTCGTCACATCGAGCGTGGCATCCGGATCGTCACAGACATCATCGGCTTCTTCAAGGCACTCTTCAGCGGCAACTTCGGCGAAGCCTTCGGCAAGATCGTCGACATTGTCAAGACAGTCATCGAAGATGTCATTGACCAGCTCTTGACGTTCGGCAAATTGATCTGGTTCGCACTCAAGAACAGTTTCAGCATACTGAAGGATGTGGGCTCACTCCTGCTGGGTTTCGGGCATGATCTCATCAACGGGCTGTGGCAAGGCATCCAGCGCATCTGGGACTCCACTATCCTGCCATTCTTTAAGAATCTTCCCGGCAACATTCTTAGCGCGATAGTGAGCGTCGGAAACTGGCTCCTGGAGACTGGCAAGACCATCCTCAACACGCTCTGGCTCGGCATCCAGATCGTCTGGCCGATCATCACCGACTTCTTCAAGAATCTGCCGGGAAACATTGTCGATCTCGTAGTCAGCGTCGGCGGATGGCTGCTTGAGACCGGCAAGACCATCCTCAATACGCTCTGGCTGGGAATTCAGATCATCTGGCCGATCATCACAGGCTTCTTCAAGGACCTTCCCGGAAACATTGTTGACCTGGTCGTGGACGCCGGTGGATGGCTGCTCGAGACCGGTAAGACGATTCTCAACACGCTATGGCTCGGGCTCCAGCTCATCTGGCCGACGATCAGAGACTTCTTCACGAATCTTCCTGGCGCGATTCTTGGACTCGTAGTCGATGTCGGAGGATGGCTGCTCAACACGGGCAAGAACATTCTCAACACGCTGTGGCTTGGAATCCAGGCGATCTGGCCGACCATCACAAACTTCTTCACGGGTCTTCCCGGAGCGATCTTCAGTCTCATCTCCGCGGCCGCAGGTCTGTACGTAGACGCACTCATCGGCATCGGTTCGAACTTCATCAACTTGATCTGGTTCGGCGTTCAGATGATCTGGCCGACAATCCGAGACTTCTTCACTGGCCTGCCCGGCAAGATCTTGGATGCCCTGGGGCAGGTCGCGGACTTTAGCGGTGACTTGCTCTCATGGGGCGCTGACTTGATCAGCACGATCATCCGCGGCATCACTGACTGGATTCGAGACAACGTTCCAGGCGCTGGATGGCTTCTTGATCTCATGGGCATCGGCGACCTCATGTCTGAGGAGGATAAGCAGTCAGAGGCTATTCGGTCGACATGGGAGCATGTCGCTGCGGGCTACGTTCTCGCCGGTCAGCAGGCGATGGCAGGCGCGCGCCAGGATCTCGTCGACCAGGCTGGCGAGGGCAGCGACACGGTAATGAATGCGTTCATCCTGGGTCTTCAGGATGCTGGCACGCAGGCGAACTTTGGGGGCATCGTCCCTTCGACGATGATCAACGACATCGTCGGTCAGCTGGGTGACATCGGTGGCCCCGCCGCCGACGCACTGACACTGGAGATCGAAGAGGCACTGAAGGGAGGACTCACCGACGCCGAATTCACTGACATCATCACCTCGGCGGAGAAGATCCTTACTGACGCAGGGACGACCGCTGCACATGGGTTTGGGGCTGGACTTTCCAATCCTGACGCTATCAAGGCTCTGACGCCAGCAATGGAGGCGATGGTCGATACTGCATGGGTGCAGACGCTTGATGGCAGTAGCTTCAAGAAGACTAGCAAGAACACCGCGACTACCGTCTCTAAGGGGTTAGCCGGCGAGATCACCAAGACCAAGCCGAGTACTTTCCAAAGCTCGGCTGATGCGATGATGACGAACTTGTCAACCGGGCTGAAGAAGGCTCAAATTTTGCTCAAGGCGTTCGCCGTAGGCCTGATACTCACGATTGTCTCGTGGATCAACCCGACGGTCAAGCTGATGCAGACACTTGGTCTGAGCATGATGAACGGCTTGCTCCAGGGACTACTCCTGGGCCTGGTCATTGTCCTCGTCGCGGTGAGGACGATCCCGACGAAGATCGTCGCAGCGATTGGCAGTGTCGCGACGACACTGCTCGCGTCCGGTCTCAGTCTCATGCGCGGCTTCCTCGCCGGCGTCAACCTCGGCGCGGCTATCGTCGTCAGCGCGCTCAATGGCATGAGGGCGCGGTTCGTCTCGGCGGTCGGCAATCTGAGCGGCGCGCTCACGAGTGCCGGCTTGGGACTTATGAGCGGCCTGATCTCTGGTGTCCGCACCGGGATCATCGCGCTTGTCATTCTTCTCGGCAGTCTGCGTCAGACCGTTCTCAACATGTTCGCGGGCTGGGGCAAACTGCTCTATCCAACCGGTGTGAGCCTCATTCAGGGTCTGATCGCCGGCATCCGGTCGCAGTTCTGGGCGCTGCAACAAGCGGCGAACGAGGCGAGAAGGATCGCTACGATCCCGGCGGTCACTGGCGGTCAGCAATTCGCACTAGGTGGCATCGTCACCGGGCCGGTATTTGCGACGATCGGCGAGGCCGGTGCCGAGGCGGTGATCCCGCTGACCAGGCCACTGCGTGCGCTGTCCTTGCTGCACGCATCGGGTCTCGATGAGCTCGTTCGCCAGGGCTCGCCGACCGGCGGTGACGTCACACTGCTCAACATCGAGCACGCCGAGATCAACGACAAGGTAGACGTCGACATGGTCGCGGCTAGACTGACTAGTGCTTATCGCGCAATGATCACAGCTAACGGAGCAGTAGCATGAGTAGCACCTACGGTGAAGGACCGTATGGCGTTGAGCCATACGGCGGTACCGACGAAGATGGTGATGGCTTCGTTGACACATTTGAGGATGTGATCCTCAGTGGTCGACCAGAGGACTGGCCCGCGCCAGGTGAAATGCACTTTCGCTTGTCAGACGCGACACTAGGCAATCTTGATCTGTCGTGTGACACGGGTTACATCGTGCGCAGCTATGACTTGGGATTCCCAGAGGTGCGCGAGGTCAGCTATGCCGCGACTCTGGACGACGGCACATTTGATGTCACTGCATTCGTCGGCGCTCGATCAGTGTCGCTCGACATCGTTCTTCGTGCCACGGACGTCAGCGGTCACCCTCTTCCATCCGGGCCAAGTGAGACACGAATGCGAGATGACCTGCTGAAGTATCTCAGTCCCGCTCTTCGCCCCGTCCTCATGTTCTCGGAGCATGGTGACGATCGCGTCCGCGCTATTGTGCTGCGCGGGTCAGATGCGCCGATCAGCGTGTCGCAGCCGCAGTTCAACAGTGTCAGCGTGTCGTGGCGTGCTCCCCGAGGGATGATCGAGAACACGGATGTGCACCGCGCGTACTTCACCTTCGATGAGCTGCTGAGTGCGGAATACACAATTTTGACCGAGAACAAGGGAACAGTCCCCGCCCACTGGCAGCTTCAGATCTCTGGCGATCTCGAGAGCCCCCACATCAGCATTGGTGATCTGCACCTCTGGCTCAACTATCACATCGAGCCAGCCGGCGTTATCACGATCGACTCGCGCACGAGGACAGTTCGCATCGGCAACGTTCCTGTGGGCTATCGATACCTAGACGACAAGAGTGACTGGTTCCGTATCCCGCCGGGCTTTCAAGAGATTCACTTCTCTCATGACGCCGTGCCACGACTTGGTCTTCCCTACGCCTACTGGCAGCCTGATGCTTCGTCTGTGTCAGCGTCACACACCGCATGGGCCGCGATCGCGATAAGCAACGTGACCGCGACGCACTTGCCGAGCGCGTCGTCGTTTGGGAGTCTCGCCGCGCTCAAGGCGAACCCAACATCTGGCGATGGTCACTACGGCGGTCCGGCGTTTGGGCCTGGCAATTATGTCGTTCTTGGCGACACTTCGCAGGCGTGGTACAACAGTGCGATCTGGATAGCCGGCTACATGCCGTACGACAATCCTTCACCGATCGGCGCGCCGCCGTGGATCTGGACGCCCTCGGTCGATGACGGTACCGGCGAGCCGGTCGTTGGCGAAGTGACACTTACTTATCGCGAGCTCTACTTGTGACACAGTGGGGGATAAGGCTCTTCGATCCACCAAGTGGCGAAGAACTGGCACTCAACTGGAACAGCATCTCTATCACCGACAACTTCGAGGGCACGAGTGCGACGATAGAGATAGCGGGTGAACGACCAGAGATCAGCTTCATCACCGAGCTTCGCACGGATGTGCTTCTCTTCAGTGACAAGGTGCTCGCGTATAGACTTCGCGTCATGGATGCCGAGGACACGTTCACGGCGGACGCGCACACGGTCAGTCTGACATGCCAGTCGTACGAGGCGATACTTGCGCGTCGAGTCCTGTTCGCGGACTACGAGACGAAAGCTGGAGCACCGCCTGTTGCAGCCGCGATCGGTCAGCATGAGATCGCCTGGCAGTTGATTAGCTACACGCAGCAGTATGACAACTTGTACATTCAGAAGTCGACCGACTGGACGTCGTCCACGGTCACGCAGAACCGCGTTATCAAGCGCGGCCCCACTATTGCCGAGGCGATTAACAGTGTCGCGACGACGAGTGACGGCTTCGATTGGTGGATCGACCAGAACTTGAAACTGCATGCTCAGACACCGCGACTCGTATTTAACACCGGTCTTGATCTGATCTGGGGAGCTCGCGTCGCATCGTTCACGCGGTCTAGCGCATCTGACTTGTACGACAGTGTGGTCATGGTCGTCGGTGCCGAGACCGACACTCAGATTGGCTCGACGACATACCCACCGCCGCCGCCGGCTATTCGCCAGCTGCCATCGCGGCCATTCGGACGATGGGAGCGGTTCTACACGTACAGTGATCTGGTCACGACCGCTAGTGTCACCAAGAAGGCGGACTGGCACTTGGCTGACTCATCGAAACGTCGCGCGACATACAGTGTCGTCCTGACTCCCGGCGTCTGGAATCAGGCGATAAGGCCCGGTGGACTCGTGTCTCTTCGCGCGCGATCACTGCCGCGCATCGACTTTCGAGTGCCGTGCCGCATCGAGGAGCTCGGCATCAGTGCTACTCCCGATGGCGCTGAAGACGTGACGCTAGGCATGCGCGCTGAAGCCGCCGAAACACAGATCACGATGACACCGAACGAGACACCTGAAGTTCCGATCATCACTACCAGTCCACCCGGCGTCGTTGACTCTGACGTCACGCAGCCTGCTGGCCGGACTATCACGAACGCGCGGTCGTCGAGCACGCGAACGTTCGTCGCTATCATCCGCGCAATCTCGCGAAGAGTCCCGCGATGATTTCAAGTGTTGAGGTAGTATCCGCGCCATGAGAGCAATTGTCTCCGCTCCGGCACTTCGAACGCACGAGCATGGTCTTGTCAGTGTCGGCAACGTCATCCAGCCGGGCGACGACCGGTGGTACGACGGTATCAACTTCACCTCACGCGGCTGCGACGTGATCTTTGGTCACGACACAGGCTGCTGGTCGCCGCGCGGCAACAAGAGCAGTCAGGACTGCAAGGCCCTCGGAGTGTTCACGCCGTATGTCATCGAGACCTCGCTCAGTTGGATGACTGGCGATCTGGCCGCCGATCCGAAGGCGATGGTCAGCGAGACACTGGAGGTGGGAACGTCTGCCATTCTCGAGCGAATGATCGAGATGAACCTCGTCGATGTCGCCGATGCGACGCCGCTGACGAGCCCGACAGTCGTCGGTGCGGTCAGCGCGACCGGCATTCGCGGGCGCGTCGGCGTCGGCGGCGACGTCAGTGTCAAGCTCGAAGACTCAGTCAGCATGGGAGTCGCGAGCACGCCGGCGCGAGCGGCGCTCGGCTACATCGAGGCAAAGCTGCTCGACGCGAGCGATCACACCGGCGGCGCCGGTGTCATCTACGTCAGCCCGCTGTACGTGCCCTTCCTGCGTGACGCGCTCACGTACGCGGACGGCCAGCTGTACACGACGGCCACGGGTAGCAAGGTCGTCGTCGGCAACTTCGCCGCCAACGCGATCTACGGTCACGTCGGCGACGTCGACGTCTACCTCGGCGACATCATCATCAACGAGTTCGTGCAGAGAGGGGCAAACGAATACTTCGTCCAGGCCGAGCGGGTGGTCGCGGCCGTATGGAACCCGTGCGGCGCGTTCCGACAGACCATCGACAACACGCTGACGTTCGCCTCGTAGCGGGCGTCTGGGCGGCTCGTCTGACAGCCGCGGTGGTAAAGTAGAACTACAGACGAATGAAGGAGACAGAGACGTGGCTGAGTTCATCGTGGTCCAGGACGGGTCACGCAAGATCACTTTCGAGGGCGATCTCATCGCCTCGGTGTCGAGCGTAGGACCGTCCAAGCCGAGGTGGTCGGAGTACCGCCTGTACAAGACGATCTCGGGAACGTACGTCCTCGAGAAGGTGGGGCGGTCGATCGTCGTCCACACCCCCGGATGCCCGGAGATCATCGACACCCTCGATCGGTTCCAGGATAAGAACCCGGGTAAGGACCCGTCTGACGGCTTCTGGCTGTGCGAGAGCTGTATGACTAGTCGCTACGACATCACGGCGCTTCTCGTCGAGCACGACAGGCACTGGGTCACGATCACCGAGGAGCCAGCCCACGTCGTTGACGCGCTCTACCGCAAGCGGGACGGCGCTCGCCACCTGCCGCGGCTCAGCCTGGAGCTGCTCGACCAGGCGGCCCGCGTCGATGACAATCTGGCCGATGCCTTCCGCGTCGAACGGATCTGATCATGTGGATCATTCTCGAGGGAGTGGACGGCAGTGGCAAATCTACACTCTGCGACATCATTGCCGAGTCGATCCCCGACATCCCTGACGTCATACGCACGCACCTGGGTGCGCCCAAGTCTGCCGCCAGCGCACTGATCGAGTGCACTGACGACGAGCCGTTCGGCACGTACCGACCTGGCGGCGGTGCTCACATCATCAGCGACCGTCACCACTGGGGCTGCCCGGTGTACGGACCTGTCCTGCGGCCGGAGCGTGACACGGACGGCTACGGCGACTTCAACAAGGCCGGCTGGCGATACTGTGAGCTGTTCATCGCGTCCCGGGGTGGTCGGACGATCTACGTCGACGTCAGCGCCGAGACCGCGCAGGAGCGCATACGGCATCGAGGCGACGCGAACTACGACGTTGAGACGCTGATCGCCATCACGCCGGAGCTGCTCGACCGCTACCACTGGTTGCTGACCGAGGCGCCGACGCTGGGGCTCCACATCGTCGAGCCGAGCATGGCTGAGCTGACGGTCCTTGCGCGCGACATCATCGAGCTCGGCTCGATCCACGAGGACGAGGCCGCGCCGCTGGCGCACTACCCGGACTACATCGGTAAGCCGCAGCCCAAGAAGCTGCTCGTCTGTGAGCCGACCAAGGATGCGCGGCTAGACATTCTTGCTAGCTTCAGTGACGATGAGTGGGCCGATGTCGGCTTTTGCTCGAGCGCGCACACGCGTGACTCGCTGCACGAGCTAGCGTCGACGCTGGATTACCCGCAGATCGTCGGTGTTGGTCGTCTGCCGAGCGACGCGGACGCATTTGTGTTCGACATGGCTGGTAGGGTTGAGTCAGCCCGCGACGGCGCAGTGGCTATCTGACACAGACAGGAGACATAGATGCATCACCGCAAGGTGAAGGATCTTCGACGCGAGTACGCGGACATCGTGTACGAGGTGCTCACGCTCGGCGACAAGACCGCTCCGCGTGGCATTCCGACGCACGAGATCCTCAACTACGTGATGACGTTCGACGACGCGCGCAACTGCACGTTCCCGTCCGGCATCGGCCGGCTGGTCAGCCCGCGAGTACTGGCTGCCGAGGGGATGCAGTGGCTTGGCGGGGTCAGCGACCTGGCGCAGCTGGAGTCGGTCAGCGCCAAGTTCCTCGAGTACTCGGACGACGGCACGCGGCTGTACGGCGCCTACGGGCCGCGATCACACAAGGGTCTCTGGCGCGCGATCAGGCTTCTGTACAATGACCCGGACACTCGTCAGGCCGTCGTGTCAATCTGGAGCCATGACGAGCTCCATTCGACGCGTGACCTCCCGTGCACAGTCAGCTGGTCGTTCATCATCCGCCGCGGTCGGCTGCACATGACGACGTTCATGCGCTCGAATGACGTCTGGACCGGCCTCGCGTACGACGTCCCGATCATGGCACGCATCCAGACGGCGATGGCATGGGCGCTTGGCGTCGACGTCGGCTCGTACACGCATCACGCTCAGTCGATGCACATCTACGAGAGTGACCTCGCCGGGCTGGACTCGCTGCAGTCGGTGATCCTGGAAGTCGATGAGCCGCCATTCTTCGACGACATCGGCAATGTGCACCATCTGCCGTCGCAGCGCTGGAAGTACGTTGTTGAGTGGGCCATCGACGCCGCTCAGGGCGCGTCGCATCTGCCGCCGGCGTTCGACTGGTACTCACGTCAACTTGCGGCGACCGAGCACCACCCGTACTTCTGCGACCGCTGCCGGTACTACACACCTGCCGTCTGCGAGTGCGAGTGAGGCCGACGTGGGACGCGACGTGGATGGCGATGGCCGACAGCGTCGGGCAACGAAGCCTCTGCAGCCGCGCTAAGATCGGTTGTGTCATCGTCACTCGCGACAATCGCGTCGAGTCGGCGACATATAACGGCCCCGCACCGGCGTTCGATCACCACGAGCTCGAGTGCGACCACTGGTGCGAGCGGATGATGACCGGCGAGAAGGGCGTCAACTATGACACATGCCCGTCGACGCATGCGGAAGCTTCCGCGATCGCGCGAAGCGACTGGTCTCGACTTCAAGGCGCGACGTTGTACGTCAACGGATCATGCTGCCAGAATTGTTCGAAGCTGATCGCTCAGACAGGCATCAAGCGAGTAGTGCATCGCGTCACCGAGAGCATGGCGTATCGCCATCCCGAGCTGGTCGAGCAGTACTTGCGGAGCATGCTCATCGAGGTGAGACGTGCCACTTGACCCGATGCAGGCGGTCAACTTCGTCGAGTCTGCCGACGACGTCGAGCGACTGTGGCGCTGGATGTCCGCTGAACCGCTGATCGCGACCGACACCGAGACGACCGGCTTCGGCCTGTACGACGATGACTTCAGCGTTCGGCTGATCCAGTTCGGCTCGCCCACTGAAGCGTGGGTGGTCGACTTCCAGCGCTGGCGCGGCCTGGTCGAGGACATCTTCATCCGCTACCAGGGTGACTGGGTGATGCACAACGCTCGCTTCGACGTTACGGGTCTGGCCCAGGAAGGGATCGCGGTCCCATGGCATCGCCTTCACGACACCATGGTCCAGATGCGCCTGGCCCGCCCGACCGAGTCGGCGGCACTGAAGAACGCCGCCGACAAATACATCAGCCCGATCAGCAGCGACGCTCAGAAGGTTCTTCGCGAGGCGTTCCGCCGCCAGGGATGGAACTGGGCGACAGTGCCGATCGACTTCCCGCCGTACCGCTTCTATGCAGCCCTGGACCCGATCTTGACAGCCCGGCTGTATCACACCCCGGTCTGCCGCGAGGGCCGCGAGAGTGACGTCTACGCCCTCGAGATGCAAACCAAGGCGGTGTGCTCACGCATGGAGCAGAACGGGCTCCGGATCGACCGCGACTTCTGCCGCCGCAATGCCGAGCGCCTGCGCGAGCACGCCGACGCGCTGAAGGCCGAGATGGACAGTCGTCACGGCATCAGCATCACCAGCGCCATGCAGCTGAGTCACTGGTTCGCCAGTCGGCCGGACGCGCTCGAGTGGATGACCAAGGAGACTCACAAGGGCAAGCTCAGCGTCGACAAGGAAGTGCTCCACGTGCTGGTCGGCCTCGGCGGCGAGGTCGGCGAGATGGCGTCTGCCGTGCTCGCGGTCCGCCGCGACGAGAAGATCGCCGGCTCGTACCTGGAGAACTTCTTGCGGATGTCCGACGGTGATGACTTGCTCCACCCGCAGATCGAGACGGTCGCCGCGCGCACCGGTCGCATGTCGGTGAAAGAGCCCGGTCTTCAGACGCTGCCGAAGCCGACGGTTGAGAGTGATTACAGAATCGTCCGTGAGGGGATCGTGCCGTTCACCGACGACGAGGTGATCATCAGCTGCGACCTCGACCAAGTGGAGTTGCGCCTGGCCGCGATCATCTCCAAGGACCAGGGCCTGATCGACGCGTTCGCCGCGGCAGATGCCGGCGAAGACGACTTCTTCACACTCCTGGCTCAGGGTGTCTACCGCGACCCAACGATCACCAAGGATAACAAGCGTCGAGCCCGGATAAAGACATTTTCTTACGCGTCACTTTACGGCGCGTCGGTGCGCAAGATGGCGATCAGCGCCGGCGTCCCTGTCGCGGAGATGCGCGACATCCGTGACGACATGGCGGCGCGGTTCCCGGGTTTCTTCAGCATGGGGCTCGAGGCGCAGCACCAGCTTCGTGAGAACGGCGGCTACATCAAGACACTGTTCGGCCGCAAGTTGCCGGTCGACGAGTCGAAAGAGTATGTGTCGACAAATTATTTGATACAGGGCAGCGCTGCCGACCTGCTCAAGCGGTCACTCGTCCTGATGGCGCAGGCCGGCCTCGAGGAGTACATGCTCGTGCCCGTCCACGACGAGATCGTGCTGTCCGTGCCGCACGCCGACGCCGACGAGGTCGGCCGCGAGGTCGAGCGCGCGATGACGTCGACGGAGTTCAGCGTGCCGATCACCGCGTCGTCGTCGACCGGCGACAACTGGGCAGCGGCGAAATAGTGATCATCCTCGGCGTCGACCCCGGCATGCACACCGGCGCGGTGATGCTCGACCTGCCGAGGATGCTGGTCACGTTCAGCGTCGAGATGAGCGTCGAGGACTTCTTCGACTCGGCCCGGCTGCTGGTCGGTCAGGCTAACATCGTCGCGGTCGAGCAGTTCACGATCAGCATGCGGACCCTTCAGATGACTCGGCAGCCGGACGCGCTGCACATCATCGGCATCCTTCGGTTCCTCTGCCACGAGCGGTCGACGCCGATGCTGACGCAGCTGGTCGCAGACGCCAAGGCGTCGTTCAGCGACGAGACCCTGCGTGACCTCCACGTCTGGAGCTCGTCCAACCATATTCGGGACGCGACGCGGCACGCGCTCCTGGCCGCGCGTAGGAGTGGTCATGACGTGCACGTCGATGTATAATGGCCTCATGACACAGACAACGACAGACACGCTCAACCGCGAGGCCAGCGAGCTCGGCCTTCTTCCCGGCAACTGGCCCGTGGAACTGACCATCGACGGCACCCGGTTCTACCGCGTCGCCGTCAAGCGTGACGCTGACTTCGACGTCGTCTACGTCCGCTACGAGGACAACAACGACACCCGCCAGCTGAGGGTCTGGAACGACTGATGACCGCCACCATCGCCCCGGCCAGCGCCGCCTCGTGCGATCTGAGCCCGTACCACGCCGACCGGATCGCCGTCTGGAGCGACTACCGCCTCAAGGACAGCGTCAAGCGCGTCCCCGGCGCCCGCTGGGACGGCGACAACCGATGCTGGACCGTGCCCCTGACATGGCCCAGCTGCCTCGCGCTGCGCGCCGAGCTCGGCCGCAGCCTGACCATCGGCGGCGGCCTCAACGCATGGGCCAAGGAGCAGCGCGAGGCCAAGGAAGCTGTCAAGGCCCTCTGCGGCGCGCACGTCCTCGACGAACTCGACGTCGGCGACGCCGAGTGCTACGTCACGATGTACCCACACCAGCGCACCGGCGCGCGGGTGATCGCGGACACGCAGGCGTTCGCGCTGTTCGATGAGATGGGCGCCGGCAAGGGTCGGACGACTCTGGCTGGCCTCCGCCTCGCGAAGGAGGACGGCGAAGAAGTCTTCCCGGCGCTGATCGTGGCGCCGAAGTCGATGCTGATCACCTGGGCGCGTGACGAGATCCCGCGGTACTTCCCCGAGACGACCATCAGCGTGGTCGCTGGCACGCCGACCAAGGTGCGCGAGGCACTCAAGCCCGGCTTCGACGTCTACGTCTGCTCGTACGACACGGCTCGCCGCTACTCGCGCCACGCCGGCTACCCAACTGTGACGCTGACGCCCGACGAGGCCAAGGACAAGGAGCTGAACGCTATTCCCTTCAAGTCCGTGGTCGCCGACGAGGCACAGCGGATCAAGAACCCGTCAGCCAAGCAGACTCGCGCGCTCTGGCAGCTCGGCCGTCACGCCGACTACCGCGTGGCGCTGAGCGGCACGCCGATCCAGGACACGCCAGAGGACCTCTGGTCGATCCTCCATTTCATCTCGCCTGATGAGTATCCGGGCAAGACGGCCTTTGTCGACCGGTTCCTCCGTGTCAGCTACAACCCATGGGGCGGTCGCGAGATCAAGGGCCTCAATCCGCTGAACGAGATCGAGTTCCGCGCCAACGCGGAGACGCGGTTCCGCCGAGTGACCAAGGCGATGGCACTGACGTTCCTCCCGCCGAAGGTGTTCGAGACCCGCTGGGTCGAGCTGCCGCCGCGGATGCGCAAGGCATACGAGTCGATGGTGGACGTCCTCGTCGCTGAGCTGGAGGGCGGCGACAAGCTCGTCGCTCAGTCCGTCCTCGAGCGGGCCGGCCGGTTGATCCAGATCGCCAACGCGTCTGGGACAGTTACTGACGTCGAGGAGACTGACGCCGACGGCGTGACCAAGATCAAGCACGTCTTCAAGATGGAGCTGCCGAGCCCGAAGATCGAGGCGTTCTTAGAAGACGTCGCCGAGGGTGACTTCGACGACCAGCAGGTGGTCGTGTTCTCGGACAGCCGCCAGCTGATCGACTTGCTCAGCGCGGAGATGACGCGGAAGAAGCTTCCTCACGTCACGGTCACTGGAGCGGTCACGGGCGACGACCGTCAGGAGGCAGTTGACGCGTTCCAGCGAGGGGACGTCCAATTCATCCTCATCACGCGCGCCGGCGGCGAAGGCCTTACCCTTACTGCCGCGTCGGTGATGGTCCGCCTGGTCAGAAGCTGGAGCTACATCGTCCACACCCAGTCCGAGGATCGGGTGCACCGGATCGGCAGCGAGGTCCACGACTCGATTCTGTACGTGGATTACATCACAGATGATACTGTAGAGTTGTCTCAACTGGCACGTTTGAACAGCAAGCGTGAACGAGCAACAGAGGTACTTCGTGATGATGAGCTACTCGACATGCTGAAGCCGAAGAAATGACGCAGCTACATCACATTCACTACGTTCATGTAGCACTCGAAGCATATGGACCACTACCTCATCCATGCCACTTCTGCGAGCTTCCAGTCGTCCACTTGACGACGCGGCACCCACTAGGTGGTGTTGTTCATCATCTTGACGCGAACCGGGCTAATGACGATCCGTCGAATCTCGTGTTCGCGCACACCGCCTGTCACTCACGTCATCATCAGACCGGGCGCAAATTGACCAAGGCGGCGAAAGCCAAGATCGGCGAGGCAGTCCGTGAGTGGAACAGCAAGCTCGAGAATCAGGAACGAAAGTCTCGTGGCATGAAGACAGCGCACGCAGACGGTAAGTTCACCACGATGTATGAGAAGGTTCGTCTGCGGTGGGCGGATCCAGAGATGCGACAGGCACAGTCAGACCGACTTCGAATCTACGAGCCACGGGAGCTACTCACGAAGGAGCAGCGCGCTGAGATCTACCGAGACAATGGTGCACGCTACAGCGCGCATCTTCGATCTGGCATGTATGACGTTGACTGTCCGAACGGCTGCGGCAAGCGATGCGCTCCTGGTCCGATGGCCATACACGTCCGCGGCGGCCGGTGTCCTCTGAAGGCGAAATGAGCGACGAAGGTAGTATCCCGCCCATGACTGACGTTGACGTCAATGCCGTCTCCGAACTGTACGCTACTTGGGAAAGAGAGCTAGCCCAGCTCGACCACGAGCCTGATCCCGCGCTGATCGCGTCACTGGAGAGCCAGGCGCTCGACATGGGCGTCGACCTGTTCGACGTCTTCACGACGCTGACCGCGGCGTTCGATCCGAGCCTCCATCCGCGCGGCAAGGACGGCAAGTTCATCGAGGTCGGCGGACTGATCCGCTTGTTCAATTTCTCGATCCAGGGCAAAGACGGCAAGCAGCACGACTTCAGCGGCCGTCGCGGCAAGGTCCTCGGCATCGACAAGGACCCGAAGAGCGACAAGCTGCCGCCGAACATCCGCGTCGGGCTGTACGACACGGATGACATGAGCGGCCCGCCGAAGGCTGTCGTCACTGTCAAGCCGAACCACATCGAGAAGGCACCGGAGAAGGGTCGTCTGCCCAACGCGGAGTCGTATAAGGCGCCTGACGTCAAGATGCCGGGCGGCACGAACGATGTCATTCCGATGACGCCGACACCGCCGAAGTCCGAGAACCAGAAGCTGAACGACTCCGGCATGAAGTGGAACAGCAACCTTCAGCTCTACGAAACGCCGAATGGGACGAGCGGGTCGCAGATGAGCATCGACAATGTTGACAACAAGCCTCGCTACAGTGTGTTCCCGCCCGGTATATCTCGCTGGTCGACAGATCAGAGCGGCGTGCGACGGTACGACAACATCGATGACGCGTTAGCGAGCATCAACGAGCCGGCTACACCAGGTGCGAGTGCGCCGCCCCTGACGCCAGATGACCTCAACACGGTACCGGCGCCCGCGAGCTTCACACCGTCATCGAACATCACCAATGACTTCGTCGAGTACCCGGTCGGCTCCGGTGACGTGTACATGCTGACGCCGTTCAACGGCGGCGAGCGCTACCAGCTGACGCCGCAGAATCCCACGGCCGGCGAGCCGATCCAGAACCCGTACCTTGACGAGCTTAATCCGGACGAAGTCGCGAAGATCGACACTAGCGGTAGCGGTGGTGGCGGCGTTCCCAAGAACACGCCACCCTCTGGCTCGCAGTACGAGGAAGCTTCAGTACGCGCCGAGGGACTTCGCAACACCGGCATCTTCGATGACTGGTACGGCCGCGAGGCCGAGCTCGCCGACGGCAAGCTGTGGCTGTCGAAGGAGAAGTTCAACGCCGACGTCGACAAGGGCAAGTATGGCTCGGTCTCGGACGGTCAGCGCGAGGCACTTCGCCAGGCTTTGATGAACCAGGCGGCTCAGGTCAATGCCGTGAATGAGGCCGACCTGAGCACTCAGAGCGCCGACTTCATGAACACTCAGCGCGCCAAGGCCGTGCCGTTCGACCAGGCCAAGAAGAACTCGATCGTGATGATCAACGAGAACGGCGTCGAGACTCCGTTCAAGGTTGAGGGCAAGCGCAACGGCAAGCTGTACGGCCATACGATGACTCCTGATACCGCCGGCGAGGTGTATTACGACGACGGCCTGTCACCGAACGAGGCGTGGGGCGCGAGCGACATCGGCTTCGGTAGCGATGAAGAGACAGCCGACGACCTCAAGGATTACGGTCCGTACGCATTCAAGGATGGTGGCGGAAACGTTCTTCCGCCGATATCGCCCGAGATGCAAGCTAAGGCCGACAAGTTGATGGGTCCCAAGCCTGCCGCTGCGCCGAGCGCACCTGGTGGCGGCGGCGGCGGCCGTGAATGGCCGCCTCTTCCGTCCAGCCCCGACGATGACGATGCTATCGCTTTGATGGACGAGGCGATTGATGCATTTATCACCGATTGGGCGCGTGAGCACAACGGTGAAGAAGTCGACAATATGGGCGCATCTGATATCGAGGATGCGTTATTTGACGGTGCTATCGAATCCGGGCTCGACGCTGAGGCTCTTGACAGCATGACGGCATGGGACCCGCATGAGTACTACGACCGCTGGCGAAACATCACAAATGACGGCACAGAAGTTCCTGGTGAAGGTCATGTCCCCGTAAGTGAACGTGAGCCTCTTGCGCCTGTACCTTCTGCTCCCGTCGGCGTGTCGACGCCGTCCGCCAAGAGCGGCCCGGCGCAGCCGGGCGGCGGCAAGAGAACACCTGATGAGGTGCAGAAGATCGCAGACTTCATCGGAGCATCACCTGCCACGACCGCGGATCTGCAAGAGTTCTACGGCACGAACGACCCTCAACGTCGTGCACAGCTTGGCAATAAGCTCAGCAAGCAAGTTGGCCCAGGAGCATGGGCCGACATCAACGATCCTGAGTATGTCGACAGCGTCGTTCTCAAGAACAAGCCCATCAAGTTCGTCGGGACGCCAGATGCCGCATCTGATCCCGTCGAGTCGCGCGGCGGCTTCGACCTCTGGGACAACGGCGCTGAAGGCTGGGCCGTCTACAGCTCTGACGGCGACCTCGTCGTCGCCGACACGACCGAGGCCAACGCTCGCTCCGTGTTCAACACGTCCGCGGGCAAGGATGGTGGCGGCACGCCGGCGTACGCACCGCTCGACAAGGCTCGTGTCGACGCGATCATTGATCACATCGGTGCTAAGGGAAAGATCGCGGCAGATCTCAGAGAGTTCTTCAGTACGACTGATCCGAAGCGCAAGGCGGCACTCGGTACCAGCCTCGACCAGCGAGTCGGTCCGGGAATCTGGAGCGATATCAATGATCCGGACTACGTCGACAACACCATCTTGAAAGGCAAGGGCACATCATTCGCCGACGTCGGCAATGCCGTCGCGAAGGGCGGGACCGGCGGAACGTTCAAGCCCGAGAACTACAACAAGATGAAGGCCGGCGACGCGGACACGTATCTGGCCGGCCTTACTCCCGAGAACCGCGCGGCGGCGATGGACTTCACCAAGAAGGACGTCCCGGCTCGCGCGAAGAAGTTCGACGACGCGAGCCTGCGAGCGACGTATGAAGCCGCGACCGATCCCGACGTCAAGCGCGACCTGAAGATCGAGCTCGCGAGACGTGGCCTGCTTACCGAGGTGGACACGGTCGGGGGAGGTGAGGGCGCGGCACCGGCGGCGGAGGCGCCGGCCGTCCCTTTATCTGAGGCGCCGGCCGCGCCGGCGCCAGCGGCTCCTGCAGCCCCCGCGATGCGCAGCAGGGCGGCGATCCAGACCGAGCTCGACGACGTCACGGCTCAGCTCGACAAGAAGTGGGGCGATCAGTTCGGCAACATGGGTCCAGGCGCGCAGAACATGCGCAACAATCTCATGAACAGGCGCAAGGCACTCTACGCCGAACGCGACGCTGTCGACGCCAAGGAGACCGACGACCTTCGAACGTCACTGAAGACAGTGCAGCCGCACACCTATATCAAGCCACAGCACGACTACGTTCGTCAGCAGTGGGAGATGTACTTCGCCGAGGAAGACAGCATGTACTCGCCCACTGACACGACGATCACGGCGCTTCTGCGTGACGCGATCAAGAAGCATCCGAACGATCCATACGTGACGATCGGTCCGCCGTCCGAGGCCGAGGTCCAGTTCCCGATGGCCGACGCTCGCATCCTCGCGTACACCAACCCGACGATGGAGTACAGCCCACCGCCGGGACTGCCGGCGATAGTGTGAGGTCATGAGCGACAGCTTCGTCGTAGTACGACGCACTCGAGAGTACAAGCCGCTGGTTGCGGCCTTCAATCCGGACCTACATCCTCGCGGGCACGACGGCAAGTTCATCGAGAAGTTCGGTTTCATCAAGATCGTTGGTGGCTACGACAAGGGTAACCATGGCCAGGTTGTAGACATCACTCCGGACAAGAGCAACCCCGGTCGGCCGGTCATCCACTACCGCCAGACTGATAATCGCGGCAACCAGATCGGCCCTCGTCTCGGAGCTACGCCGGATCAAGTCGAGTCGATTGACGAGAAGGCGCGTCTCAGCGGTCCACCCAGCGCGCGCCGTACTGAGATGGACGTAGACTTAGGGCCGGACACGAACCAGTCACCGTATGGGCAGCTGAACTTCGAAGCACCAGGGCAGGTGCCGAGATTCCCGGTGCCGCAGCCGCAGACGACGAGTCATGACGCCGAGATTCCCGGCATTGGTAGCGTCGACGAGTACCTAGCCGCGAACCCGCAGCAGCCTGATGAGCCATTCTTCGAGTGGCAGTCTAGACTATGCGATGGCCTTCCGCAGAAGTCGAGGCACGCGCTGACGTTCGAGACGAGAGAGCGCTACCCCAAGGTCGACTACATCGCCGAGGGCTCCGCGCGCTGGCGGGCCGAGCACGATCTTCCCGAGCCGAAAGTCGACCTGACCGAGGTGCCGGCGCCGCTGGAGAAGGCTGACGCCGTCGCTCGAGCGTTCGAAACCGCGGCTGATCAGAGCGACGACCCGCGAGTGCAGGCGGCATTCGCCGAGTTCAAGCGGCAGAACGACGAGATGTGGGACTTCGCGACTAGGCCCGAGTCAGAGGGCGGCCTCGGGATCAAGGTCGACTTCTGGACCAACCTGGACGAGACACAGTTCGGCGTAGGTCCGTATGCGGACGCGACCGCGCAGGCTGAAGACTTGCGCGCCAACCATCACATCTACCTCGAGCACGGACTCGGCGGCGATCACGGCGCGACGATGACCGACGACGAGTACGACAGGTTCCGCGCGGTTCACGATATCTTCGGCCATGCCGGCATCGGCGGCGGGTTCGACCGTCACGGCGAGTACCAGGCGTACCTCGCTCACTCGTCGATGTACGAGGGCGACGGCCGTCGTGCGATGGCGAGCGAGTACCACGGCGTCAACACCGCGGTCTGGGCGGGAGCGCCCGGCAGCCCGGGCACGGGCAAGTCGATCTTGCTTCCGGAGGAGCTGATCCCGAACCCGTTCGGGCCGACCGGCGACATCATCGCGGCGTCCGCGGTCCAGGTCCCGACGCCGGCGCAGCAGAAGGCGCTCGGCATCGACGCCGCTCACGCGGAATCGCTGGTCTACCTCGCGATGCAAGCGAACATCGAGCCGCCGTTCGCTCAGTGGTATGACGACCTGCCGCGACACCACTCGACGCCGCCAGAGGGAACAGAGCCCTACGCGGCCTAGGCGGTAGTATCCGACTGTGATCACGGCAGACGATGACGTCCTCCTTGACATCGACGTCGTAGAGCTGTCACCAGCGGGCCTGCGTCAGCTTGAGGCAGCCCCCGTGAGCGTCCAGACTGCGTGGTACCAGAGGCGTCGTCGGGAGGCTCTAGCAGCCGCGGGGCTGGTCGGCGCATTCAATCCACTCCAGCCTCGAGGCAAGGATGGCAAGTGGATCGAGAAGTGGGGCTGGGTCCGCTGGCTGGAGAATGGCCAGTGGAAGCGCGGCCGTGTCACAGACATCGACAAGGACGGTAACTCAACAGTCACGGAGACGGCGACTAAGCAGCAGCGCAGCTTCGATCGGTTCGAGGCGCGCCGTCGCCTGTTCACGACGGCGAAGACGAAGGCGACGCTCGAGCTGCCGAGCCCCGGCGCGCACAAGGGCGCCGACGGCTTCACGCAGATCGGCGGGCAGGGCGGCTCCAACCCTGGCGCGCTGTACCAGGTGACCGACCAGGACGCGGTCAAGGGCAACCTCGCGCTGACGCCAAGCATGATGCGCGAGTCACTCAAGCTCAACAATGTCTCGCCGCACGACGTCAGCTTCAACGAGACGGACAGCGTCACAAGTGTTCAGTCGAAGATCGGTCAGCCGTCGATCTTCATTGACAAGTCGAACAACAAGGCGTATCTGAATCTCTCGGGCGGCGTCTTGTGGGATCTCGACACCGGCGACATAGCCGAGGTCGAGGAAGTGTTCGGACTGCCCGACACGCCGCGTCGCCACGACGTCCTCGGTCAGCTCGAGGTCTACGACCCCGGCGACGTCACCACGCAGACGAAGATCCTTCAGACGGCGCGGTCACTTGGCGTCGGCAGGCCGACAGTCGACACGAAGTTCTACGTCAAGACGTCGAAGTCGCCGGAGCACGCCCGCAACGAGGCGCTGGCCAACGACCTGTACGAGCTCGCCGGTGTCTCTGTCCCGAACGTCGCCGTCGGCAAGGACGGGAACACGATCTCGAGCGAGATCGTCACGGGCGACAGCGTCCAGCCGCTCTCGAACGTTCTCAGCGACCCTGACATCATGAAGCGAGTCCGCGAGGACTTCGTCATCGATGCGTGGCTCGCTAACTGGGACGTCGCCGGCCTCGGCCTCGACAACATGGTGATCGTCGACGGCCAGCCGTATCGGATCGACGCCGGCGGTGCGCTTCTGTATCGCGCTCAGGGCAACCCGAAGGGTAACAAGTTCGGGAATGAAGTCACCGAGCTCGACTCGCTGACGAATCCGAGCGTCAACCCGCAGGCGGCGAAAGTGTTCGGCAAGGTCACACCTGGTGAGATGGCCGATGGCGCTCAGCGCCTCGCGGCGATCAGCCCGCAGCAGATCATCAACGCGGTCGAGGCTCAGAACCTCGACAAGAGCCTCGCTGACAAGCTGATCGCGCGGCGCAAGTACATCCTCGACAAGACCGGCATCATCGAGCCCAAGGTCGACGACATCCTTGAAGAGTTGCTCGACGAGGAGCCGCCGTCGACGCCGGTATTGCCGATTACGCCCGGTAACACTCTTGACGTCGGCACCGGCACTACGGTCTACGACCCCAAGACGAAGTCACTCGTTCCTGGTACGGCACTGTCAGTCAGCGCGCAGAATGATCATGACGCCTTCATCACGAGTCACGTCGGGCCGCTCAAGGGAGATGGCATCGTCGGCGGCTACATAAACGGCGACAAGCTCGTTGTCTCGACTGACGGCAGCCTCTGGGAGGTCACGGGAGTAGAGCCAACATCGGGTACCGGCGGCTCGTACAATCTTAACATTCGTCACCTCGGCACGGGCGAGGTAAGCACGATGAACGTTTACGACGACACGACGTACTACGCGACGACTGATACGGATGGCTCACTCGCAGCTGACTACGCTCCGGTCTATGATGACTTCCAGACGTATGCCGTGAACTCGTACACGAGCGTCAGCGACATGCTCAATGACGGATGGCGTCCTGAGCTGAAGACCGCGCCGACTCACAGTGGCGTGACGCTCAAGCCGGGTGACTGGATCATTCGCGGTTCAATCGCGTCTACCAAGCCGGGGGCGTACAGGGTCGACAGTGTCGCGGACAACGGCTATGTGTACGCGACGAGCATGAGTGGTGAGAAGCTCGCGACCAAGCCCGGCTTCGACTGGCGTCAGGCCGGTCCCGGAACGATGGTGAATCAGACGCTGGACGCAATCAAGGCTCGCAACGACGCGGCGGCGCACGCTGACATTCTAGCTGGATATAGCGATGGAATAAAGACCGCGTACACGCCGAGCGACCAGACGCTAGCGAAACTGAACGCGTCGACGCCCACGCCGCCGAATCCTGCCGTGACGCCGGTAGTCGTAGACCCGGACACGCTCGAGACTCACTTCGACCCGGAGACCGGGATCAACGAGAGCCTGAAGGTGCTCGGCGATCCCGTCCCTGTAACTGAACTCAAGAACCAGAACCCGGACGACTGGGTCGGCAAGTGGGTCTACGTCCGCAAGTCGATCGAGCCAAAAGCCGACTGGAAGGGCTACAAGGCGTCGGGCGATCAGGGGATGTTCAAGATCGCGGGTGACGACTGGTCCGGCGGTTACGGTGTCTGGGCTTACGACTCGACTGGACTGAAGCAGAAGATCGACCCGTATGGCAACGAGGTCATGTTGATTGACGGTGAGATTCCGCCGGTCGTCAACCTCCAGTTCAAGAAGGATCACACGATCGCGGTCAACGGTCATCGCGTTGGCTCGTGGAGCGGCAGCGGTGATCACTGGTATCACGACTACAAGGTTCAGCTCGATCCTGACTACACGGTCAGTGGCCAGGTGTTCCGCGCGAAGGTCGGCCAGAAGGCGGCGATGCGCACGATCATCGTGCCAATGCTCATGCCGCACAGCGTCGGCGGCAGCAAGGACAAGTCGACCGCCTCGATCGAGCTCGAGCACGCGGTCCGCGCCGACGTCGAGTTCGGCGCTGGCAGTGCCGAGGTCACCGAAACGGGCACGGCCGACACATTGCTCGACGGCTCCAAGGCTACGCTCGGCATGTGGGTCATCTCCAAGACCGACGGCAAGGTCGGCAAGATCTCGACGATCGAGAAGGGGACCGGCTACGTCAAGGTGACGATGGACGACGGCACGATCAAGGGTCGTGCCGCGTCGACTCTCAGTGCAGCAGCCGATCCGTCGTCTGGCGCGATCCCGCCCTACTCGCCGCTGTACAAGGACGTCAAGCTCGCCGACGGCAGTGGCGCGTTCCCGTCTCAGGGCGTGCTCGTCGGCGACAGCAGCGCGACGATCGTGATGATCAAGCCGGATGGCAACGTCCGCATCGTTGACTCGTCGGGCAAGTTCACCTGGACGAAGGCGACGAAGCTGTCGCCGGCCAAGACGTTCTCGGTGAAGACTCAGGCGGACGTCCATAACAGTCCGGCTGTCGGCATCGCGCTGAGCACTGACGCATGGAAGACAGTCGGCAAGCCGGGCAAGGTCCAGTACGCCGCGCCCGGCGACGTCACTATCCCGCAGACGTCCAATGCGGTCGAGATCTATCGCGAGTTCGCGCACACTC